TCATGGGCCGATCTTCCGGGAAACGAAGAGCTTGCGGTAATGGGGATCCCCGTCTTTACGCGGGTAATAGTGCCAGCCAATTCCTGCCCAAAACTCGTCAGCGCCTTCGGAGAAAGCGATCAAGGGGTAACCTGCGTAGTGGCTGATCAGATGCCTTGCAAACTCAGCCCCATAGTGCTGTCGGCGAAGGTCATGGCGGATTTCAAAGAACCAGATCTCTTTGGTTGGCACCGTCGAGTCAACTCCGATATAGCTATCGGAGAGCGGCCAATCTGTCACCTCAGCGCGCCCGACTTCCACACTATCGGCAAGAAACTGGATGTACTCTTTGCCACCCAGGGTGTCGTCGCCGACTCGTCCAGCCCTGTCGTGCCACCAGCGGTCATCGAATCCCTCGACCACCTGGAACGGCGTCACGTAGTCCTCAACTTGCTGAAGAATTTTCAATTGTAAGCAATCCACCACTCCAAGACTACGCGAGCGCCCACCAGGTTCTGGCAGGCGCTTAGATGTGGATACTGGGTTACTGCTTGATGGCGACTACTTGGGTGCTGCCGTCGCGAAATTGAAAGGTGACGTTGCCGTCGACGTCGACGGTGCCTTTATCGAGCAAAGCTACGCAGAGGTATGGGCTGAAGACCAAGCGTTCAAGATCAAGGTTGGCGGTCTCCTGCATGTAATAGTGGTAGGCGGCCAGTCGGTTGTTTTTGTTCTGGATCTCGGCGACCACGGCAGCGTGATCAGCTAACAGCGCCTGGTGCTGTTCGTGGCTAGCGTTGAACGCCTTCTCGTAGGTTTGCTGGTCTTGAGCGACTCGTGCGTTGTGGGCGATCATCGATTGGAGCTTTTTGGCCACCTCGTTGATCTGAGCGAGAAGCCCGGCGGCCTCAACCTCCAGGTCACTCGTGTCGAGGGCGTCGAGAACGGCTTGGTTGACACCTGTGTCGGTCGATGAGCCGAATCGAAGGCGAATGGCCTTAAGGAACATGTCCTTGAGTCGTTGATCGCTGATGTGCCCGGTGGCGCATTTTTCCTGGCCTGCGTATTTGTGGCCGCACCGCCAGATGACCTTTTCGTACTTACTGCCCGCGTGCCAGGTTTTCGAGCCGAAGAAGTGCCCGCACTGGCTGCACTCCAAGGTCGATGAGAAGGGCCGGGTGCGATGCTGGGTTCGCTGATCTCTAGCCCCTTTAGCTATTTCGGCTTGGACGAAGTCCCACACTGCCGGGCTGATGATCGCCTCATGGCTGGCGGTGACGTAGTACTGGGGTACTTCGCCTTGGTTGATGACTTGACGTTTCGTCAGGTAGTCAGCGATGTACGACTTCTGCAGGAGGGCGTCACCCTTGTATTTCTCGTTGGTGAGAATCGCTCGTATGGATTGGTAATACCAGGTCTTGTTGCCTGCGGCGGTGAAGGTCTCTGGTTCGTCGGTGAGGGTGCGGGCGATCGTGCCGATGGACATGCCACCTAAGTACATGTTGTAGATACGGCGCACGAGTTTGGCTTGTTCGGTGTTGATGACGAGGCTGCCGTCTTCGCCTTTGTCGTAGCCGAGGAACCGAGAGTATGGGACGGTGACCTTGCCGTCGGCGAAGCGTTTGCGGTGTCCCCAGGTGACGTTTTCTGAGATGGAGCGGGCTTCTTCTTGCGCCAGCGAGCTCATGATGGTGATGAGGAGCTCGCCTTTGGCGTCGAAGGTCCAGATGCCTTCTTTCTCGAAGAAGACCTCCACGCCTTTGTCTTTGAGGGCTCGAACGGTGGTGAGCGAGTCGACGGTGTTGCGGGCGAACCGGGACACACTCTTGGTGATGATCAGGTCGATCTTGCCGTCGAGCGCGTCGGTGACCATCTGCTGGAATCCAGCGCGGTGTTTGGTTGAGGTGCCTGTGATGCCTTCGTCGGTATAGACCTTCACGAACTGCCAGCCCGCGTGATCGCTAATGTAGCGGGTGTAGTAGTCGACCTGGGCTTCGTAGGACGTCACCTGATCGTCGTGGTCGGTGGACACGCGGGCATACCCGGCGACCCTGCGCAGGGTTGTCTGTCCAAGTGGAGCACCAGTGTGGAGCGCTCGGGTGGCGGGGATTGCTGTGACGGTGCGGGCCATTTAGCGTTCGCCTCGCTCGGCGCGCAGGCGCTCAGCCTCTGCCTTGGCCACGGCCCGGTACTTCGCCAATGCTTCTGGTGGTGTTGGTGCTTGCCGTGGGTTGTTCAACCCGAGCCTTTTGGCTTCTGCCCAGCGGGCACGCAAGAGTTCACCCCAGGCGGCTTTTCTTGCTGGGGTCCACGAGCTCTTCTTCAGGTTTGGTCGCCACGTGTGCGAGCTGCTGGTGCCATCGGTGTAATGAAACGTGTAATGGTCTTTTCCCTGCACTTCGATGTGGTCGATACGCTCGTTGAACACCTCTTGGTCGAAGGTATCGATACCCAGGACTCGCGCGATGAAGCCTTTGAGTGCCGTGTCAGAGATCTCGCAGGTGCCGCATCCGGTTTTGCGGCCTTTCTTGCGTTCGGTGCAGATCCAGTGCTCGGTGGAGATCGAGTTTTGGGTTTTCGGATTGCGTACGTTGCGCACAAACGAGCAATCGCAGGACACGCATTTGATCTTCGACGTCAACGCCACAGTTTCGATGGACCAATTCGCGCGGGCACCGAGCTCGCGACGTCGAGCGATCTCGGTTTGTACAGCGGTGAAGGTGTCGCGGTCGATGATCGCGGGGATCGCGTTTTCCACCAGGTATTGCGGCAACTGGCCGGTGTTGCGTACTGCTCGTCCAGGCCTGCCTTCCGGAGTGGACCAACGGCCCAACAGGAGGTCGCCGGTGTAGTGCGGGTTCTTCAGGATGTGACGGACCCATTCGCCGGGCATCTTGTTGTCAGCCAGGTGCGGAACCCTGCCCTCGGCGATGAGCTGCGCGGCCATCTTTTCGCACGAGGTCTTCTTCATGTACTGGGCGAAGATCCAGCGCACCACGGCTGCTTCTTCTTCGATGATCTGCACGTCGGTGCCGTCAGCGGAGTCGGTGTAACCGTACAAGTGGAAGCCGTTCGCTTTGCCTTCTTCGAAGCCTTTCCAAATGCGCCACTTGACGTTTTGGCTGATTTGCTCTGATTCTGCCTGCGCGAAAGACGCCAGCAGGGTGAGCATGAGTTCTCCGTCAGCGCTGGTTGAGGAGATGTTCTCTTTTTCGAATCGCACCTCCACCCCGAGGTCTTTCAGCTCGCGAACGGTTTCGAGCAGGTCGACGGTGTTGCGAGCGAATCGCGAGATCGACTTGGTGAGGATCAGGTCGATTGCCCCTTTCCGGGCGAGGGCCAGCAGTTCTTGGAACTGGGGGCGATTTGTGGTGGTTCCAGAGATTCCAGAATCGGCGAACACTCCGGCGAACGTCCAGCCAGGAGTGTCGTGAATGAGTTGCTGGTAGTAGGAAACTTGGGTGGACAAACTCAGCGGTGTGCGTTCGGTTTCCATGCTGATGCGGGCATACGCTGCCACTTTCACAAGCGGAGCAGCACTGATCGGTGGCGGGGTGATTTGCTCCATTCTCTTCAAGGTATTTCTCCTAGTCAGACAGGGTTTCAGGTTGTATCCATACATCCCTCAAACCCTCGAGATAGTCAACGAAACAGGCTCTTTGTAGGGCGGCCAGCGGCGCATCGGGGGCGTTGAGGCGCTGGCAGACGGTGATGGCTTCGCGTGGGGTGAGGATGCCGCGTTCGAGAAGCTGCTTGACCTGCGTGAGCTGGCGATGAGCCGTCAGCTCGGCTGCCATGTTCATCGTTTACCGCCACGTGTGTTGAAGCGGTGCTGGATGTAGCACGGGTGGCAGCAGTACTTGCGTTTCACCTGGCTCGTGCGAGCAACAGTGACCTGTCGGTGGCAGTTCGCGCAGACCAGTTCTTCGGTGACCACTCTGCGGTGGGTGGCCCACCAGGCTCGTCGACAGGCCTTGGAGCAGAACTTCGATCCTTGCCGGAGCTCGATTGGCTTGCAGCAGTGCAAACACCACACTCCAACTGGGTCGCTGACCTGCTCAACGGCAGGATCGACGGTGATGCCGTGTCGCAGACAATAGGTCTTGACACTGTTGGCGTTGAGATCCAGGTGCGCGGCGATACGAGAGTAGGCAACCCCCGCAGCGCGCATCATCTGAATGTGATGGCGATCAGTATGGTTCAGAGCCATGAGCAGGCCCTCCTGGCAACGAGGCGAAAGGTGGTCGCCTATACGCCGGTTGCACCAGACGAAACCGGACAGCAGAAACAAAGCTCCCTGCCGCGTTCGCACCCGTGGCTGGGTTTGCGCCTCTATTCAGATAAGGCAGTTATTCTTTGCTCAATTCACAATGCGGGCCGATCGACGTGTGAACCGCGACAGAGCAAGGGCGGGTGAAGATGACTAACGACGACTTTGAACTCCCGGTGTTTCTCGACGACCAGTCGTACTGAACCTGTTCAGAATGCGGCTCAGATTGTGTCCCCGACCCGTTTGTTACAGGCGAAGGCGAGGGAATACGTATCGCGTTCATCTGCCCGAGCTGTGGAGTGCAGTCCGTCATCGACCCGTTCGACGACCTGCGGTAAACACCAGCTGCGCAAACGCAGAAAAGGGCCCCGCCACCACCTCGATGAAGGTGATGACGGGGCCAGAGAGTGTTCTCGTGTGGGTTAGCCGATGCCGAGCTTCTCGTTGACGCGCTTCTGCACAGCGGCGTAGTTGCCGCCGAGGCGGCGCTTGCGTTCCTCACCGTTGCCGTACTCGCCTCGGATCACCGCATCAGCCAGGGCATCGATGTTGACGGAGGGCTTGGCGGGGCTTCCTCCGGCGAGCTTCTCGTTGACGCGTTTCTGCACGGCGGCGTATTTGCTTCCCAGTCGGCGCTTGCGCTCGTCCCCGTTGCCGTACTCGCCTCGGATCACCGCATCAGCCAGAGCGTCGATGTTGGCGGAGGGCTTGGGTGCGGGCGGTGTGGGCTTTGCCGGTGGTGTCGGGGCGGGCTTGGTGCCGCTCAGGCGGTCGTACCAGTACTGGGCGCGTGCCATGTAGGCCGCATGCTGGCTTCCTGCCAGCGAGGCCGGGCATTCGGTGGAAGAGAAATGCTTGTGGCCGAACACGTTCTTACCCCACACGGGTCGTCCGAGCTTGTAGTAGTGGCAGATGGCCGCGACGAGGTGGGCACCGTTGTCAAGGCAGGCCTCGGAGATACGCCAGGGCTTGGAGGAGATGTCGGCGTGCTCGATACCGATGGAGGTGGTGTTGGCATCCCAGTTGCCTGCATGCCAAGCGGTGTCGCGATCCCAGACGAGCTGGCCGATCCGGCCGCCTGAGTCGACCTGGTAGTGGGCGGATGCTTGGCGGGTCTGCCACACGTCCCAGATGGACTTGATGGTGAGGTTGCCTGCGTTGTGGTGGATGATGACCTTGTTCATCTTCCGTCCGCTTCGCCCGGCACTGTAGTGCTTGTTCATCAGCCGGTTTTCGTCGGCTTCGAGGGTGGCCCAGTTCTTCATCAGAGGTTCTCCTTTTCTGCTGGGGTGGTTTGGTTGGGGTGGTGTTCGAGGTCGGGTTTGCCTGTCACGTCACGGGTGACCAGGTCCAGGGCGCGGCGAATGTGATCAGGCACGGGCAGCCCAAGGCGGGTGGCGTTTTCGATCAGGGAGATGCCTTCGTTGGACAGGTAGAACACGACGGTGGCGGTGCGTAGCGCTCCGGGTGTTCCGATGACGTGCACGTCGAGCAGGTGGGCAAGTCCGATCAGGGTGAAGATGAGGATCTTGCGGGAGATGCCCCGAAACCCGATGGCTGAGGAGACGCGGCGTTCGGCGATCGCGGCGAGTACGCCGGTGATGTAGTCGACTACGACGAAGGCGATGAGCGCGTACACCAGGCCGTCGAGGCCTCCGAGGAACGCGCCGATGACGGCCCCGACCCCGGCCAGGCCGGTTTGGATCGTGGCCCAGATAGCTTTGAGCGACATAGAAAGTGGGTTCCTTCCCGTTTTGTGGGCACACGACAAAGGCCCGCACCGAAGTGGTGTGGGCCTGTTGGGAGTGCGGTTTGGGGTTAGATTTCCGGGCTGGTGAGGATCTCCAGGATCGGCTCGTACAGGTCGATCGTCCCGGTGTGTTCGGTGGGCGCGGCAGGCGGTTGATCCGTGGCTGGGGTGGCCGAGACGGTGTGGCGAGATGACGGTCCGCTGCTGATGACCTCAACGATCCCTTCTTCGTCGTCACTGGTCACGGGTGTGGTGATTGGGGTGGCTGGGCTGTTCATGGGTGCTGCTGACCTCCGGCGACGGTTTCGGTGATGGCGTCGTAGAGCGCGTCGTAGGCTTCTGCTTGGCAGCCGGAGAGTTCCATGGTTGAAGATTTAAGAAAGTCGAGGATGTCGCAGGCGTGTTGTTCATAGGTGGCTCCGGCTACTTCTACGCGCGTGTTCAGGAGTGTGTCGTGGTGGGAGTGGAACTCGGCAGCAGTGTCGGGGTCTTTGAGGGTGAACATGCCGTGAGAGTCGACTACTGGGGTGCCGTCGTCGTGGCAGGTGGCGTAGTGGACCACTAGATCGTATTCGTCTTCAGCGAAGCGGGCGTAGGCAGCTTTGAGCAGGTGCACCAGTTTGGTGCGTGCACGGGATGCTGATGCGGCTAGCGGCATCGCCTCAAGGAGTTCCAAGGTGGGCTGGAGATGGCGTGGTGGGAGCAGAAATCGCATCTGTGGTGTCCTTTCGGTTTTCTAGTTGAGGTTGGTTGACATGGTCGATAATCCGGTGTTGTAGAAGTAGTTCCAGGTGATTCGGCCATTGCCAGCATCGTTGATGTTTTTCACCCAGCCTTGGTTCAATGAAAGAATCAGTGAGTTGACGCGGGTCATGAGGTCATTAACTCGGTCGACCAATCGGGTCATGTTGTAGAACGACCCGTTGGTAACGATCATCAGGTCGTAGGTATGGAACACCACTTTGGATAGGTTTGAGCTGCCTGCCCAGCCAGCAAACGTGCCTTTACCCGTGAGTGTGCAGTCTTGCAAGACAACGGAACGGTTCTCGCCGGTATAAAACGAGTGCCCGTGGGTGCGTAGCTCTGCACCCAAGTGAATACCTGCATGGCCGTAGAACTTTCCACGAGGATCCAAGGTGAGCATGGTGGTGTACGAATCGTCAGATTGGAGCTTTTTATACGACCAGGTGATGTAGTCACCTTGGGTATCCAGTGAGTTTGAAATCCCTCGCACACTCGTGTTGCCGGTTTTATACTGCTGGCCTGTTCTGCCGATAAACCTAGTCCCGTAATAGAAATTCATCCCACTCGAGGTGATGCTTCCTTCCAGAGTGGACCCGTTGTACCAGGCGATCTGTGTGGGGCTGATGCGGATGGAGCTCGTCCACCCCGCCAGCCCCACCTGGATGGCGTTTGTTGCGAGTTTGTCCGCCGTGATCGACCTTGCCCCGATACGCGAGGCATTAAGCACGCCGGTGGTGATTTTGCCTGCATCCAGCGCACCGATCTTCGCCGAGGTTATCGCCGCATCCGCGATCATTCCGGTTTGGATGAAGCCGGTTGCGATCGTGAGCTTGTCGCTGGTGATCGACCCGGCCGCGATCCGCGCAGCGGACAGGGTGCCGGTGGTGATCTTCGAGGCCGACAACGAACCGATCTTTGCGTCCGTGATTGCCGCGTTAGCTATCATGGCCGTCTTGATGAACCCATCAGCGATCGTGAGCTTGTCACTGGTGATCGACCCTGCTGCGATCCGGGCAGCCGCGAGCGTACCGGTGGTGATCTTGGCAGCCGACAGGTTAGCGATCTTGGCGTCGGTGATCGCCGCGTTGGCGATCATTGCGGTAGTGACCGTGGCGTCATCGATACTGGTTCGGCCGGTGATGTGTATGCGCTCACCGGCGATCAAGATGGTTTCGGGTGAGATGTTGATCTGGGAGATGATCTCGCCTGAGCGCACGCGCAGGTTCAGGTCGCTGGCCATCATTGAAAGTGACGAGGCGAGGCTGTTATCCGCGTTCGTCAGCTCAGTGAACCGGGCCTCATTACTGGTTTGAACCTGCCGTGCCGTCTCGTAGGCCGTATCGGCACGGTGTTGCGCTTGGGAGACTGAGCTCTCAAGCCCGGTCACCTTCATGCCAGCCTCTCCGGCTACAGCCTCAGCTTCCCGTGCTGTGGCTTCGGCCTGGCTGGCTGCTTCGCGCGCCTGACTGATCTCGGTTTCGGCTACGGTGAGGCGAGCAGCGACAGCGGTAGCGGCAGCTTGGGCATCGTCAGCAGCGGTTTTCGCGGCCTCCACCTCAGCGCGAGCTTCGGCGAGCTCAGCGCTGACCTGAGCATGGTTGAGGTCCGTGGCAAGGGCAACCCAGCCGGGCTCGCCGGTGTCGGTGACCTGGTAGATCCAGATCTCGATGCTCTCGCCATTGTCCCTAAACCACGTGTCCCCGAGGCGGGCGGCAGCGGGCTGTTTCGGCCCGTAATGGTTGGTGGATTTCCCGTCCGCTGATGCCAGCGCCACGCCAGCAAGATCAGCAGCCATCTGGGCGGCCGTCTGCGCGGTGGTGATCTGGCGGGTGATCTGGGTGAACTTCCCTGCAACCGACCCGAGCTCCACCGAGACATACGCCTGCTGGAGCGGGTCGTATTCGTAGCCGACGACCCGCGCGGACAAGGACATGCCCAGGTCGGCGTGCTGTACCGTCACCGTGTCTCCCAGCAGGACGGTCTCCAGCTCGGCGAGGTCGGCGTACTCGGCAGTCGATGCGAGATCAACGAACGAGACGGTGTAGCTCGCGGCAGGCGTATCGACGTGGTTGGTGGTGAACTCGGTCTTAGCGGCTTGACGCAGAAGGGCGTGTGCTTGCGGCAGAGGTACTTCGTCCTCGCGGGGGTTATCTGCGTCGGCGATCGCTTTGATGTCCGGGTAGCGCATCACCTTGATATGCGGGATCGCGTAGGCATTCAGGTGTGGTGAGTCGACGTAGAGCTCGGGCAGGGTGATCCCATCAAACCCGACCGGCACGATCCGGGTGACCACGCTCGTCAGATCGATGGTCGAGGTGTAACCAGTGAGGTTCTTGCGATCGCGGATCACGACCCCACGATCTGCGCCGCGTGTGGCGGCGTGGTGGATGTGCCAGTTATCGCGCGTGAGCTCTCCGGCCCACCGGGAAGCGAACGTGTTATCCGACCCCTGGTCCATGATCGCGGCGGCAAGGTTCATCCGCACCACGCGCGCAGAGGCCCTGGTGGCCGTATCGGAGCTGGTCGCGGTGAACCGGTGCGGCGTGGTCGCAGACCTAAGGAGCTGATCGAGGGCTGCCTTGGGGGTTTTGTTGACCACGAAGGTGTCGGCGATGAAGTTGCCTGCCAGGTCGTAGAACAGATGGAAGGCGGTGACCTCCAACAGCCCGTCCAGGCTCGTTGTGACCTCGTGGATACGAAACCCTTGCCGGATGGTGGTGCCGGGAACAGGGGCTGCGATGATCGCCTCGACTACCAGCTTTGAGGCCAGCGGCCCATCGGCTGGATAGGTGACGGTCAGCTGGTAGGCTCCGCCGAGTTCCTCAACGACCCGGGCGTCGATCAGTTCAGGGTCGAGGACACCCTCGCCGGTGGCGGTGAACGTGGTGGCAGTCGGGGCATGCACGGTGAGCATCGGTGGTGTTCCTTTCGCAGACGTGCACCCGCAGCCAAAGAAACGGCTACGGGCGCACTGGGAGCAAAGAGATGGGCCGGGTTAGGGGTTTCGCCAGTTCCCGGTGATCTCGACTTTGGAGATGCCACTACCCAAAGTGACCCGGTTGACCCCTGGAGTAAGGATCGGGAACGTGCCGGTCAGCGCGTCGGTTTGCACCCGGCCTGCCACGTGCGCGACAAGCCGCGCCGAGTCCAGGGTGATCTGCCCTGCCGGTGACTGAACGCGATAGGCGGCCCCGTTGATCGTCAGCGTCAACGCCCCGGTGCCCCTGATCGTGATGATCGGTGCCGCATCCACCAGGCCAGGGTTGGTGATCTGCCCGGAGGCGGTGAGCGTGTGGGTGGTCAGCCCAGAATCCAGGTAGCTAAACGGCTCGCACACCAGGTGCGCCTCGAAGAATCCCCACGAGGACATGTCCGCGCGCAGTGGGCTAATGGAGGCGTGTTTGATCTTGTGGAACGCCCCGGGCTGGTGGGACAGGTGAATGGTCGCCGCCCGGGTCAGCGCCAGTGCGGCTTTGTGGTAGGCGGCCAGGCTGCCTGTGATCGCGAGCGGCAACGTGATCGACGTGTCATGCCAGCCGCCCAGGCGGGTCAGCGTCCCGGCTCTGCCCGCCACCTCAATATCGTCTGTGACCCGCTCGGCGACAGGTAGGTCGACCGGGCCGGTGAGCCGCAGGCCCAGCGACGTTGAGGACACTGTCTTGTCGAGAGTGAAACCATGCATCAGACACCTCCTCCTGTAGCGAGCACCGTGTGGTGGGAGTTGATACGAGCCAACTGGCGGTTGATGCCGGGAGCGAGTTTGCCCACCAGCGCGCCGTCGTTGAGCACGACCTTGATGTCCATGGCCTCCAGCAGTGCCCGGGCGGTCTGGTCGACGATGCCCGCCACCTCTCCTGCGCGCCCTTCCTCCTGGCCGACAGCGCTGTGGCTGGTGGTTGCAAGCGGTGGTTGCAGGTGGGTTGGGGTCAGATCGACCGGCTCCAGGCTGGTGGTGATCGGCACGTCGATACCGCTGGTGAGCTCGCTCATGGCCTTAAGGGTGTCTGCGGCGACGTCCTCGGCGGCTGCGACTGCGCGGTTTCCGGTGTCTTCGATACCTCCGGCCAGGCCTCTGGTGAGCATGTCACCGACCCACGCCATTTCCTTGGACGGCGAGTTGATGCCGAAGAAGCCGGTGATGCCATCCCAAATGTCAGAACACCAGCTTGTAACCCTGTCCCAGAGCCAGCCTGCCAGCGACTGGATGCCGTTCCACAAGCCCCGCACGAGGTCCGCGCCAGCAGAGGCCATCTGGCCGACCCCTTGACCGACCGCGCCCACGATCCCGGTGATGATCTGAGGGATCGCCGCCACGATGGTCGAGATGATCTGCGGCAGGTTCGTAATCAACGCGGTCAACAGCTCGACACCCGCCATGACCAGTTGCGGAATCGCCCCACCGATCGCCGAGACGATCGCTGCGATAATCTGCGGCAGCGCCCCAATCAAGGCGGTGAGTAGTTTGACGCCAGCCTCGATGAGCTGCGGCAGGGCCGACAGCAGCGTGGTGATGATGCCGGTGATGATTTGTGGCAGCACCGTCACGATCGCGGTGATGATCTCCGGGAGCGCGTCGACCAAGGAGGTCAACAACGCGATACCGGTCTCGATGATCTGCGGGATCGCCCCGATGAGGAACTCCACGATCGAGGTGATGATCTGCGGCAGCGCCTCAATGAGCACCGGGATCGCCTCCAGCAGGCCCTGGGCGAGCCCCAAAATGAGCTGCAACGCGGCATCCAGGATCATTGGCAGCGCATCGACCAGCCCTTGGACCAGGGCGACAATCATCTCCACGGCCGCCGGGATGAGCTCCGGGAGTGCCTCACCGATACCGGTGACCAAGGTGGCGATGATCTGCAGGGCTGCTTCCAACAGTGACGGCAGCGCCTCGATGATCGCCTCGACTAGTGCGACGACGAGCATCACCGCTGTCTCGGCCACCGACGGCAACACCTCGATGATGCCTTCCAGCAGGGCGGTCAGGATCGACATGCCGGTCTCGACGACCATCGGCAGCTGCTCGGCGATGAACGCGAGTGCTTCTTGCAGGATCTCGCCGAGCTTGTCGATCAACGCCGGGGCTCCGCCCTGCTCGAAGGCTGCCGTGAGCTCATCGATCCACCCGTTGACCATCGGCATGACCGTGCCAGCCAGCGCGTCGGTCAAACCTTGGGCGAGCAGGCCCTTGAGGTTGTCGATGCCGTCGCGCATGGTAGAGAGCTGTCCGGTGAAGGTTTTCGACTGGGCTTCCATCGCCCCGTGGAAACGGCCGCCTTCCTCGGTTGCCGAAGCGAACGCGTCAGCGACCATGTCCGCGCTGATCGCGCCCTTGGCCATCTCCTCTTTCAGCTCGCCGATGGACTTGCCCGTCTTGCGGGAGATCTCCTCCAGCGGGTTGAACCCGGCGTTGATCATCTGGTTGAGGTCCTGGCCAGTCAGCTTGCCTGTCGAGGACATCTGGGCGAACGCCAACGTCAGTGACTCCATCTTCTGCGCGTCACCTTGGGAGATATCACCGAGCTGGCCTAGTCTGCGGGTAGCTTCGTCGGCGCTGATACCGAACGCCATCAGGGTTTGGGTGTTCTTCGCCAAATCCTCCATGCCGAACGGGGTCTTCGCGGCCTGGGTTTTCAGGTCGTTGACCAGCTGTTGGGCTTTTGCCTGATCGCCGAGCATCGTGGTGAAGCTGGTGGTGTACTGCTCCATGCGGGCGTTGTACTCCACCCCGTCCTTCAACGCATCGGCCATACCCCGGCCGATACTCGTGATCGCCTTGCCGATGCCCTTGACACCAGCGACGATCGCCTCGGCGGCCAGGTTCGCTTTGAGCACGTCCCCGAAGATCCGGGTCTTATCCCCGGTGTCGTCCATCTCGTCGCCGAGATCATCGACCGCGTCCTCCAAATGCCCGGCATCCTTGGCAGCGTCTTTCGCATCATCGCCTGCACCGTCGGCCTCGTCACCGAACTCGCCGAGCGCATCATTGTTGGCCTTTAGCTCTTTTTCCAGCTCGTTGAGCTCGGCACCGGCGTTGTTGAGCTGGATCTGCCAGTTTTTCGTGCGCGAATCGTTCTCCCCGAACGACGCGGCCGAGTTCTCCAGCGCGGCCTTGAGTGTTTCGATCTTGGCCTTTTGGGTCTCGATCTCTTTGGTCAGCACCTGGTTGCGGGAGGCCAGCGCCTGGGTGGACTTGTCGTTCTTGTCGAACTGGGAGGCCACCAGTTTCATCTCCGAGCCCAGCACCCGCATCTCACGGTTGATGTCGGTGATGGCCCGCTTGAACTCGCGTTCACCTTCCAGACCGATCTTGAGACCAAACGATGAGTCAGCCATGAGGATTCACCTGCCTGTCAGTGGGGTTAGATCCCGGGCGGGATGATGTCGTCGATGAACCACACCCGTGCTGGTTTCGCTCGTCCTGTCTCGATCCGCCAGCAGTCCACCAGGTCAAGGAGCTCACCAAAGACCATCAGGCCCACCTCGTCTTGTCTCAGGCCGAGGTGGGCTAAACCGATGTAGGTCAGGCGGGTGAACACTGCCCGGTCGGATTCGACTATCCGTCCGCTGCCGGGCTCACTTTTGGGGCTGGCTCGGTGAGGATGTCGCGGCGGGTGCCTCGCTGCAGTGCCTCAGCGATCGCACCCCGGTAGTCGGCGATATCGGCAGGAACCGTCAGCAGCTCCACCTCGTCCTCCGTCAACTGCGGGCGCGGGTTGTCGCGGTGGGTGAGGTTGTGGATCTGCACTGACTGGTTGGCCAGTAGCGTGATCAGCCAGATCACCTCGGTCAGTGTCTGGCCGAGGTCCTCGGAGGTCTCCAACGCGGCTCCGAGCTTGTCCAGCCCGCCGTAGCGCTCGGCGATCAGCCGGGTGGCCTTGGTGGTGAGCACCAGCTCGTACTCGCTCCCACCAATCGTCACGGTCGCACTGCGCCCGGCAACATCAATCGAGGATGTGTTTGTCATGAGCGGGCTCCTTTACTTGCCGGGGCTGGTGGCGGCGGGCTCGTAGACGGACTGGTACCAGCCGGTGATGATCTCGGCCTTGACCTTGGGGTCGCCTTCGGTGGCTTCGGCTTTCCACGGGTGGCGGCCCTTCGCGTCTGGCTTGTTGCGGCGCAGGATCGTGCCCTCGATGCTCGGGGTGGAGAACGTGATCGAGTCGGCCTTGGTGGCAAGCGTGGTGCTTGGCAGGGCGAACTTGACGCGGTAGAGCCAGAAGTACTGGAAGGTGCCGTTGGAGCGGGCGGCACGGAACCCGATCGCTACCGGTGTGCCGCCGTCTTCCGAGGACGAGATGAGCACCCCGTTGGCATCCAGGGTGGCACCGGTCAGTGCCGCTGCGGCTTCTGCTCCTAGGTCGTCCACGCCGAGGGTGAGCGTGCCGGATTTGAATTCCTTGACGATCTCGCTGGGCCCATCGTCGGCATACAAGATCGCCTCGGCGACCTCGACGGAGAGTTCCGCTGAGATCGCTTTGGCCAGTGGCTTCGGGCTGGCGTAGGTTTCCTCGCCGGTGGTGGGGTTTTCGGTGATCGTGGCGTAGTAGAGCTTGTCAAGACCAATCGTGGCCATGGGTGATTCGTCCTTTCGTTAAAACGGGTGGTGGCAGCTGATATCGAAGCTGTAGTGGTGGTAGCCCGTATCGTCCTCGAAGCCGATGTAGCGTCTGGCGGTCACCACCAGCCCCGCGTCGACGAGCGCGTGGGTGAGCGTGTCTCGCCAGGTCAGGTAGTTGCCAGTTGTGAACAGGCCGAGGCGGACTTCTTCGACTTCGACGCTCGGGGTGTTGTCGGCGAACACCTCCAGCGTGTCGCCGATCGGGGTGGCCACCAGATAGGTATCCGGTGCGGGCGAGGCGCTAAACAGGCTCACCGCGATCGGCAGATCAAGCCGGTCAGCGACCGTGGTGAGGGTTTCCAAAAGCGGGATGGTCATGGTGTGATCCCGTCGAGCTTGGCTTTAAGCACGGTTTTCATCGCCTCCACCGCGCCCCGTCTGGTCTGGGAGCGTGTCGGTGCCAGGAACGGGCGTGCGGGCTGGTTGCTCCTGCCGTGCTCAAGCACGTTGGCGATGAGCGCGTTCGACCTGCCATCGCGGCGGTTCTCGGCGAAACCGACCTTGACGTTGTGATCGCCTCGTGAGTTGACCTTCACGCTCGTGACACCCAGGGCCCCGAGGAGCTGGCCGGTTGAGCGCGACGGCGTGGTGGTCGCCTGCCCGATCGCGGCGGCGAGGTTGGCTCGCATGCGTGGTTCGACCACGTTCGCGCCAGCTGTCAGAACTTCGTCGGCTGCAGTGTCCAGCAGGCGTGAGGTGGCCTCGAGTGCGTCTATGTACTTATTGGGGAGTCGGATCTGGACGCGCGCCATGATGGGCTCCTTCCGGTTGCAGACGGTGGGCAAGGATCTCGATGTAGCCGCCGATGGGCTCGACGGTGTCGATGACGTAGCGGCCATCGCAAGCTGTGATCTGCATGACCTCTGAGACGGTGAGCCCGGGGATGGTGCGGATGCGGAACAAGACGGTTGCATGCGTGTAGGCCGCACGGTTCACCCACGCTGAGCTGGCGTGCCGGACCTCTCGGTAGGCGCGCACCGAGGCGACCACCTGCTCGGCGCTAGCGGTAAAACCCGCAGCGTCCCTTCGGGCCACGGGGGTGATGAGGTCGATGGTTTCTCGCATACTGCCAATGCCTGCCATGGGTTAGACCTTCCATTCGCGCTCAAGGCGCAGCAGCGTGTTCACCGCGCCCCACATGGCCTTGGCGGCATCGGGTTTGTCGGACCAGAACCCGGCCGTAGACCCGTCACGCGACTCGTAGAAGTGACTGGCGAGCATCACGATCGCCTGCCGGGTCGAACCGGGCATCTCGTGGGCCTCGTAGTAGTCCTCAGGCAAGTGCTGGTAGGCGGTGGCATAGGAGGTGGCAGCTACCACCAGGTTGGCGATGAGCTCGTCATCCTCGTCGTGGGCGAGGATGAGGTTGGCTTTGACCTGGTCGATGAGCTGGTGGTTCATGGCTGCCACCTCCTATTCGTTGCGTGGGGGTTTTAGGCTCCGGCCTTCTGGGTGAGGATCTTGACGGCCTCGGGCAGGACGAGCTTGCCGTCCAGGCGCTGGGAGGCGAGGAAACCGACCTGGCCGGAGGTGGCGAACAGTTCGTTCAGCCGCTTGAACGAGCGTCCCTGCCGGTCAGCGATCCAGTAGTAGGACAGGTCACCGAACGCCACGGTCTTCGCGCCCGCCTTGATCTCAGGGACAAACGTGGAGGTGTGCACCGGCTTGCCCAGGATCATGTCCGGGGCACCAACCGTGAGCGCTGGCTGCCACAGGTACTGGCCCTGGTTGTCCTTGAGCTTGCGCACGGTCTTGACGGTGGCATCGTTCATCAGCCACACCGCCCGGGCCCGATACGGGGCGCGCAGGCTGTAGTGCAGGTCGATGAGCTCATCGGCGGTAATGTCTGTGGCCTTCGCGGTGGTCACATCCGAGATGCCACCACCGGTGGTGTCGAAGATGCCGGTCGGCTTGCCCTTGCCGTCACCGACAAGGAAAGCCTCCTCTTCGGCGGCACCGATGCGGCGGGCGAACTCGGCGGCGAGGTAGGCCTCGACGTCGAAGACCGAATCGCCGAGCAGTTCCTCGCTGATCTTGAGGAACGTGCCGAGCTTGAACGCCGAGAGGGTGATCTGGGAGAAGGTCTCGTCGGATTCGGTGTAGGGCTTGCCCTCATCGAGCCACCCGGCACTGCCGTGGGTGGAGACGACCGGGATCTTGCGGTCCCCGCTGGTGGTCTGGATGACGTTGGCAAGCCCTCGCATGATGTTCTGGTCGGCGAGCGACTGCACGAGGGTGTGCTCGAACTCGTCCGGGACGAGGTAGCCGCCCTCGGAATCGACCCCCTCGGACAGGGCGTTGCGCACCTCCATGGGAGAGGCGTTGAGCCGCATCGCATCCCAGAAGGCGCGCTTGTAGGAGGCGGTGGCGCGGCCGGTCTTGGGTTCGCTCTCCTCGCCGGTCTGGCCGGGCATCGAGGTCAGCGGCGTATTCGTGGCGCGGGCCAGATCAGCGTCTAGGCGCTGGGCGCGCTCGGCGCGAGCGATCTCGGCGCTCAGCCGTTCAATGTCGGCTTCCATGCGGGCGTAGGTCTGGTCGTCCTCGGCGGAGAGGCAGCCGGTGGTGGTGTCGCGGCGCTCGTCGAGGAAGGCCTTGGCCTTCTCCCAGGTGTCGGCGCGGCGGGTACGCAGGTCAGAAATCGTGATCGTGGACATGGGAAAGGGTTCTCCTTGCTTGTTAGTGGGTGTGATTGACCAGGGCGGCGTACAGGTCCACCACCCGACGACCCGTGAGCCGTACGGGCGCTGGGGTTGGTGGCTGGGTGGCTGGTGGCGTGTCGGTCAGGTGCGCGACGAGGCGCTGCTCGGCGGGCTTTCGGGCAAAACACACCCCGCTGGCGGTATCGGCGAGCGGGGCTGGGTTTCCGGTCTTCGGCGGCCACGGTGGCTTCGTGTCCGGCCCCTCATCGTCGTCCTCATCGGGGTCGGTGACCTTCGGGGCGTTGCCGGTGAGGTAGCCGTCGGCAAAACCCATCGCGATGGCAGCACGCGCGTCCATCCAGGTCTCTTGATCCATCAGGCGAGCGAGCTTGGCCCGGCTCATCCCGGTTTTCAGCTCGTAGGCGTTGATGATGGATTCTTTGACCGCTGCGAGCATGTCGATGGCACGGCCCAGCTCATCGGCGTCACCGACGGCGAGGGTGGCGGGGTTGTGGATCATGAGCATCGACACCGGGCTCATCGCCACGACTTCACCTGCCATGGCGATCACGCTGGCGGCACTGGCCGCGATCCCGTCGATGCACACCCGCACGTGTCCGGGATAGTCGAGGAGCATGTTGTAGATCTGGGCTGCCGCGACGACGTCGCCGCCGGGGCTGTTGATCCACACCGTCACATCACCGGAACCTGCCGCCAGCTCGGAGGCGAACAGGGCCGGGGTGATGTCGTCGTCAAACCATGACTCCTCAGCGATCACCCCGTTGATACGCAAAACCCGGCTGGTATCGCTACCCGCCGGGTCAGATGTGTCGGGAGCGGGTGGCTCCCAGTTCCAGAACCGTCTCACCGGCTCCTCCTTTCAACTCTGTGTTCAGTTGGTGGCCCGCCAGGAGGCGAACCGCCTTCTGACGGCTCCAACCCCGCTGGTTCTTCCTGCCCCTTGGTGGCGTAGGCCCCGGCCATGGATAGCGGCAGCATGTTGCCGTTGACCAGGTACACGTCGCCACCATCAGCGACAGCGATACGGTCAAGGTTTTCCAGGGCGCGGATGTCGTTCGCGCTCATCCACCCGTTCTGGCGTGCTACCGCGTAGCCGTTCATGCGCGAGACGTAGTCGCCGCGCAGCAGACCTTCAAGGTTGAACTTCACGAACACGCTCGGCTTCTCACGCGGGCTCAGCAGCGTCTTGGTCAGGGCTTGTTCCCAGCGGATGACCCACGGGTCGAGCGTGTATTTCACGAACTCCAACGACTGCTGCTCAATATTGCTGAAGCTCGATTTTTCGAGGTCTCCCACCATGTGCGGTGGGATGCGGAAGATCCGGGCGATCTCGTTGATCTGAAACTTCCTGGTCTCCAAGAACTGCGCCTGCTCCGGGGAGACGGAGATGGGCGTGTACTTCATGCCCTCTTCCAACACCGCGACCTTGTTGGCGTTGCGGGCCCCACCAAAAGTTTGCTGCCAAGACTCACGCACCCGAGACGGGTCCTTGATCGTGCCCGGATGCTCCAACACCCCACCGGGGGCAGCCCCGTTAGCGAAGAAACTCGCGCCGTAATCCTCAGTGGCCATGGCCATACCGATCGCGTTCTTCGCCATCGCAATCGGGCTATAGCCCACCAGCCCATCAAACCCGAGCCCAGGAATATGCAGCACGTCAGCAGGCGAAAGCCGGATGCGAGACCACTGGCCAGCGGGTTCGTCGCTGATGGCCTGGTACTCGTAGTAGAGCCTGCCCGCATCATCCCTGCCGACGCTCATCCGGTTGGGCATGAGCGGATAGAGGCCGATGACCTCGTCGAGGCCGTTGCGGATGACCTGCGCGTAGGCGTTGCCCCACAACAGCAGATGCGTCATCAGCGTCTCGCGGAAGACGAAGCTGGTCATCTCCGGGTTCGGCTCATCGTGAAGAAGCCGATACAAGCCATGATCGGTGGCTTTGACTTTCGATCCGTCCGACTCGATGCGATACACATGCAGCGGCAAACCAGCGATAGCTTCAGCCAAAATCCGCACACACGAATAGACCGCAGTCATCTGCATCGCTGAGCGTTCGGTGACCGTGCGCCCGGAGCTGGTGGGCCCGAACAAGAAGCTGTAGCTCGAGGACAGCTGGTGGTTGGACACCTGCCGGGGATTGGGTCTGAGCCAGTCGAAAAGTCCCACAGGGGCCTCCTTTACGTTGTCGAAGCGTTAGAGGACGAGCAGCCCGCGCGAGTCGTACACCGACGTGCCCGCGTGGGCGCTGCCGCCTCGGATCGCGCGGTCCAGCGCCATGATGGTGGCCACGACCCCGTCGATCTTCTCGGTGGACTTCTGCTTGTCGGGTTTGATGTTTCCTGCCGGGTCGGTGCGTACATGAATGTTGTCGACCATCCAAGAAAGCACCGGGTGGCCCCCGTGGGCGAGGCGTCCTTCGAGTGCGAGCTTCATCAGCTCCTTGCTCGGTGGGCTCATGTCCTTGAATCCCTGCCCGAAGGGCACGACGGTGAAACCGGCATCGTCGAGGTTTTGGCTCATCTGCACCGCGCCCCACCGGTCGAAGGCGATCTCGCGGATATCGAACCTCTCACCGAGTTGTTCGATGAGGTGCTCGATGTGGGCGTAGTGGACGACGTTGCCTTCCGTGGTCTCCAAGAAGCCCTGGCTGTGCCACAGGTCGTAGGGCACGTGATCACGCGCCACCCGAAGCGACAGGTTGTCCTCCGGTATCCAAAACCACGGGGCGATCCGGTACTTCTCGTCATCCCCGTAGGGCGGGAATACCAGCACGAACGCGGTGATATCCGTCGTGGAGGCCAAGTCCAGCCCTCCGTAGCAGGGCCTACCCTCCAGCTCGTCCAAGTCCACCGGGTCGACGCATGCGTCCCAGATGTGCATGGGCATCCACCGCACCGACTGTTTCACCCATTGGTTGAGGCGAAGCTGGCGAAACGAGTTCTCCTCGGCGGGGTTCTGGCGAGCCGAGTTGCACGCCGCCCGCACCTTCTCCACCGGCACAGTGACCCCAAGCGAAGGATTGGCCTTGTGCCAGACATCTTCGCTTGTCCAGTCATCGTCCACATCAGCGCCGTAGATCACCGGGTAGAACGTGGGGTCGTGTTTCTTGCCCGCCAGGATGTCGCGCGCTTTTTGGTGCTGCTCGTAGCAGATGCTGTGGGTGTCAGTACCTGCGGTGGTGATGAGGAAATACAGCGGCTGGGTGCGCGCATCACCCGAACCCTTGGTCATCACGTCAAACAACGCGCGGTTGGGTTGAGTGTGCAGCTCGTCGAAGACGACCCCGGAGATGTTGAACCCGTGCTTGGAGTACGCCTCAGCCGAGAGCACCTGGTAGAAGCTGTTGGTCGGCTTGTAGATGATCCGCTTCTGACTGCTGAGGATTTTCACCCGCTTCGACAGGGCCGGTGATTGGCGGATCATGTCGGCGGCGACCTCGAAGACGATGCTGGCTTGCTGCCGGTCGGCCGCGCACCCGTACACCTCGGCGGCTTGCTCCCCGTCCCCGCACGTCAGCAGCAGCGCGATCGCAGCAGCCAGCTCGGACTTGCCCTGCTTCTTGGGGATCTCCACATAGGCGGTGGTGAACTGCCGGTAGCCGTCGGGCTTGATGGTGCCGAACAGGTCACGCACGATCTGTTCCTGCCAGCCCAGCAGCGTGAACGGTGTGCCTGCCCAGCGGCCTTTAGTGTGGCGCAGCGCCTGAATGAATGCGACAGCGAAATCAGCTTTGCGCTGGTTGTAGGTGGAGCCGTCTGCCATGAACCTGGTCGGCTGATACGTGCTCGTCATCGTGGCGGCAGCTCCTTCCTCGGGGTATAAGAAAAGCCCCAACCGTGTGGGGCGAAACGGAGAGTGTGGGGCAAGTCCCGATCCGTTGGAGGGTCGGGACGGTGCGAGGGGTTAGCAGTAGGTGGCGCGGAAGTTGGCGACCACCTGGTCGGTGTCGAAGCCGCCGTAGCGCCAATCGGACAGGCCGCGCTGCCTGGCCAGGGCGATGATCTGATCGGCTTTGGTGTAGTGCCAGCCGATGCGGCTGAGCGTGTGGACCGGGATCTTCTCAGCCCCGACCTCCTCGGCGAGCTCGTCGAGGACGCTGAAGGGGATCTCGGCGGCAGCCTGGATCTCACCGTGCGGGGCGGCGTCGGCGGGGATCTCCAGGTGGTTGGTGACCAGCTCCCGGGTGGCGTCCATCGGGTGTCCTCCTTGGCCTTGGTGGGGTGTGGGTTAGATCTGGGTCAGGGCCCAGGCGATGGCGTGCCCGGCGTCTGCGAAAAGGTGGTCGGCCTCGGAGATGAGCTCCAGGGCGCATTCGCTGCGGCCGCGCGCGTTCGGGCCGAAGCCGTCGATCGGGGCTTCGGTGAGGCGGTAGACCTGGGCGCTGTTGCCGTAGCCGTCTTTCTTGGTCCAGGTCGCGAAGGTGGCCAGCGTGTAGTCGCCGTGTGCGAGGATCGCCCCGTAGGAGTCGACGCGCATCTGCAGGGCTTCGGTGGTGAGCTTCTCGGTGGTGTTCATGGCTGTTGTCATTTCCTGAGGTGGTGTTCTTTTGTCATGTACATACAGCCATAGGTGCGGGCACTTATCCAGTCGTATTTGCCCAGATCAGGCACTATTTTTTGGGATCTACAGCACTCGGAAAAACCGTGGAGAAACAAGGCTTGTGACGAGGGAAACCCCGCTCGAGGCAGGGTTTCCGGGTGCCAGCAGGTCAGGCGTTGCGGGTGATGCTGCAGTTCACCAGGTCGCGGGCGTTCAGGGGTGCCAGTTCGCTGACCATGGCGATGGCGCGTCGATAGCCGTCGGTGACCTTTTCGATCTCTTCCGGGTCGAGGGAGCCGTATGAGGTGGTTTGGATCGTCCACTGGCCGGTCTGCCAATCCCGGTACAAGGGCGGGGTGTACGGCATGCGGGCTGCGGGGCGGATCTCGATCGCGAGGTCGTCTGTGGTGTCGATGGTGACGATGGTGTAGGCGAGCCGGTTCGCATTCTCGACCAGGCGCTGGGTGGTTTCCTCTTCGATGCTCATCTTTGCCTGGGTGTTCATGGCTGTGTCCTTCCCTGAGGTGGTGTGCTTTCGGTATGTACATACAGCCATACGTTTTGCCGCATATCCAGTCATTGTTTGCCCTGATGAGCTGCTATTTTTCGGGTTTTTCGGTGGGTAGGGTTTCCCAGGAGTCCTCGCCCGGGATGAGCCCCAGATTCGATCCGGTGTCCCAGTCGACGTGGACGGTGCCGAGGTCGTCGACGAACGCCACGGTGCCAAGCACACCGGGGCGCAGCGTCGTGTACGGGTAGCTGGTGGCGATCAGGCGCACCCGCTGGCCGGGAGTCATGGCCGGTTCTCCTTCCTGCTTGTCGGGGTGCGCCAGGCGGCGTCTCCTTCCAGGCCTGCCAGCAGGATGCGGCGTGCCTGCTTGTGTTCGGGGCCGATGAAGCCCAGGGAGAGCAGGAAGCAGCGCATCGTGTACTTGTCATTGCCCGGTGCAGGCGGTGTGGATCGGATCCGGGTTGCCTCCTGGGCGCGTTGGCAGAGCCTGGCCACAAGTGGGATCACCGCCTCGCGTGCCGTCTCCGGCGTAATCGACTCACACCACGGGAACGAGACCGTCTGGTCATCGTTGAACTCGACGGGTGTGGCCGGGATGCCCAGGGCTTTGGCGATCAGTGGCCCTTTAGCCGCTAGGAGTGCTTCGAGGTTGGCGCGTGTGCGCTCACTCCACCCGGTGGTGGGCATCGTGACCGTTAACGCCACCTCGCCCGGGTCGGCGGTTTCAAAGCCCGCCTTGTAGGCGGCCTCGAGCACGGCCTGCGCCTCGATGCCATCTGGTAGGTAGAGGGTCCAGTCCCGATCCAGCGTGGCGTCTGCGATCTGGTAGGCAAAGGAGGGCGTGCCCAGGTAGGTGGCCTTGACGCCAAGGTGATTGGCGAGAAGCTGGGCGAGCTTTTCCCTGCCCGTTTTGTGCGGGGTGAAGGCGAGGATGCTCATGCCACGACCTCCTGCTCGAACCAGGCGGCCACCATGCTGAGGAAACGCGTCGGGTCACACTCGATCACGCGTACCACCAGCTGGTAGCCAAGTGCTGTGGCAACCCGCAGGGTTTCCTCGGGGTCGTAGACGTTGACTCCGGCTGCGATGAGCTCGCTGATTTCGATGTGTAATTCACTCATGACCAGTCCTTTTCGCTCGGTTCCCCGGATGTGGGGGTGTTTTCGGTCATGTACATACAGCCATACGTTTTTCCGCTTATCCAGTCGTTTTTGCCCTCATCAACGGCTCATTTTCACGCCCCTGTTGTCCCTGCATATTGCGGGGTTTTATTCGCGGTCGCGGTCGACCTGTTTGACCAGATCCAGGTAGGCGTATTGGGTGTCGCCTCGCTGGCAGGTGATCCCGGCTGCGTCCCCGGTCGCCTCGGCGTAGCGGCGCAGGATCACCGAGGCGTACTTCTCGTCGAGCTCCATGAGGTAGGCGATGCGGTCGGTCTGCTCGGCTGCCATCAAGGTCGAACCGCTGCCAGCGAAGGTATCGAGGATGATCGCGTTTGCCTGGGTGGAGTTGCGGATCGGATAGGCCAGCAGATCCAGCGGCTTAGACGTCGGGTGGTCACTGTTTTTGCGGGGCTTGGCGAAGTTCCAGATCGTGGTCTGTTTCCGGTCAGCGAACCACTTGTGCTTGGTTCCCTGCTTCCACCCGTAGAGCACCGGTTCGTGCTGCCACTGGTACGGTGAGCGTCCCAGCACGAGGGAGTCTTTGACCCAGATGCAGCAGCCGGAGAGTTTGAACCCGGCGTCGATGAACGCCTTGCGGAAGTTCAGCCCTTCGGTGTCGGCGTGGAACACATACGCAGACCCGCCCTTGTCGAGAACACCTGCCATGTTGGTAAACGCGGCGAGCAGGAACTCATAGAAGGAGTCGGCCTTCATCGCATCGTTCTTGATCGTGAGCCCATCGGAAGACTCGAAGGCCACGTTGTAGGGCGGGTCGGTGAGCACCAGGTTCGCGCTCTTGCCGTCCATAAGCACCGCGACATCACCGGGGTTGGTAGCGTCCCCGCAGACGAGCCGGTGCCTGCCGATAGTCCAGATGTCCCCGCGCTGGACGAAGGATGCGGCCTCGAGAGCGGCGGTGAGATCGAAGCCGTCATCGGTGACCTCGTCATCGTCGAGGGAACCAATCATCGCCTGGATTTCGTCATCGTCGAAGCCGGTGAGCTCGGCATCAAAGTCGGCCGCGTCCAGGTCGGCGATGAGCAGGGCCAGCTTGGATTCATCCCAGTCGCCGCTGATCTTGTTCAATGCGACGTTGAGCGCCTTCTCGCGGGTCTCGTCCAGTTCGACGACCACGCAGTCAACATCGGTGTGGCCGAGGTCGGCGAGTACTTTCAGGCGCTGGTGGCCGCCGACGACGTGGCCGGTGGTGTGGTTGTAGATCACTGGCTCGACGTAACCGAACTCGGTGAGGCTGCGCTTGAGCTTGTCGTATTCTGGATCTCCTGGTTTTAGGTCCTTACGCGGGTTGTAGTCGGCGGGCTTGAGCTCACTGATGGGTAGCTGCTTGATGAGCACGGCGGATCACCTCCGTGGTGAGCTTGTCGGTAAACGGCAGCGTCCATTCCCACTCGCTCAGGCCATGGCCCATGTGCCCGTAGGTGGAAAGCTTCGCGTAGATGGGGGCTCTAAGGCCGAGGCGTTCGATGATCGCGGCCGGGCGCAGCGGGAAGATCGCCTGGGCGGCGTCGGTGAGCAGCCAGTCCGGGTGCTGACCGGTGCCGAAGGTGTCGATGTGGAACGCGACCGGGTCAGCCTTACCGATTGCATAGGAGATAGCGACGTGGCATTCTTCGGCCAGGCGCGCATCCACCACGGTTTTCGCGATCAGGCGAGCTATGTACGCGCCCGTCCGGTCGACCTTGGAGGGGTCCTTCCCCGAGAACGCGCCACCGCCGTGCGGGCCGAGCCCACCGTAGGTATCGACCATAAGCTTGCGTCCGGTCAGCCCGGTATCAGCGGTGGGGCCGCCGGTGACGAACCGCCCGGACGGGTTGACCAACACGCGCTCAGCCGTGGCACCGGGCAGGTGCTCCTCGATGGCGGGAGCAACGATCAGCGTGCGCACCTCGCGTTCAAGCGCCTCGGGGTCTTTGTTCGCATCGTGTTGGATGGAAACGATCACGGTGTCGATGCCGATCGGGGTGCCCAGCTCGTCGTAGACCACACTGACTTGGGATTTGCCGTCGGGTCCGATCCCACGGATGGTGCCGTCGGTGCGGGCTGTATCGAGGCGGCGGCAGATCTCGTGGGCGAGCACGAGCGGCAGTGGCAGGCGCTGGGTCGTTTCGTTCGTGGCGTACCCGTAGACGGTGCCCTGGTCGCCCGCCCCGAGGCTCGCATACGCCGACTCGTCACCGGCACGGGCCTCGATGGAGGTGGTGACACCTGCGCTGATGTCGGCGGATTGGCGGTGCACCCACACGTAGATGAGGAACCGGTTCGGGTTGTACCCGGCCTGGCGCAGCGCCTCCCGTGTGGAGGCGCGCAGACGGGGCCGGATGGTGGTGGTGATCTCGCCGGTGACGATGATGCGCCTGCCGGTTGCCATGACCTCAACGGCCACGCGTGCCGTCGGGTCGAGGGTGAGGATGTCATCGAGGATGTGGTCTGCGATGAGGTCGCACAGCTTGTCGGGGTGGCCGATACACACAGATTCAGCACTTCGCACTACAGACACGCGAGGGCTCCTTTCACAAAAGCGAACAACAAGAAAGCCCGCCCGTGTGTCGGGCAGGCCAGAAACGAAACAAGGGGTCGCGGGGCGTTAGGAGGAGGCTTTGAGCAGCTGCTCCATGACCTCATCGCCTGGTGTGGTGCCGGAGTAGTCGGTGGTGCAGGTGGCGCGCACGATGTCGAAGATCTCGTACCAGTACACGTTGGCCTGCTTGCCGAACGACTGCGACATGGCCACGAACGGGCTGGCGATTGCAGCGCCCGTGGTGGGGTGTTTGCCGAGCAGACCGAACTTGGAAATCGCCTGCTCGCACTGGATGTAGCGGGCGAACGCCTGCGCGTACTGCTCAATCAAGCGTTTGGAGACGAACTCGGTACAGCCGCGTTCATCCAGCCAGCTCCACGTCTCCCGGTAGACCAAATCCGCGCCGAGTGGTTGGCCGTCGCGCTGCTCGGCAGAGAGGTATTCGCCGGGTTCTGGCATCGTCTCGCCTGCGAGCAGCGCGCCATCGCCGATGTCGGTGCCGTCCAGGTCGAACACATCGAGCTCGGCCGGTGTGGTGAGCCGGGTGGCGGGGCGCCCTGCGGCGAGCTTGTCGTTCAGCGCTTCGGGCTTCGCCCCGGCGCGGACCCTACGTCCGCCCCTGTTGGTGCCGTCTTTGGCCATGGCTTTGCCTCCTTGTCAGGGCGTCGTGCCCTGGTGTGGAGGGCGTGAGGGGTCAATACCCCGTTTGATTCGGCGGTTTTGCGCACGGTTGGCCCCGCCCGCTGAGGAGCGCGCCAGCTGTGGAGATCCGCTCGCCCCCACCCCTCGGCAAACGCGCCACGTCGCCTCGTGCCGGGCCAGCGGCCTCGAGGTCGGCACAGGTGAGGGTCGTCAGGTAGGCCGCGAGAGGCGGGCACACAGCGCGTTTAGTAGCTGTGGACCTGAGGGGCTTGCCGCCACCGGTCGCCATCGAGCGCGGACTGGCGCGAGTGGCACGGCTTGCACAGACTGCGCAGGTTCGACTCGTCATGGGTGCCGCCGTGTTCCAGCGGGATCACGTGGTGGACCTCAGCAACGGGCGTGTACCGGCCACGGGCCAGGCAGTCCTCGCACAACGGGTGGGCCTGCACGTAGGCCGCGCGGATCTTTCGCCACCGGTGGTCGTAGCGTCGGTTGATCTTCGGGTCGCGCTGGTACTTGCGGTAGCGGGTGTCCTCGGCGCGGGCGTGCTCGGGACAGAACCTGGCGTCGGTCAGCTCGGGACAACCGGGCTGGGAGCACGGGCGCTTGGGTTTGAAAGGCATCCGTCTCACCACCCTTGTCGTTCATGGCAACGACCCCCAGACGAACCGTGATGATTCGTCTGGGGGTCGGGACCTACTTTTCAACCACTTACAGCATGCGACAGGCACACCCTGAAAGTCATCCCCTCTTTGCGACACTCATGCGCGCCAATGCTTCAGTCTCTGCCGAACAAGAGACGGGCGAAACGGGCAAGGGCGCGCTGCTTCTTAGCGAAGGCCGTCTTGCGTTCGACGTAGAAGTGCTCGGCAACTTTGACGGCGGCGTCCTCGGCGGAGAGGTCGTCGAGGAAGAAGACCTCGAGGACCAGCCGGTCATCGTCGCTGAGGCTTTCCCAGGCCGGGTTGAACCAATCCATGTAGGCCTGCGCTTTTTGGTTGCGGGCTTTGAGCGCGTCGAGGTTGTCGAGGATCGAGCAGACTCTCGCTTCACCAGCGTGCGGGTTGTTGCCCCGTGGGAGGCCGTCGAATCGGGGTGAGCCGATTGAGGTCAGTGAGGCTTTGAGCTCGTCGGCGTACCCGTCGCCTTGCTGGAGAATGACAGCTTGGGTTGCGTAGTCCTGGAGGACGCCGATGGCGGCTTTGCGGTAGTCGAAGTAGTCCCAGATGGGGTGGTCGTTCATGAGTGAGCCTGCTTTCCCAGAGTTTTTGCGACCGCATTGATCAACGCAGCCTGTGTCGTGTCTTTGTTGTCCAGCGCGGCCAGCACCGCCTCATCGAGGGTGTCGGCTGCTGCCAGGTGGGTGATCGTCACCGGCTGGTCTTGGCCCTGGCGGTAGAGCCTCGCGTTGGTTTGCTGGTAGAGCTCCAGCGACCAGGTCAGGGAGAACCAGACCAGGAGGTTGCCGCCTTGCTGAAGGTTGAGCCCGTGCCCGGCGGAGGCCGGGTGGATCAGCGCCAGGGGAATCTCCCGGCTGTTCCATGCCTCGATGTCGGTACTGGTTGTGAGCTCGCGGGCCTGCGGGAGGCGTTCGGTGATCCGCTGCAGGTCGTGTTTGAACCAGTAGGCCACGAGTAGTGGCTGGCCGTTGGCTGCCTCCACGAGGTCTTCGAGCGCGTCGAGCTTGCGGTCATGCACCACCAGTGGCTGGCCGTCCTCGTCGTAGATCGCACCGGAGGCCAGCTGCAGCAGCTTGCCCGAGAGGGCTGCGGCGTTCGCGGCGTCGATGACCTGCCCGTCGAGGTCGAGCACCATCTCATCTCGCAACCGCTCGTAGGCTTTGCGCTCCTTGACGTCGAGGTCGACGAGCTTCGTGGTGACCGTCAGCTCAGGCAAGCGCAGGTAGTCGGTGGTGCGCATCGACAAGGTGATGTCGCTGATCGCCTCGTAGATCTCGCCCTCAGCACCGGGTGCGGGCTTGTAGGTGAAGATCTGCTGGCCGTTTCGCCGATCGGGCACGAACCAGCGGTTGCGGTAGTAGGTGATGAACCTGCCGAGGCGCTGGCCTTCATCTAGGAGTCGGAACTGCGCCCACAAGTCCATCAGCCCGTTGGCTGCGGGAGTGCCGGTGAGTCCCACGATCCGGGTGATGCGTGGTCGCACGGAGGCGAGTGCTTTGAACCGCTGCGCCCGGTGGTTCTTAAACGAGCTCAGCTCGTCGATGACGACCGTGTCGAACGGCCATGTGTTGCCGAGGTGGCGCACCAGCCAGGGCACGTTTTCGCGGTTGATGACGGTCACCATCGCCTCGGCGGCAAGGGCATCGAGCCGCTGGGCTTTGGACCCGACGGCGACGGCGATGGTGAGCCCGGCGAGGTGGTCCCATTTGGTGGCCTCGGCAGGCCAGGTGTCGCGGGCGACTCGCAGGGGTGCCACGATGAGGACCCGGCGGGCCTGGAAGGAGTCCAGCAGCAGATTCCAGATTGCCGTCAGGGTGATCACCGTCTTGCCCAGGCCCATCCCGAGCAGGATCGCGGCCTGCGGGTGGTCTTCAACGAAGGCGGTGGCCTGTCGTTGGTAGTCATGCGGCTCGTAGCGCATCAGCCACCTCCTGGATCGCGTCAATGTTGTCAACGACGACCACGTCCATGCCGTGGTCTGTGAGTTGGTGGATGCGGCGGCGTTGGATGGGGCGTGGGAGGCGTCCGGGTGCTTTGAGTTCGACGAAGATGACGCGTCCGCGATGGATGCAGATGCGGTCTGGAACCCCTGCGGTTCCTGGGCTGGTGAATTTCCAGCACAGGCCACCGATCGCCTCAACGGCTTGCTTCAAGTGTTGTTCGATTGCTTGCTCGTTCATGGGTTACACGTCCTTGGTGTTTTGCCGAGGGTGCAACCTGGTGCAGGGTCGTTTTGGACTTTTCTATAGGGCTAGTTTTTATGCCCTATAGGAAACTCACATATGGGTCTGCACCAGGCTGCACCCAGCGCTATTACTGCTGGTCAAACTCGTTTTTCAGTTGGAGGCCAAAAACCCTGATCCCGGATTTCATCTTTTTGCGGACAAAGCCGTGGTGTTCTACGGTGGCGTTGAAATCGACCATGGGACGCGCCCACCCGGAGGTGGACATCGCCCACGCCCGGTAGGTCTGGTACAAGTCCCCGGCCCGTTCCGACAGCCCAGGGTCGAGGTCGCAGTGGGCGTCGAGGAACTGGGCGAACCAGTTGTTCTCTTCCCGATACGCCGCTGATGCCTCCACCACTCGGGCCGGGGCCTTGAGGTGGTAGTTCTCGGCGTGGATGAGGTGCGCGCCCTCCATAACCCAGGCCAGGATCGCCCCGCCTGCCTGCGTATAGAGGTAGTCGGCATAGTTCTTGATGTCGGACGTGCCTTCGATCTTGGCTTCGAAGGGGATGACGATGAGCCTGCGCCAAATACCAGCATCCATCGCCCCCACCCTGGGCAGATGGTTGGTGTAGAGAATCAAGGTGTGCGAGGGGGTGAAGGCAAACGGTGCCTTGTATTTCTTCTCCGCGTAGATCTGGTCGGTGGAGGCGAGCTGTTTGACCACGGAGGTGGACATGCGCACGCCTTCTTCGGACTCGGCGGAGATGATGAGGCGTTTGCCTTTGGCCTCAGCCAGCTCCGGTTTGACGTTGCGCATCCCACCGATCGTGAGCACATCAGCGCTCATGTTGCCTGCGTAGGTGCCCAGCACCCGGGCGATCGTGTTCCAGAACGTCGATTTGCCATTGCGACCATCCCCGTAAGCGATGACGAGCGCTTCGACGAACACTTGCCCGATCGCAGCCAAGCCAACGATGCGCTGCACATAGGCGATGAGCTCGGCATCGCCCTGGAAGAACACCTCGAGGGCTTCCTGCCACAGGTGCGCCCCGTCGATGCCAGGGTCGAGGCTGGTCTGCTTGGTCACCAGGTCCGCCGGGTCATGGTCGCGGCGCGATGCGGCTCCGTGGCGCAGATCGTAGGTGCCTGATGGGGTGTTGAGCAGATACGGGTCGGCATCGAGCTGCTCAGGTGTGGTCAGCAGCATGGGGCGGGCTTCTTTCAGGCAGTTGGTAATCCCGCGCGATTCGCGACGCTTGAGCGCGTAGGCCGCATAGGTTTTCGCGTCCTCGAATGCGGCGAACGCCTCTTGTTGGGCGGTGTTGAACATGGCCTGGGCTTTCGCCTTCGACATCGACGCCAACAACATGGCAGCCCCCGTGGCAGCGAGCTGGTCTTTGGCGTCTTCGAGCAGCTTGTGAGCCTCGGCCAGTTGGCGTTCGGTGAGCTCCTGGGCGACGGCTTGGGCTGCGGGAGCGGATTCGTACCAGACACCGTCGTAATAGACGAGCCAGTCGGTGGCCTCCGAGTAGCGCAGCGAGTCCGGATAGGCCTTGGTTAGGGCGTGGGCTTGGCCGACGTCGCTGTAATCGGCGGGGCGTACCGAATCCAGGCTCGCCTCAAAATCCTCTGGTGGCACATACCCGGGCTGGTTCTCGACCGTCTTGGCGAACCGGGTGGCCGACCTCCAGATCGACTCCACCTCTGCCTCGGGCAGCGGCGGGTTGCAGCGTGCGGCCTTGCGGTCAAACAAGTCGCGTGCCTCATCGGTCGTGCCGAGGCGAATCAGCAGCCTGCCAGCAAACCTCGACAAGGTGGCGTTACGCGAACCCTCCTCGATCGCCTGGGTGCCCTCATCCCACTGGGCGAACACGTCCTCCTCCACCGTGTCGGCAAGCCAAGCGTCGATGGTGCGTTCACCCTCGACCACGGTGATCTGCGGATCATTGTGGCCGTAGATGAAGCGGCCAGCGTCGATCGCGTTCGGGTCGAAAAACACGAACCGGGCGGCGAGCTGCTTCTTCAGCCCCGCGTAGGCCTCAGCATCAGTTACGGGGTTAATTGGGAAGTAGACGTGGAAGCGGGGTCTGGGCGACTGGGCACCTTTGGTCCTCTGGTGGTTGCGGGAGGTGGCGGTCATCAACGCCACACCCGCCAGCCGCTCCGCCAGCGATGCCGGGGTGACCCATTCGGCAGCATCCTCGGTGTGGGAGTTGTCCACGTCCATCACCAAGCAGTTCGAGGTCACGAAACTGCCAGCCGAGCGCCTGCCACCCACGTACTCGGCAACCACATGATCCAACCGCGTAACCGCCTCCAGGTCGGCTGCCGTGGTCACGGTGTGCGGGTTCGGGTAGTGGGCGTTGTTCTGCTGACCTGCCACTTGCGCGGTGAACATCGTCATCGCCTTCATAGGGTGACCTCCTCAAAGTCGGCGTCGAAATAGGTAATGGGCAGCTCGAGGTGGTGGGCCCATTCGATCTCGGCGCGCATCCCTGCCGAGACGCGGGCCGTGTAGACCCAGATCGCCTCGCACTTGCTCAGAAGAATTCGGTTGAAAAACATCGCCAACTCACGCTCACTCGCGTCGGTGTCGTCCATGAACTGCGGAAACAACAGGTGTGGTGCGAGCGGAATCTTGCGACGTGCCACCGCGTGAGCACACAACGCGCGAGCCAACTCCACGTTGTTCTCTGTGTCATCGGAGTACGGCGAGCAGATGTAGACCAAGGGCCGGTAGCCGTACTCGGCGCGTTGGAGATTCTTCAGCGCCTTGTACGCGGTGGGGTCTGGGTAGCCCTCCGTGTTGTGGGGCGAGAAACCCAGGTCGATGCCGGGAGCAGTCGTCGTCATGCCGCACCGCCGTCCTGCTCGATGACCGGCAGCAGGCCGAACTGGTTCTTCAGCAGGTCGTAGACGAACAAGCGGCCCTTTTGGGTCCAGTACATGTGAGTGCGGGTCTTGCCTTCGTCGTACTCGTGGGTCTTGGACTGCGTGTAGCCCTGCTCGGCGAACCGGGCGTAGAGGAACCAGCGGCCGGACTGCCTGAACTGCACCCCGGCGTCGTGCAGCAGCAAGTTCAGCTTCTTGGCTGACAGGCCGTAGTCCTTGGCGATCTCGGTGATGGTCAGTAGCGAGTCCGACTGGAGCACGACGTCGTAGTAGGAGACCTTCGGGGCGGCCTCGAGCAGGGCTTGCTCGGCGGCCAGCCGCTTGGCCCGCTCGGAGCGAAGCTGGATGATGGCGTGCTCGAGGAACTCGTCGTTGTCAAGAGCTCGTCGATGGCGTAGACGCCGTGGCGGCGGATGGTGGGCAGGACCTCGTTGACAACCCAGGCTTCGAAGTCTTGGGCTGCGGGGAGCTTGGAGGAGAAGATGAGCCGGTACAGGTCACCTTCGGTGATGAACCTGGCTTCTTGAGTGCGACCGAGCGCATCCGTGATGGGGTGGTGAAACGCCACCCCACGTCCATGCTGCTTGATGGCGTTAACTGGATCTTTGTACCCCAAGGCGGTGGCCACATCGCGGCCACAGAAATACACCTTGTCCTCATGCTCGACAGTTCGGATCGTTCCAAAGGCATCGTTGGTGAATACCTGAAGATCTCTCGTAGCCATGTCTGGCTCCTTCTAAGAGCCAGGATTGACGTGAATTCCAGCAAGCCACGGGTGCGGCCGCGTCGGGCTCTCACGCATACGCCCCTGAGCGCGCAAGAATCCGGACACCCGGGTCTTGCTGAAATACTCAGGCCACTCGCTCACATGAGAAGCTGGAGCGGTGATGCAGTCCGATTCTTTCTCCCAACGCTCGACTATCCGCAGTATTGCGAATGTCCTGGCAAGTACCGATTTGCCGGGCCTAAGCGGAAGCCAAATCGACGAGCTTCTCCTCGACATTGGTGCGCCACCGCGTGTTGCCGGGAGTAAGCGAGAAGGACTGTTTGGCGCGCTTACGGAAGGAATGTCCGCAGCGCAAGCAGGTCAACTCACTCGTGAGTTCATAACGACTGCGATGAGCCCGGCACGGCATACCACCGATCGTCAGCGTTGGAATGATTTGCGCCGCTTGCTCAACAAGGTGCTGGCGACCGAAGGATGGCATATCGACGATGCTGGCGAGTTGACCCAACTCGCTGAGGCGGCACGCACATTCGATGATATCGAGCGTCTTACCAGCTCTCTCGTGGAGGAACTTCAGCGGCGCGGTACCCACGAACGCCTAATGGAGTATTGCAGCCAAGAACTGATCGCGGAGTCTCTGTTCCACGCGATATCCGAGGCAGCCAAGTCGATCCCTGACCGCATCCGTATCCTTACTAGCTTGACCGACGATGGTCAGGAGTTGTTCGACGCAGCTTTGGGAACAAACAATTCTGCCCCTAAGCTCGTGATTAATAGCTTTTCCACGGAGTCGGAAAAATCAGAGCACAAGGGTTTTAAGAACCTGCTTATAGGGATCCACGGGCACTATCGCAATCCCCGCGCTCACAAAACCCGACTAGGTAGTGAGGAAGGTAAACATGACTTCCTCGATGCCTTCAGCTTGTTCTCCTATGTCCATCGTCGCCTCGATTCCGCCCAGCGATATCAGTCCTTCATGTAGAAATCACACACGTACCCGTCTGCCGCTAGCGGCAACCCCGCTGCCCAGTCAGGCGTAATGGCCATCAGTTTGCAGATCTCGTCCACGGTGGCCGTGGCGGTCTCCACCACGATCTCGTCGTGGACGTGCATGACGATCCTGTGCCCAGCGCGATCGACCTGGTGCATGCCGAAAGTGAGCAGGTCTCGGGCGACGGCTTGGACGATGTTCTCGGTGAGTTTCCCACCGTAGGTTTCCAACTGGCCCCACTTTCGACCCGTCGTGATGCCCTCGTGCGTGATGGCAGTGCCACCGAACCTGTTCTCACCCAGCTTGGGTTTCACATAGGCCAGGCGACGTCCGGAGGGCAGTCGGACGAACATGATCCCGGACTCCACGGTGAAGGTCAGCGCACCAACACCGGTCGGCTGGCGGGTAGAGATGGCCTCGATGGCGGCGGCGTTGATGTCCGCCCACAGCTGCACCACGCTGGGGTTGGCTGCCCGCCACGCATCGACCAGCGGCTGGAGCTCGGATTCAGCCAGCCCCATCCGCAGCGCCCCCATAGCTTTCAGGGCACCGACGCCGCCTTGATAACCACAGGCGAGCACTGCGATCTTGCCCTTCTGACGCAACCCACTGTTCACGCCATGCTTGTCGACGGGGACACCGAACATGCGGCTCGCGGTCTCGCAGTACAAATCTTTCCCGTCACGGAAGGCCTGAAGCGTGGTGGCCTCGCCTGCAAGCCAGGCGATGACTCGCGCCTCGATCGCGGAGAAGTCGGCCACCACGAACCGGTGCCCGTCGGCGCGGATGAAGTTGCGTACGGAGCGCAGGGTGAACGGCCAGCGGTCGTTCTCGTTGATGTGGAAGACGAGCTTGTAATCGGACATTCTTTTCCCCTTCGAAAATCCCGGCGTGTGCCGGTTGTCACCTGATTATTCTTCTGGTGCTCACACTACAATGTCCGCGGAGTATTTTCACGTCAAGATAAAGCCTTACCCTATCGGTTCTAGCGGGTGCCCGTGCGTCCGCCTGCCCGGCCCTCGTGTTCACGACGCCCGAGCCGCCCTGTCCGCCTGCGGGATCGCCTTGCCTTCACCCACCCCACAAGCGGCCTGGCTGCCGTGACGCAAAAGCTTTCGAGGTGGTGCCGTGGCGAATCAACACGCGTTCGCCTTGCTGGCGGCTCGCAACCCGGTCATGAAGGTGCTGGGCGCGGTGCTCGGGATCGTACTGACCGGCGTCGTCCTGTACTGGGTGTGGTTCGCCCTTGCGACGTCGACCAGAGCAGTGGCGACCAGACGGCGTTTGTGTGCGACCCCGTCAGCCAGACCGGCGGGAAGAACGGCATCCTTCTGGTCGGCGACGGCATGGGCGACCAGGAGATCACCGCGGCCCGCAACTACGCGGTCAGCAACGGAAACAGATCGCCATCCTCCCCAAGGTGAGAGCATCTAGAACCAATCCTTGACGATCGCTATGTGATCTTATGCTCACTGACAAAACGCCCGTAGGGGAGAGTACCCCTCAACGCCTTGCTGTTCAATTGTTGGCCGCCTCGGATATGCGAAATCCGCGCAGTGTCGAAAGCAAGAAAAGTGCAGTATCCTAGATGCGAATGCTGTTAACTCCTTTACAAACCTGCCGACCCCGAGCCTGCGAGGCCGGCGGTGGAGAGTGTTCTTGCGCGCCGCCCCGTCCTCCGGCTGCCGCTGAAGTCATATAGAAGATTGGAAGGACTTAGGGATGGATTTATCTAAAGCTTCGACACCGGGAAGGCGCTTTTTGCGTGCCCCGAGTGCTGCACTGACAGCCCTCGCCTTAACTCTGGGCGCATCTGCCGGATCCAGCCTCGTGACGGCCTCACCGGCGTCCGCGTCAACCTTCACCGGCGGCATCCGAGACACGTCCGGCGCGGTGGAGAAGGACGCCCAGAAGGCTTCCGACCTCCCGGCTGGATCGTGCGTTGTCTATGAAAGCACTCCGGACGGCAGCCAGGCGGGTTTCACGTGGAAGACGTTGGAGCCAAGCGCAACGAGCCCGTCGAAAACCCTATGGGGCGTGAGTGTGTCTTTTGATAACTCGAAAGATCGCACATTCGCTGATTGGAGCTTCACCAATTCGGGTCTACTTGGCGGCGTTCTGGATGTCGGCGAGCTGCCCTCCATGGAAGTCGGTCAGACCTTCCTTGACAAGAACGTCACCCACAAGGCTGACGAGAACATTGAGATTACTGCGGCCGTCCGCCAACGAAACGTTAATATCTATGCAGAGCTGACCGAGGAGAAAATCAAACAGTTCGCCTCGGCCACTGCCGATAACCCTGTGCGTTACGGTTGGCAAAGTAACTACAAGAAAGGGAACCCGACCGGACCGTATGCCTCGCAAGGTAACAGTGCTGGATTCAGCGCTATCGTAAACCCGTGGCCGAGCGAGAACATCGAATGTAACCCGATCACGGTGTCGTGGGAGTCTTTCGAGAAGCACGTTATCGTCCCTGGTGTGGAAACCAAGGTCGGTAAGATCAACGTTCCTGCTGTCAAGGGCGAAGGCACGGACGATTCGATGTCTCGCATGGTCGTGGAGGCCTACGACGGCAACGGTAAGTTCATCGGCACCACCGACCCGGCAGCGTCCGGCGGTACGCAGAACCTGCGTATCGACGAAAAGACCGGCGAGATCTACTTCACCTGGCCTGAGTATCGCGGTACCGACTTGGCCACTGACAAGAACGTGAGCTTCTCCGTTCTGGCTAAGCCACGTACCGTGGACCAGCTCCAGGCTGCTGACAAGAACAACAATCTCTATGGCGAAGGCAAAGTCTTCGACAGCTCTAATTCGCTGACTCGCTACAACAAGGCGAACGTCATCGACTCGAAGGCCTTCTCCCTGGATGACACGGAGTACCACTCCCCGAAGTACGACAAGACCGAGGCTTCGATCATCTCCGGCGTCGATAGCGCTACCGGCCCGATTGCGACCGAGCCGCAGAAGGTCACCTTCACCCAGACCGCTGACCTGATTAAGGAACTGGCAAAGAAGAAGGGCGACGGCGGCTTCGAAGCTAAGGTCACCCTCGACGAGAGGTACGTCTACGAGGGCTGGACCGTGGAGATGGACGAGGACTACAACGTCACCGTCACCGCCCCGGAGAATCCGCGTCCGGGCACCTTCGCGCGCCCTGTTATTACAGTGGAGTACTCCAACGGCTCCACTGACAAGCTTGAACTGCTCGTCGTTGTTGACCCGAACAACACCCAGGTCACCGACCTCGTACGCCCGGGTCTGACGAAGGGCACGATTGGCGACGAGCTGACCGCCCAGGTGGGCACGAAATCCATCATGAAGGGCTACAAGCCGGTTCACCCGGCTAAGTTCGAGATCGATGAGTCCACCGTTCCTGAAGGCTGGACTGTCACTATCGATGAGACCGGCAAGGTCACTGCGAAGGCCGACGACACCGTGGCGCCGGGCACCATCATCACCCCGAAGGTGAAGGCAACCTACCCGGACCAGACCACGGACGAAATCGAGACCCAGTTCCAGGCGATCGTTGACATCAAGATCCCGACCTACGGCACGGTGACCAATAAGCCAAGCGCCAAGGTCACTCTCAAGCCTGAGGTTCCAGAGCGCGGCCTGAGTGGTAACACGAGCGATGAGGCGCCGAAGCGCTACACCTTCAAGGAAGGTAAGACCGAGTACACCGTCGAAGATGAGAGCGGTAAGTGGACCGTCAAGATTGATGAGACCACTGGTGAAATCACCACGACCATTCCTCGGACCGCTCCAGAGGGCTACATCCTGAACGTGCCGGTTCTTGCCTACTACGACAACGTTGACAAGCCGCAAGAGGTCAAGGGCACCGTGGTCGTTCTGAAAGGCGATATCAACGCGTCATACGACGTGCAGACCACCGGCCCGAACCAGGCTGTGAACCACAACGTTCAGGACGCCCCTAAGGGGTCGAAGTTCTCGTTCGGTAAGGATGAGAACGACCAACCGATCACCGAGCAGGAGGTTGACGGCTGGAAGTACAAGGTCGACCCGAACACCGGTGTCGTCACTTCTACCCCTCCGGCAGATGCCAAGCCGGGTGACAGCAAGACCATCAACGTCACTGTTGAAACCCCAGACGGTTCAACTCCGTTGGTGCCTGTCACCACCGTGGTGAAGCTAACCAACAGCTGGGAAGCTGAGCCGACCTACCCTGTAGAAACGGTCTACCCGGGCGAGACCGCGACGCTACCAGTTGCTCTGGAAAAGCCAGACAACGTCAACGTCGCAAAGGAAAACCCCTACAAGCTGGGTGAAATTCCGGCCGGCTGGGATGCCCGCATTGACGAGAACGGCCAGGTAACCGCAACCGCACCTGCGGATGCAAAGCCGGGCGACCAGGTCAAGATTCCCGTCACCGTTTCCTACGAAGACGGCTCCACGGATAGCGCTTACGCAGTGGTGAACGTTGTTGACGTTCCTACCCGTGAAGTTCCGTTCAAGGTCGAATACAAGTACGACGACACCATCCCTGCCGGCGAGTACAAGGTTGAGACCAAGGGCGAGCCGGGCTCAGAAAAGCAGAACAAGGACGGCAGCTGGGAGCAGACCAAGGCGCCGGTGAACGAGGTCGTCATCGTCGGCACTAAGCCTGCTAAGAGCGCCAAGGAAGTCACGTGGACGGTTCCGATCCCGTACCCGACCGAGGTTCGCGAGAACCCGGACCTGAAGCCTGGTGAAACCCGGGTTGTTCAGGAAGGTGAGAACGGCGAGAAGACCTATACCGCTAAGTTCACGGCCGAGGGCGATAAGGCTGAGGTAGCCGAGGAGAAGACCACCAAGGAGCCTGTCAAGCGGATCGTTGAGTACGGCCCCGGCCTAGCTCCGAGCGAGCTGGTGACCAAGGTCGAGAGGCCTGTTCCGTTCGAAACCGCGATCGTCTTCGACAACACCCTGGAAGAAGGTCAGCAGAAGGTTGTGATCAGAAGGGTGAACTTGGTACCGAGGTTGTGACCTCGACTCAGAAGATCGTGGACGGCAAGCCTTCGGGTGACCCGGAAGTGACGACTGAGCGCACCAAGGAACCTGTCAAGCAGATCATCCGTGTCGGCACCAAGACCACCACTGAAGGCACCCACACCAGTGAGTACACCAAGGATGTGCCATTCGAGACCGAGGTCATCTTCGACGACACGATGGAAGCCGGGAAGCAGGAAACTGTTCAGGAAGGCAAGCTTGGTAAGGACAAGGTAACCACTACCCTGACCATCGAGAACTCGAAGGTTGTGGACTCCAAGACCGAAACCGAGCGTGTGACCGAGCCGGTCAAGCAGATCATCAAGGTCGGCACGAAGGGCAAGCCCGCCTCCACCGAGATCGAGTGGACTGAGAAGACTCCGTTCGACGTCGAGGTGCGCGTCAACCCTGACCTGCAGCCTGGTGAAACCAAGGTTGTCCAGGAAGGTAAGCAGGGCGAGGTCAAGCACACCGTCAAGGTGAACGCCGAAAACGGTGAGATCTCCACGGAGGACACCTCCGAAAAGATCAGCGATCCGGTTAAGCACATCGTCGAGGTTGGTCCGGCCAAGAACCAGACCGAGCTGACCGATAAGCACACCGAAAAGATCCCGTTCGACACGGTCATCGAGTACGACCCGAACCTCGAAGTCGGCAAGATCGTTGAAGACCAGCCTGGCGCTTTCGGCGAAAAGGAAATCACCAAGACCTGGAAGCTCGAAAACGGCAAGCCGGTCGGTGACCCGGAGACCACCGAGAAGGTCGTGACCGAACCGCAGCCGCGCAAGCTGCGCGTAGGCGCCAAGTGCAACTGCGAACAGCCGACCCCGGACCCATCCGAGGACCCGAGCGAAGAGCCGACCCCGGACCCGACCGACGATCCGTCAGACGAGCCTACGCAGGACCCGTCCGAGGATCCGGGTGACAAGCCCAGCAACCCGACTGAACCCGGCACGCCCGGCGACGAGCCGAGCCAGCCTTCCACGCCCGGTGACAAGCCGAGTGATGGAGCTCAGACTCCTGGCACCTCGGGTGGGCACGGTAGCAACCCGGCGGGCTCGAGCAGCTCTGGTAGCTGGTCTCTGCCGCACACCGGCGCCAGCGTCGCAGCGGCACTCGTTGCAGCAGCTATGCTGATCACCGGCGGCGTGGGACTGCTCGCAGTGCGCAGGCGCCCCTCGAAGCGCTGAGCTGTAGAACAGTCACTGCGCTGAGTCGCTGACTAACACAAAAGCGGCGAGGCCACGGGAGAGATCCCGTGGCCTCGCCGCTTTTTGTATACGAATTTGTGTGGCGCGTTCAAAGCTGTCTCCTGCAGTGGGTTCAGGCTGCTCGTAAGGCTGGGTTGCCGTCGCCTGGTGAGGGGGACATGAGCCTGGACAACGCCCGGCTTCGTGCCGCGGGCAGAGCGTCAGAGCCGTGCGGGACATGGCACTCATTTGAACGCGCGAAGAGCATGCATGACGCGCGTGATTGCAGCTATGGAGTGTGGAAAATGTGGCAGGCCCTGCACCGTAATGGCATCGCGGTTAGTTGAGAACAGACTGCTAGACTGATGTGCATAGCTGGAGTATCGGGTAGAGGCAAGGGCACATCACCGGTGACAACTCGTAGCTCGAAGAGATTAGATATGTGTCCTGATCTGGTCGGCCGCGACTTCCACCCAGGACGCTTTAGGCTCTTCTCAATTGGTGGTGTATTGGGTCTATGGCTGGGGCCGGGCCGACGGCGACCGGCCGGCCTGCTCAGGTGCCCGCTTCTCCTCCAGTAACATGGCAAGCAGCATGTCGGCGTTGGTGCCGGAGTCGAAGTAGAATGTGGGTTGAGTGATGAATAAGCAGGAGCTTGCTTCCAGGATTTGGAAGTCTGCGAATCGTATGCGCTCGAAGATCGAGGCGAATGAATATAAGGACTACATTCTTGGCTTCATTTTCTACAAGTTCCTGTCTGAAGAGCAGGTGGCGCGGCTGAGGCGGGACGGGCTGGATGACTTGACGGCGCTGACGGAGGACGACGTCGAGATCGTCGAGTACACCCGAGACCTGTGTGGCTACTTCATTTCTTACGAGAACCTGTTTGGCACGTGGCTGGCCAAGGGCAATGATTTCGGCATCGATAACGTTCGCGACGCGCTCTCCGCGTTTAGCCGCAACATTGACCCGGCTCGCAAGAAGGTCTTCAACGGCATTTTTGACACGCTTCAGTCGGGTCTTTCGAAGTTGGGTACGGATGCCCGCGCCCAGTCGAAGGCGGCGCGTGACCTCATCTACCTCATCCAGGACATCCCGATGGGGGGCAAGCAGGACTATGACGTGCTGGGCTTCATCTACGAGTACCTCATCTCGAATTTCGCGGCGAACGCGGGTAAGAAGGCGGGCGAGTTCTACACGCCGCACGAGGTGTCGTTGCTGATGAGTGAGATTGTGGCCTGGCACTTGCGGGACCGCGAGAACATCGAGATTTATGAAACTTTCATGCAACGCTGGATACAAACGCGCGCGAACTACTGACGAACCCGGACTTCGCGCTCATAGCGCAGTCCTACGGTCTGCACGGCGAAACCGTGCGCTCGACCGATGAGATCGTCGACACTGTCGAACGGGCATTGATGAGCCCGACCGGTGCACTGCTGCACGTCATCACCGACCCGACGCTGCGCGCCCCCCTCCCCGGAGGTGCCGGCCGGGGTAATGAACGGAGACCGACCATGACACACACGTCACAGGCTGAGGCATTCCTCGCCGACTGGAACGTCCACTGCACTTTCGGTGCGGTGCCCGGCACCCACGGGGTCGACCGGCAGGAGGCCACCGAGCCCGACGGCCAGCAGCGCCGCTGGTTCGCAGAGCTCCTGCAGCGCCACGGGATGAAGGTCGTCCGCGATGAGATCGGCAACCAGTTCGGGCCGGTCGAAGTCGACCTGGCCGCGTATGCCGAGATCCACGTCGAGCAGGGCCAGCAACATGGACGAGGACGGCGTCACGCGCTGCTCGGGGCGGCCACGCTCATCGTTGCCGCCCGCGAGCTCGTCGACGACTACGAAGAGGGCGTTCTGCATTCCGCGGTCGGTGAGATCACCGTCTACCCGAACTCCCCGGTCGTCGCCAGCGAGGCCCGCATCCTGCTCGACCTGCGTTCACCGAGCATGGAGGTCATCGACAGCGCGGCTGCGAAGCTGCGGACGAGCATCGCCGAGGTGGAGGAGACCGTCGCTGTCGAGATCGACATCGTCCACGAGCACGCCTGGGACCAGAACCCCTACCAGCCGGAGGGCACCGCGTTCCGTCGCCAAGGCATTCGGCCTGTCCCATGGCGAGGTGCTGACCGTGGCCGGTCACGATTCGACGAACATGAAGGACCTTGTGCTGACGGTGATGCTGTTCGTGCCGAGTTTCGAAGGCGTCTCGCACAACCTCAACGAGTTCACCAAGGACGACGACCTGCTCGCCGGTCTCAACCACCTCACCGAGGTGCTGCGACGGATCGTGACAGATCCCGCGGTGGTGGCCGAGGCCGGGAACGGCTGATGCTGGCATAGGGGCTCGAACAGAACGACATGCGGAAGCGGCGAGGTGCACCCTCGCCGCTTCCTGCTTCTTCCGGAGGCTGCTGGCCTCCGGGATTCCGTTTGTCCAGGCAGCGCCAGAAGCTGCTCGCGGTCGCGTCGACATCGCCGTGGGTGCCGGTGTAGGATCCCTCTTAAGGTTAGGCTAACCTAAGAAAGGCTTACATGTCCAAACGAGGCAATCTGCTTGAGAGCACCGCGAAGTCGACGATCCGTGCGGTCTACTCGCGGTCCATGGCGCTGCCACCGGAGCGCGACCACTGCCCCCAGTTCTCCGCTCGCGTCACCGCCGTCACCGACCTGACGCCGGCGTTCCGCCGCGTCACGATCACAGCCTCGGAGATCTCAGACGTGGCGCTGATGGGTCCGGATGAGTATGTGGGTCTCTTCATGCCGCCGCCCGGGCAGGGCCTCCAGATGCCCGACTACGCAGGTCTCAACCCACGATCGACTCTCTCGCGCATTCCGGAGGCCTCCCGCCCCGATCTGCGGTGGTACACAGTGCGCGAACATCGCGCGGCGCTCGCTGAGATCGACATCGACATCGTCAGCCGCGGACACGACGGTCCCGGCGCCCGCTGGATCACACGGGTGAAACCTGGCGATCCGGTCGGCCTGCGCTTTCAGACCGCGCCTTACGGCAGTGCTCCCGATGTCGGGCACCACGTGCTGATCGCCGATGAGACCGGTCTTCCCGGTGTGCTCGAAATCCTCTCCGCTCACAAATCGGACCCCGAGCTGCGCTTCAGTGCGATCGTCGAGGTGCCGAGCGAGGACCATGTCCTGCCGGGTACGCGCGAAGCCGGCATCGCCGTCGTGTGCCGCGGTGGAGACGACCCCGGTTCTGCGCTCGCCGCTGAACTCGGCCAGCAGCAGTTGGGCAGGATCGACTACGGATGGGTGTGTGCCGAGGCCAAGACTGCCGCGCTCGGACGGCGCTTCCTGGTCAAGGAATGCGATGTCCCCCGCCGTCAGGTGATGAGCTCGGGCTTCTGGAAGGTTGGTCGTGCGCGCCTCTGACACACGAATCCGCAACGGATCCTCGAAAACCCGGCTCAGCGAACGGCGCTTCCTGCTGCTTCTTGCGCTGTATGCCTCCCAGTACTTCGGCATCGGGTTCCTCATGACCGGCGCTACGGCTATCCTCCGCGAGAAAGGGGTCGCACTCGAATCGATGGCAGCCGTGAGTGCCCTGGGGATGCTCTGGGCGGTGAAGTTCCTGTGGCACCAGTGGTCGACCGATTCGGCCGCAACCGGGCCGGGGGCCACTACCGCAGCTGGCTGCTCGTTCTTCAGCCGCTTCTCGCCTGCGTCCTTGCGGTCATCGCCTGCCTGCCGGATGTGCGCGCACAGTTCGGGGTCTTCCTGCTGCTGGCCGCCGTCTACATCCTCCTCTCGGCGACGCAGGACGTAGCGGCCGATGCCTTGGCGATCTCTTCGATCCGCAGTGATGAACGCGGATTCGCCAACGGCGTCCAGGTTGCCGGGAGCTACATCGGCCTCATCGTCGGAGGCGGACTCACGACCGTGATCTACGGGTGGGCCGGCTGGTTCGCCGCCCTCGCGACTCTTGCTGTGCTCACCCTCCTGCCGACGCTGCTGATCGCCGTGAGCCCTGAACCCCCAGCCAGCGCCGAGGCGCGGGCCGCGCGGATCTCGGTGAACACCATCTGGACGGTGGTGCGCCAGCGGGGCGCGGGGATCTGGATGCTGCTTGTGGTGCCGATAACGTGGATGGGCCTCACTGCAGGCTACAGTCTCATCACCCCGAGCCTCATCGACCAAGGTTGGAGCGCCGAAGAGACAGCCACCCTGACTACGCTGCTCGCTGGTGTCTGCGGGACAGCTGCCGCCCTCGGCACAGGGGTGCTGATCCAGCGCTTCGGCAGGGAGCGCGTCCTGCTGGTCGGCTGTGCACTGGCGGTTATCGGAATGGTCGCGTTCCTCCCCGTCATCTCGGGTGTAGCATCCACGGTCTACATCGTCGCGGTGACGATCGTGTTCTTCCTCGGCTACACCGCCGGCTCCATCATCGTGTACTCGATCAACATGGACTACTCGCGTCCGGGCAGCGCTGGGTCGGACTACACCACGCTCGCCTCGTTCGCCATGCTCGTGTCCTTCGGCGCTGGCGCGGTCTCCCTGTCTGTGGCCGGCCAGCTGGGCTACGTGTCGGTGTTCGTCGGTTCGAGCATCCTCTACGCCATCGGCGCGGCACTGACCGTGTGGCACCAGCGGCGATACCGGACGCAGACGCTCAACCACGGCGCCGGTCGCGCCGTGCTGCCGGTCGAGTCGGCCGCTGCGGGGCCCGAATCGGTCGTCAGCACCGCTCTCAGCGCGACTGCACCTGACCGGGAGGAACGTGAACGCTGAACCCGGCGCTTGCGCGTGTTCCGTCGGCGGGGTGCAGTGCCAAGTCGTGCCGGCCGAGGCTTCAGTCGTCTGAGAGGTAACCGGTCTCCGGGTCGATCTCGGCGAGGAAGTCGCGGATCGCCTCGATGTGGTCCTCATCCGTCAGCGTGGAAGACGGATAGGTCCCGCCGGCAAAGCCGTAGCCCGGATTGGGTCCGGTGAGCCAGTCCTAGTGATACAACTGCAGATCACTGAGAAGGTCGATCCAATCACTGGTGTTCGCTCGCGTAGTAGGCAGATCATCTTCCCGCGCTTCCACCAGTGGGAGGCCGTCACTAGTTTGCTCGAGACCACGAGCGCTGAGGGGGCGGGTAGTAAGTACCTGATCTAGCACTCTGCAGGATCAGGAAAAACGAACTCGATCGCGTGGCTGGCTCACGGGCTGGCGAACCTCCACAACGCCGATATTTCGAAGACTTTTGATTCGGTGATTGTCGTGACAGATCGTACCGTGCTCGATGACCAGCTTCAGAAGGCAATTGAGGGCACGAGGGGTTTGGTCGAAACGATTAACGCTGACGAGGTTTGTAAAGCGTCAGCTACCTCAAAATCGGACCTGTTAGCCAAGGAACTGAGTAGCGGCAAGCTCATCATCATCGTCACGTTCCAGACTTTCCCGTTAGTGCTTGAGGCGCTTGCGCAGCAGGGTGGGCTCGCGGATCGCAAGTTTGCGGTAATCGCGCACTAGGCGCACTCATCTCAAACCGGTACAAGTGCTCAGAAGCTGCGACAGGTTCTTTCACAAGCAGAGGTCGAAGCCCTCGAGGGCGGTGGCGAGGTAAGCGTCGAGGACGTGCTTGCCGGTGAGATGGCAGCGCGGGCGACAGCTCAGAACATCTCGCTCCATGCATTTACTGCTACGCCGAAGGGCAAGTCGTTGGAGATGTTTGGCGCCCTGGTGCGGATGGGTTGCCACAGCCTTTCCACGTGTACACGATGCAGCAGGCCATCGAGGAGGGTTTTATCCTTGATGTGCTGCGTAACTACACGACTTATGAGACGGCTTTCCAGCTCGCTCAGAGAGCTGGTGGTGCTGTTGGTGGTGAAGATCTCGTCGATGAGGGCACCGCGAAAGAGAGCCTCATGCGGTGGGTGAGTCTGCATCCGGCAAACATTGTTCAGAAGGTTCAGATCATCGTCGAGCATTTCCGCGAGAATGTTGCTGAGCTCCTCGATGGACACGCTAAGGCGATGGTGGTGACCTCGAGCCGAGCCGCTGCGCTGAAGTACAAGATGGCAATCGATGCTTATGTTGAGAAACACAATTACCCATTGGGAACCTTGGTGGCGCTCTCCGGAAGCTTAACCGCTGAGCAGATTGATGATTTCGTGCCCGGAGTGCAGGAGCCATATACAGAAACGAACATGAACCCTGACCTGCGCGGGCGCGGGATTCCACAGGCGTTCGCGGGCGATCAGTTCCAGGTTCTGATTGTTGCCAACAAGTACCAGACGGGCTTTGATCAGCCGTTGCTGTTCGCGATGTACGTGGACAAACGCCTTGACGGGATCGAAGCGGTCCAGACGCTTTCCCGTCTGAACCGTACCCTGCCGTCGAAGGGTAAAGACACCATGTACATTCTTGACTTCGTCAACGACACGGACACGATCCGTGACGCACTCCTGCCGTACTACCGCACTGCCGAAATCATTGAAACTACCGACCCAGACCTCGTGCATGACCTTGCGCGGAAGCTTGAAATTGCCGGGATCTATACGAAGGATGACGTGGATGCCTTCGCGCAGGCATTCATCATCGAGAAGAAGCACGGTAAGCACACTGCACCGCTGAAGCAAGCCGCTGATCGGTTCAATGACCACTACGTCGCAGCCTTGGCCGACAACACAAAGGCCGAGATTGACGAGCTTGACCTCTTCCGCAAGGACGTTGGCTCATTCGTGCGCCTCTACGATTTCCTGTCTCAGGTTGTCGACTATCAGGACACCGACCTCGAGAACCTCGCCCTGTTCCTCCGGCTACTACGACCGCGACTTACTGGTCGCAAGACTCCAGAAGAGCTGGACTTTAACAACATCGAGCTCACCCTCATCAAGCAGACGCGCCAGAGCGAAGGAGCTATTTCACTCGGCGGCGACGGCGAGAAGCTCAACCCGATGGGAGTTGGCGGTGGACGTTCGCGCGACCCGCACCTGGTGGCCTGGGAAGAAACCCTGAACAACATCAATTCCCTGTTTGAGGACGAAGAGTTTGACCCTGGTTCAGTGGAGTCTTGGGGACAGGGCGTCGTCACGATTCTGGTTCAGAATGAAGAGATTAAGGATCAGGTCAACGCAAACACCAAGGAGCAGTTTCGTGAGTCGCAGACGATCGAAACTGCCGTCACGAATGCGGTGCTCGATCACCAGGACTCCCAGCAAAACATCATGGAGAAGTTCTTCGAAAGCGCTCATCGTAAGGGCCAGATCATTAAAGAGATCTCCGACCTTGTTTACTGGGAGCTTCGCCACCAGGCTGAGAAGGATACACAGCCTCAAGACGATGAAGAGGATGACGTCGACCAGGAGTAGCAATTGCTGCGCGCGAAATCCCGACTGGTTCACCCCTCTACGGAAGACAGCCGGGGTAGCGGCGTGCCGGACACTCAACGGTTAAGCAGCCTAATCTCCAAACGACGGCGACGGTACGAATTCCCAGTTCATAGCCGGTCTCGGCGCTATCGGATAGCACCACTCCGCACCAGGGTCTTGTATCCATCGTGACTGGTTGTGCGACCCAGGGGTAGGCACGGGCGGCATGTTGTCGATTGCAGCCCAGCACGTCGCGGAGATGAACGAAACCGCTCGTCTAGAGGTGTTCGGTCAGGAGCTCAATCCGCAGACCTATGCCGTGGCGAAGTCAGACATCATGATCAAAGGCGAACGCCAAGAGCGCATCTACCTTGGTAACACGCTCACTGACGACAAGACGGCAGGCAAGCACTTCGACTACATGCTGTGCAATCCGCCGTTCGGGGTGAACTGGAAGAAATACGCCGCCCCGATCCTCGAAGAAGCCGAGCGCAAGGGGTATCAGGGCAGGTTCGGCGCGGGCACTCCCCGGGTCTCGGACGGCTCGTTCCTGTTCTTGCAGCACATGATCTCTAAGATGCAGCCCTACGATCCCAACGATCCGGTCAACGCACCAGGAACACGGATCGGCATCGTGTTCAACGGCTCTCCGCTGTTCACAGGCGGGGCTGGCCAGGGCGAGTCCGAAATTCGCCGCTGGATTCTTGAAAACGACTGGCTCGAGGCGATCATCGCCCTACCGGATCAGATGTTCTACAACACCGGAATCCTCACCTACGTGTGGGTGCTCTCCAACCGGAAAGAACGCCGCCGCAAGAGCAAGGTGCAACTCATCGACGCCACCAACTATTTCCAGCGGATGCGCAAACCCCTCGGTGAGAAACGAAAAGAACTCACCGAGGCCAACATCGCTGACATCACGCGCATCTATGGTGCGTTCCAGGAAACTGAGGAGTCGAAGATATTCGATACTGAAGACTTCGCCTACCACGAAGTCACCGTCGAACGCCCTCTGCGGCTCAGCTTCCAAGCCACGCCCGAGGCCATCAAGGCGCTCCAAGAAACCAAGACATTCACTGCGCTGGCCACCTCCAGAAAGAAGGCCGAACCGGCACGCTCCCAGGCGATTGAGGCTGGCAAGCGCCTACAAGACGTAATCATCAAGACCCTACAGGGGCTCGGCTCTGAGCAGGTGTTCCTGAATCGTGACGAGTTCACTAATGCGGTCCGCGAAGGCGTCAAAGAGCGCGGCCAGAAGATCAGTATTACTGTGCTGCGCAAGATCGTGGCAGAACTCGGCGTGAAGAACCCGGACGCGGACATCTGCCTCGACGCGAAAGGCAACCCAGAACCTGACTCAGACCTGCGCGACAGTGAACAGATCCCGTTCCGTGAGGACGTCGAAGCCTACTTCCAACGTGAAGTCATCCCCTACGCGCCAGACGCGTGGATCGACCACAGCAAAACCAAGATCGGCTACGAGATTCCCTTCACCCGCTATTTCTACAAGTACGAAGAACTCGGCGACCCGATAGAAACCCTCACCGAAATCCAAGCCCTCTCCGCAAGCATCCAAGCCGACATCGCCAAACTCTTCAGCGAGCAGGTGGGGTAATGGGCGAATTGGAACGACAGGATATCCCCTGGATAAAGGAAGTTCCGGGTGGCTGGGAATCTGCAAAGCTCATTCGCCTCACGCGAATCAATACCGGAAACATGGATACCGTAGATTCGGTAGATGATGGACTCTATCCTTTCTATGTTCGATCTCCAGTTGTTCGTAGAGCTAACGCCTTCACCTTTGATGCTGAGGCAGTTTTGATGTCTGGAGACGGTGCTGGCGCAGGAAGGATATTCCATAGAGTAAGCGGAAAATTTGCATGTCATCAGCGTGTTTACTGCATCGAGTTCTTGAATCGGGTCACCACAGATTTTGGTTTCTACTACCTTTCCACCTTCTTTCCCATGCAGGTGGATGCAGGGTCTGCAAAGTCGACGGTCGACTCAATTCGGAAGCCAATGTTGAACGGGATGCCTATCGTTTTTCCACCCGTTGATGAACAAAGGCAGATTACAGATCTTATTGACCTGCGAACTGCTGAGATTGATGGGATGATCGGGAAGATGGCTCGCCAGGTGGAGTTGTTGGAGCGGTATAGGCGTGAGCTGATCGCTCGTACCGTGACCCGTGGGCTGGATCCCGATGTGCCGATGAAAGATAGTGGAATCGACTGGATTGGCGAAGTTCCTTTGGCGTGGGAAATCAAGCGGGCTAAAGCGTTGTTCTTTCAGAGAAAAGAAAAATCTACCGAAACAGATGTGCACCTGACCCCATCACAAATTTATGGAGTACTTCCTCAAGAAGAGTACATGCGAATGTCTGGCACGAAGCCGGTTCTTAACCTCTCAGCTCCTAACAATATGAAACATGTAGAGATTGGTGATTTCATCATTCATCTGAGAAGTTTCCAAGGTGGTATAGAGCTTTCGAACTACGCCGGGAAAGTGAGTAACGCCTACACGGTCATTTCCGCTCGTCAGGGTGGAGACAAGAACTACTATCGATGGCTATTGAAGTCTTCTCCGTTCATTGCGAAGCTGTCTTCGCTGACTGACCAATTACGGGATGGGCAGTCAATTAATTTCAAGACTTTTAGTCATATGGTTTTCCCTCTACCTCCACTATCTGAGCAGGGCCGCATAGCGGATTTCCTTAACAAAAAATCCAGCGAAATTGACTCCACTGTGGCCGGGATCAATAAGCAGATTGAGCTTCTAGGTAAATATCGCAAGCAGGTTATTAATGATCTGGTGACGGGCAAGGTTCGTGTGGGAGAGGTTGCGTGATGGATACGTCTGAGCGCAGGTTTGAGGACGAGATCGAGTATTGGTTGACGCACGTTGGCCCGTCTGAGTTTGACCTTTATGAGTCGAAGTCGCCTTCAGGGTATGACAGGCAGCTTGGTTTGTATTCGCAGGATCTGCTGGATTTTGTGCGGGAGACTCAGCCTCAGCAGTGGGAGCGCCTGGAGCGTATTCATGGGGCGAAGGCTGGCGAGAGATTCTGTAAACGGGTGGCTCGCGAGCTCGACCGGCGTGGCGTGGTCGAGGTGTTACGCCGTGGCGTAGAAGACCTGGGGGCTAGATTCAAGCTGGTGTTCTTTGCGCCGGGTTCTGATTTGAATGAGGTGTTAGCGGAGAAGTACTGGGCTAACCGGATGACGGTGGTGCGTCAGTTGCACTATTCGACGAAGAACGAGAACTCGGTGGATACTGTGCTGTTCGTCAACGGTATCCCGGTGGTGACGTTGGAGTTAAAGAATCAGCTGACTGGCCAGACGTACCGGAATGCGATTCATCAGTACAAGAGTTCCCGGCCTGCTTCTGAGGTGTTGTTTGGGTTGAACCGGCGTGCGGTGGTTCACTTCGCTGTCGATACTGACGAGGCGTGGATGACTACGAAGCTCGCCGGGATGGATACTGTGTTCTTGCCGTTTAATCGGGGCTACAAAAATGGTGCTGGCAACCCTCCGGTGCCGGGTAAGTACAAGACGTCTTACTTGTGGGAGGAGGTGCTGGCGAAGGATTCCCTGCTCGATATTCTGCAGCGGTTCGTCCAGTTCGTCCCGCATGAGAGTGATCGGCGTAAGGACAAACTGATCTTTCCTAGGTATCACCAGCTTGATGCGGTGCGTGCTTTGGTGGCGGACGCCAAGGAGCATGGCGCCGGAAAGAACTACTTGGTGCAGCATTCGGCCGGTTCGGGCAAATCGAACACGATCGCCTGGTTAGCGCACCACTTGTCGAATCTGCATGATGATCAGCAGCGGGCGGTTTTCGATTCGATCATCGTGATCACGGATCGGCGTGTGTTGGATAAGCAGCTGCAGGATACGGTTTTTTCGATGGATCACACTGCTGGCGTGGTGGTGAGGGTCGATAAGAACGCCCGCCAACTGACAGAGGCGCTGGCCGATGGTGCGAAGATCATCATCTCGACGTTGCAGAAGTTCCCGTTTGTTGACGTGAGCAAGGTTGCCACAGCCGGGAAGCGGTTTGCTGTCATCGTGGATGAGGCGCATTCGTCCCAGACTGGTGAGGCGTCGGAGAAGCTGAAGCAAGTTCTGGCGGATACCGCTACGGCGGGTAAAGAATCCGAAGAAGACCTCTTAGAGCGATACGCGGCCGCCGAGGCGCAGGTCGAGGCCGAGCAACTTGAGATTGATGAACAGATCGCTGAGGAGCTACGAACGCAGGGCCATCAAGAGAACCTGTCATTCTTCGCGTTTACCGCGACTCCGAAGCAGAAGACGCTAGAGATCTTCGGCACTCCGGTGCCGGATGCTACTCCACGTCCATTCCACGTGTACTCAATGCGTCAGGCTATCGAAGAGGGCTTCATCCTTGACGTACTCAAGAACTACACCACGTACCAGACGTACTACAAGATCGGTAAGACCACTGCCGATGACCCTGAGTACTCCACCAAGCAGGCGAACAAAGCCCTGGGCAAGTACTTGAGTCTGCATCCATACAATCTGCGGCAGAAGGCGGAGATAATTATTGAGCATTTCCGTGCCAATGTCGCCCACAAGATCGGTGGCCAGGCTAAAGCGATGCTGGTGACGGGGTCTCGCTTGCACGCGGTTCGTTACTACTTCGCCTTCCGTGACTACATCAAACAGAAGGGATACACGGATCTTGGCGTCCTAGTCGCGTTCTCTGGGGCTGTTGAAGATCAGGGGGCGGAGTACACCGAGGAACAACTCAACCAGATTCCTGAAGCCGAGCTGCCCGAAAGGTTCGCTACCTGCGAGTATCAGCTGTTGCTCGTTGCGGAGAAATACCAGACCGGCTTCGACCAGCCGCTGCTTCACACCATGTACGTCGACAAGAAACTACACGGGGTGAAGGCCGTGCAGACCCTGTCAAGGATCAACCGCATGCACCCGGGCAAGACTGACACATTTGTGCTCGATTTTGTTAACACTGCTGAGGAGATCCAGAAGTCTTTCCAGGACTACTACATTTCCACTGGCATCACTGAAGAGACCGATCCGAATATCGTCTACGACTTGTATCACTTCCTCGCCTCCTACCACCTGTGGACAGACAAGGAAATCGAGGGCTTCACAAGAGTGTTCTTTACCCAGCAGACGAAGCAGACCAATCTCGACTTCAGCCGCCTGAACGCCTACCTGGATCCAGCGGTTGCGCGTTTCAATGAGCTCGAGGATGAGGACAAACTTGAAGTGCGAGCGCGGATGAACAAGTTCAACCGCAACTACGACTTCTTGACCCATATCATTCGCTACGACGACGAGCGACTGCACCGTTTCGCCGCTTACGCCAAACTCCTCGTCCGTAAGCTCCGCATCGATGGTGATCCCACCCCACACCTGGAAGATGAGGTCGCACTGCAGTACTACCGCATCCAAAAAGTCTACGAAGACTCAATCGACCTCATGGACGAGGAAGGCCAACTGGCGAACAACCCCGACACCTCAGGTGCGAGCGAAGACGAGAAAGATAGCCTGTCGAATATCATCTCGAAACTCAACGACCGCTGGGGAACCGAGTTCACCCACATGGACAAGGTCATCGAACAGCTTACCGAGGACATGGTCGAAGACGCAGAGGTCAAAGCTCGAGCTCACAACTCCGTGGACTTGTTCTCCATCGTCTACTCTGAGCGCATCCAAGACATCGTCCTTGAGCGCATGAGCCAAAATCAAGATTTCGCGATCAAATACCTTTCGGATGCCCAATTCAGAGCAGATGTCGATCGCGTTCTATTGCCGCTAATCTACTCACGCCTCAATAGCCAAGACTAGCGGCAACCTACACTACTTCTCAGTCGTCAGGCAATTGTCTGGCGTTATTTGTGCTTATGTCATATACTGTCGGTGCAAGTGTTGATGGGGAGTGTCATGCCAAACAGTAGTTTGACGGTACGGATCGATAGTGACCTAAAGGATGAGGCGGCCAAGGTGGTGGAAGGCTACGGGCTCGACCTGTCGTCAATCGTGCGCGCTTTCTTTACCGAGATTGTGAGCACCAATGCTATTCCGCTTTCGTTTGACTATCGCCGTCCCAATGCCGAAAGCTTGGAAGCGATTCGAGAAACCGAAGAAATGATCTCCACTGGCAATGGTGAAGGCTACGCCTCAGGCTCAGATCTCCTCGAGGCTGCTATGGCATGACTTGTCGGCTCACGGGCAAGTTTACGCCTGCCTTTAGTAGGGATCTCAAGAAGAAGGCCGCAAAACGTCGTTGGGAACTCTTCGAACTTGAGACTGTGGTTGATCTCATTCTTGAGAACAGTCTGGAATGCCTAGAAATCCTCAAGCGGAGGCATCGTATGCATAAGTTGTCCGGTGAGTGGGTCGGAAGCAACGAATGCCACGTGGCGAATGCAGGTGATTGGTTGGTTATTTGGCGAGTCGATAACCAGACCGCCTACTTCCAGCGCACTGGATCGCACGATGAGCTCTTTCGAGCATAAAAAATTTTTGGTGGAAATAACGGAGCCTAGTTTTTTGGTTTAGTCGGTCTAAGCGATGACAGCATTTTATTGTCGCGGATTTGCTCACTCGACAACGGTTAGGAAGGTGGCGCCGTGAAGCTAGAAAACTACGGCTGACCAGGGAAAACATAAACCCGCCAACGCTCGCCGAAATTCTAGACCCCCAAGGGCATACTCGCCAAACGCAACCCCAGCCTTATCAAATGCGAGGTCATAGTGGATACTTAGACGTCGAAAATGATAAAAGCCGCTTGAACCCTTGAACCCCTGTTGAGCAGGGGTTTTGTCGTTTCTGGGGTTGTTCGTTGGCTCGCTGGAGGTCCGGTGATCTGGTGCTCGTCGCCATGACGTCCGCGCGGCAGGGGCACGTTTCTGGTTGAGGGGGTCTGCGGGAATGCTTGCGTTAGCGGGTATCAGACGAGGGTGTTAGAACAAGAAATCTGGCATCGAGAAGGCTTCTGGCACGTTGTATCTGATTTCGTTGGCTTCTTTGCGGACGTTGATGTTCGAGCTTTCGAGGAGAATCGGGTTCAGGTGGGGTTTTCCTTCGTGAAGGAAGATTGCATTGGAGACGTTGATTCGAATGTAAGTGGCGCTCTCGCGGGTGAATCCGAGTCGTTGGAGAAGGATGGTTTCCTGTTTCGTTGTGCCGTACTCGACGTATTCGTACCAGTCGTTGTCGAACTGCTCTTTTCCGTGGACCTTCTTGTATTCGTTGGAGAATTTAAGAAAGTAATTCGATAGCTCAAAAAGGATTACTTGCTCAATAGCTTCAAGCGTGTCACTAAAAACAAGGTTTCGGTGTTCTTTCGAATCTAGGTAGCGATTCGGTTGCCGATTGATCCACACAATTCCAGTTTTCCGGTGATGCTCGATTGCACGATTCATGATGGAACGCAAACCGTGTCCCTCCATCCACTGCAACAGGAGGACGGTGTACCAGGACAGCATAGCGAGCTGGTCACTTCCCTTGGTTGTTCTCCCTAACGTCTCGGGATTGTAAATTCGCCATTTGAAGATTGAGGCAAGCCGCTGAAGAAACGCGAGGGTCTCGTCGTAACTGAACTTTCCGTTTGGAGAAAGTTGTGGATACTGGAGTCCAGCTTGGATTGCGTGCGTCAGCGCTTCTGCCTGGTCAACGGAGACATTGATATCGTCATCTTGTTGGCCTTCGCGTCGCGAGAAAGTAGCAATAATGCTGTTGGTAGCCTGTTCGTCAAGATAGTCAGAGAATTCTTCACGCACCAGGCTTTGACGTCCGGTAGTGATGTCGCGCAAGAGCATGAGACCGAATTTGCGTTTCATATCATAACGCTCATAGCTCTCATTCCCTTTGGAGAATTCGATGCGACCTTCCTGTAGATCCTTGACGACACCTTGCTTCATTTTCTTGCTGATAATTTGTGAGTCAGTTTGCACGGATAGCTTCTGTGCAGGAACGTTCGCTTGTAGGAGTTCCTTGGCCTTTTGCTCGGATGCAAGTTGGTTGCCCACGATGATGAATACGTTGCCGTAGAGGTTGAACTCGATACGCCCGACTCGGCCGATCAGGTTCTTGAAGTCGACTGCTGTCATTCCTGCTCTGCCGATTTTGTTGGTTGTGATGACGAGGTTGTCGGCGGGAAGGTTGACTCCTTCGAGGAGCGTGCTGGTGCAGAATAGTGTCGAGATTTTGCCTTCGCGGAACAGGCCTTCGATGCGTTCGCGGATCGCTGGCGGGAGGTAGCCGATGTGGTAGCTGACGCCTCTACGGATGAGACCGCTGAGGTAGTAGTCCTCGTGGACGTCGCGTTCGATGTCTTTTGCGAGAGCGTCCAAGTCTTTATCGTTGAGGTCTGCCAAACCCTGGGCATAGTCACGCGCCGCTTGCACTGCGTGATGTCGGGCAGAATGAAACACGATGGTTTGCCCACGATGATCTGAACCTCGTGATGATTCACTAACAAATCGGGTTACGCCCTGTGCGGTAGCGTCCTGAGCTTGAAGTGAGGCTAGGTGCGTGAATTCTTGGGTGTGGTCGTTGTAGCTGGAAATGGTGTTCTCGTGCAGGTTGACGAGGTATTTGAATTGCGCGACTGGCGAATACTGGGTTGCGACCGCGTTGGTTTCATTTTCGTCAGAGTTTGGATCAACCAGCCTTAGGAATACCTCTGGGTTGGGAATGTTGGGTGAAGCGAAGATGAAGTGTGGTGGTCTGTGGCGGTGTTGAAGGATTGTCACGGTTTGGTAGTAGAACGGGGCGCGGCTGTTCTTGCCTGAGAGTTTGTGTGATTCGTCGAAAAAGACGTACTCGAATTCGATTGCAGGTTTGCCGATCAGAAGGTAAAGCAAGCGTTCTGGGGTGAGCACGAAGATGAAGTTGTGATCGCCTTCGAGCACGATGTCACCAGCGGCACTGACGATTCGATAGTTGTGCCGTTCAAGGTCTTCGCCGAGGTCAGCGATCAGTTTCGAGCGGGTCTCGTTGATCAGCGCTTTTGACGGCACGATGATCGCAAAGTTGGCTGTCACCCCGGATTTGATCTGGTTGGTGATGAAGGTGCGCATGATGAAGGACTTGCCCAGTGACGTTGGGGCCGAGAAGGAAAACTTGCCGTCGTTCAGGCGGTCGTAGATCTTCTTTTGCGGCGCGAAAAACTTCATCGACTTATCACCGGGCACGGTGAGGTATTCGGCTTGGTAGGCGTTGAATGCGGCGTCGAGGATGCCCGCATCGGAAGTCACACCCAACTGCTTCAGGCCTGGGTAGTTACCTAGCGTGGTGAAGATTGCAGGAACGTATGCTTTCGTTCGCGCGTCTTGTGGGTAGAGAATGTGGCACAGGAGCGCGATTTCTTGCGCCCACACCCTGTGTCGGTCACGATTGGTGGGGTGGATTGATTTCGACAGCAGGTCTGCGAATCGCAGGGCGGCTTCAAGATCCACGTCGTATGGGTGACGATCCGCCAGCCCCAATCGATGTAAGCCGTAGTTGTAGAGCAGGTTGGCGTACAGCTGTTTGAGGAATTCGTTGGAGTCGATGTCAGAAAATACGAGCTCGCCGACTGTTAATTTCTTGTCAGACATGGCTACCACCTGGCCCACCCACGAGCCCATCCATAATTGCGTCCGCGTCAACGTCTACTTCGTTGAGAGGCACAACGTAAATGTAGAACGAGTAGTTATCGAGGTTTCGGGTGTTGATCTCGTTGGCGATGATTTGGGCGTGCGCGGCGATATCTCCCTGCATTTTCTGATCGAGCGCAGCCCGATATTGCTGGTTGCCATAGTTCTTCGGATCGAGACCGATGTCGTAGCCCAGGAACATCGAATAAGCGGTATCAAACTCGGGTGCTCCACCCGGCTTCGGGATTAGCAGATCTTTGACGTAGTTTGCTGTTGCTGGGTCGAGGGTCTTGGTGAACACAGTTTGCTCGGCGAGCTGAACCTCGTCTGAGCGATTCTGTTCTATATCTACAACGCGGTCGAATGCTGCAGTGATGGCATCCCCAATGTTGCCGACCACGCTGGAGGTTCCAAACACGATGCTGCTGGTGGTTCGCTGACCGTCTGGTGTGAGTAGGTGGATGGCGTCACAGCGGCTGTGGATCTGGCCTCGGGCCTGGTTGAGCTCGATCTTGCTCATCACTTTGGGTGCTTCGAGGATTTGTTCGAGCAGGACGTAGAGCAAGATTTCACCTAACCCCATGCCGTCTTGTTGTGAACGCATCCGGTTTACCGCGTCGAGAGCAACTTCTTCGAGATCGTCTCGCTGTTTGTAGCCTTCGTATTCGGCGCGGGAGAAGACGTAGCGTCCAACGTTGCGTTTGAGGAACTTGACGAGGGCCGTGTGGTCGAAGCGGTTGTTTTGGATAGACAGATGGAACAGGCGTAACTGTTCGTCGTTTCGAAGACCTAACGTGTTCGAATGGGCCACTTCGGTGAACGTGGACGCGAATGTGTCGCCGCGCAGCGTTGGCGTGATCGTTGCCTGTGCCATCTCGTCTTCTCCCAAGAGGTGTCCTTCCCGCCTACAGCTTTTCGAGGATACGCACGAGCTCCGACAAAGTGATCGCCCCGTCAGGCGGAGTGACGCCATCTTCGAAGACCATGTAGTAGCGGTAGTCATTGCCAGACATGTTCGCCCACGCCCGGCCGAGCCTGATCTTGCGGTTAGAATCGTCGTTCTTCAAATGCTCGCCCTTGGACTCGACAACCACGATGGTGCCGCTAGCGGTCATCACGACGAAATCTGGGTAGTGGTTGAACGGACCGTTGAGGCAAAAGCCCTTGCGTTCAATGATCCGGTGCCACCAGCGAACGTTGTCCATTCCAGAGAAGCGACCAGCGAGTTCGAGCTCAAATCCGTTCATCTTGTCTTCGGCCTCATACAGGGAGCCACCAATGAGGGAGGAGGCATGAATGGGCTGGATCGCTTTCGGAAACGCGTATAACGCTTGAACATCAACGCGGCGGGTCTCGATATCCTCATAGAATCTCTTGACTTTGTGCGCTTCCAAAAGACCATCGATTTTTTGCTTGACCTTGCTTGCTACCGCATGCGGATGCTCTTGAAATGTCAGCAGCTGCTCGGTGCCAAACGCTTCAACCATCCGCACAATGTATGCGCGCAAGTCAGAGTCAGTGATCGAATTGATCGGTTTGATCCGATCGTAGATGGCGATTGCCGTGTTGCGTTTTTGTCCTTCGACGCTCAGTTTCGAGAAGTGTTCGCGCATGAATTTCTGATCGGTACTCGACATCCGGAAGGCTTTAGGAACCTCGGAGTCCTTTCGCACGTCGATCTTGTACATCTGCTCATCGGCCGTCGACAGGTCAATGTCGATGTCTTTCGTCTTTAAGTCAAAGTCACCGGCTAGTGCCTCGTGCTTGAGCTCGTTGTATCCCTCATGAGCGGTCGGGAACAATGCTGATCCGGGTTCTTGGATGACGAATTGGGGAAGGCGAAGGATTTCGATCTCGTCATCAAATTCGTGGTTGACGAAGCTCGTGTCCACAGCATCCTCCAAATCTGAAGGTACGAAGCCCTCACCCATCTGTGCAGCTTCTTCGACCTCCTGCTCATAGTCCGCACCCTGCTGAGCCGCCTGCTCAATCATCGAAGCAACCGTCGGATCCGCCGAAGGCTCTGGTGAACTAGCGGATTCTTCTCGCGCATCCAGATCAGCTGCAACCTGTTCTTCGTCAAACTCCAAGAACTCTTCAACGTCCATACCTTCCCCTGCGACTGGGGACGTTGGGGCAGGTTTGCTTGGCTGGTCCGTGCCAGTGAAGTCGAAAGCTACTTGATCGGCTGCACGGAAGTCACGCTTGGAGAATCCGGCACTGTTGAGCCCCGCAACGATCTGATTGAGCGTGGTCCCGAAATCGTTCGAGGAGGTCAACACGTAACTCATGTTCAACAACGTGTTCGGCTGCTTCCTGGCGTGGGGTTGGCGCAGAACACGGCCAAGGATCTGCTCAACATCGACCTGACTGGTCTTGTTCGCCAACGACGCCAAAATATAGGCGAAGGGGCAATCCCAGCCCTCCTTCAACGCGTTCACGGTGATGATGAACCTGATCGGGCACTCCTTGCTGAGCAGGTCAACGCCTTTAAGCTCGTTTACGTCGGCGGTCTTGATCGCGATCTGCTCTGCAGGAATACCCGCCTTGACGAGCTTGTCACGCAGCCGCTCAAACGAGGTAGCGTCCTCGCTCGTCTTCGGCTGAGCCTGAAACAACACGATTGGGCGAATATAAGCGCCACCACTTTCATACTGCTGTGTAGCAGCGATTTCTAGTGAACGACGCAGGTCGATCGCGTCTGTGACAACATCCTTTTGTGACGCCCGGTTGTATGCGATGACCGGAAGTTTGACCATGCTCTCGTTCTTAAGTGAGAGCGCATCCACATACGAGATCACGTTTGCTTGCCGCTTCGGGGTTGCGGTTAGATCAAGAATGAATGCAGGGTTGAAATTCGTGAGCATCTCCTGGCTCAACGTGCTCGTCGCGTGATGCGACTCATCCACGATAACGACGGGATTCAACTGGTTAATCACCTGGAACAGTGCAGTTTCATCCGCGTTCTCGATCGGCTGCTCCGGGGCACCAAACGCGGTCGCGAACGAGGCGAGATTCCCATTAGCTTGGTATGCCTTGCGTCCGTCCTTTGTTCGTGAGCGGAACGAATCATACGAGAGCACCATCACTGACAGCTGCTCAGCCACGGTCGACGGGCTGAAATTCTGCCCTGCCAGCAGCTCTTCTTTCGAATACACCTCAACACGGCCACCAAAATCAGCGTTCAACTTCTGCCGATACGGATGGGCCGGATTCTTCAACGCCGCCAAGGTTTGCGTCAAAATCGAATCCGACGGCACCAGCCACACCACAGCCTGTTTCCGCGTCGGCGGCAAAGCCTCAAATATCGGCTTCACCGACGCACACGCCAAAAACGTCTTCCCACCGCCAGTTGGAACCTTGTAACACACGTGCGGAACACCATCGATCACATTCTGGTAGCCCGGCATCTGCGGGGTGCCAACCTCAATCTGGCGAGACTCCCAAAACACCTTAAAAGCATCGTTCAGCGTAGGCTGCTCGTTGAGCTGGGTGAGGTAATCCTCTAGATCGGCGATCACCCGGTTTTGATACTTCTTCAACTCCATAACCAACACTCCTTAGAGACGGGTGATATCCCGAGGGATCTTCTTGAACGTGATATTCAGAGAGCGCAGCTCCTCATCCGACAACAAACACGTGTCGGCATAAATCACATACGAACTAGCCGCACACTCAGGAGGGATCGAAGCCAGATAGTCACGATCCAAAACCGTTGCCCGATCCGGCTCATATACGAAAAACAACGATGCATCCTCATGCCGTCCTAAGAAATACGGATGGGCACTGGGCGGATTCGAGAACGGCTGCCCCGTCTCGGTGAACCACACATACTCACGAACCCGCTCAAGAGGCACCTCTGGGTTCAAGTCACCTGCGAGAAGTAGTGGCGCGCCTAACTCGTAGAAAGAGAATGACCCTCCTGTTCCGGGCACTTCATCCTTATCGGTGCGGTATCCGTCGATCACTCGTTTGACCCGCTCTGCCGTGATTGATTCTGCGTAGTCGCTGAGCTCTACGAGGATGAATTTTCTATCTGCGTCGCGTCGTACATATTTGAATTAAGCACGGCGTGTGCGGTCGTTCCTGAGCCTGCGAATGAGTCTAAGACGATGCCGTCTGTGTTGCCATGCAGGGCGATAATCCATTCGATTAGTGATAGTGGTTTCGGGGTGTCGAATTTCTTGTTTCCAAAGATTGCCTTGATTACTGCAGTCGCGTCGGCGTTAGTTCCATAGCCATCGAGCCACGTATTCCATCCGAATGATTTTTTTACGTCACGAATTTTCTCGTATGGAACCCAGCGCTCAGTCTCTCCATCTACAACAACCCCTGGGTCGTATGATGTTTTCTCCCAGTGAGCAGCCTCAGGATTGTCCAATAACTCTGACATACCTGCGTGAGCAGGACTCCAACGCCAGTAGCCGTCAGACCCGTCATTCTTGATTGGGAATACTTCTCCACCATTGGGTGCAGTAATGGGGAACCACAACGTCGGTCGATCTGATCGGTCGGAAGTTGCACCCCACTTTCGTAACTCACGCCCTTTTCGATACGGGCCCTTGCTGTCCTTGAGGTCAAGCTTCCCAGTTGTCTTCTCTTCTTTGACAAGACTTGATTGGTCACCCTTGGTGTAGAACAAAATGTATTCGTGCCCTGTTCGCAGGGCCGTTTTATCTTTCCCTCCACTTGGTTCAGAGCGCACTGGCGCACAAGCAAGTCGGTTTGCAGGGCCAAAGATTTCGTCCATGATGCAGCCTAGGTTGGACAGCTCTGTGTCACTTATCGAGACAGCAATCAATCCGTTTCTGGCTAGCAGGCGATGGAGAAGTCTTAGCCGTGGGTACATCATGCATAGCCATTTGTCATGGCGGGAGAGGTCTTCGCCTTCTTTGCCGACGACTTCGCCAAGCCATTTCTTGATTCGTGGGTCGTTGACGGCGTCGTTGTAGATCCAGCCTTCGTTGCCTGTGTTATAGGGAGGATCGATATAAATGCAGTCAACCTTGCCTTCGTACTTTGGTAGTAGAGCTTTGAGGGCTTCGAGGTTGTCACCATGAATAATCATGTTCTGTGAGCCGTTGTCCCCATCGTGTTGGCCGTGCTCGTCATATGAGTATTGGCGGTCGAGGACGCGGTAGGGAACGTCGAGGTGGTGGGTGATCACCTTGTCTTTGCCGACCCAGTTCAGTTCTGGCATTAGCGTTCCTCCTTAGGCTCGTGAGGGTTGTTGGGATGTGGTTCTTCTGCGGCTTGACCGGTGCGGACCCATTCGTCGATTTCTGAGAGTTTGAACTTCCAGACCCTGCCGACTTTATAGGCGGGAAGATTATGGGTTGTTATCCATTTCGTGATGGTTTCCCGGCGCACCCCGAGGTGGGCTTGCGCTTCTTTCATGGTGACCCAGTTTTCTAATTCAGCTTCGCTCATCGTTCCTGCCTTATCGCGTGAAGATCCGGGTTAATAACTGTGGCATTGACATTGAATGTTGTGGTCGCTTGAGGGAAGCAGTTCTCGCCATCCACGTTATGCATTTCCCAGTGGCTTGAGGCAGCACCTTCATAGCCTTGCGCCCGAAACGTGCAAGAAATCTTGATGAACTTCGCTGTCGCCGGTGGGCTGTCAGGAATGGCGATCTGTGTGGTGCCGACGGGTCGTAGTCGCGAGTCTGTCGGATTCGTACAGACGAGTGTCCGACTGGTCCAATTGATGCTGCCAACGTTGCGCAGTGTCCATGTGTGAGTGAACTCGACCCAAAACCCTGGCCTGTATTTCTGCAGTGCAGGCGGTTCCGTCACGTCGACGCGATCTCCTTGATAGAGCGGCTGCGGTGCGAGGTTGATCTCACCTGGTTCCTGGCCTTTAAGGCGAAGTCGGTAGCAGCGTTCGAGGACATCGCAATGGTCTGGGTCATGGATGATCACATCAAACCAGTCGGTCAGTGCCCAGATGAACGCGTCAGGTTCAATTTCCATGCTTGACGGAAGACCGGCAGAAGCGCCGATTTCGTGGCATCGATCTTCCAGCGTGTATGTGGCGCGACGGGGTGGGCTGATGTGACCTAGCAAGAACTTGTGCAGTGCCTGTTTCTTGATCTGATTCGGTAGCGAACCGCGAACTGGGTCAGATACTTCTTGGTCGCCGCGAAAGAGCGCCGTCCAGTACGAAGTGGAATAGACTGCGGCGCTTCCTGCTGCCTCAAAAACTGCGCGTGCGAACTTACTCTGCGATTTTATCGGAGCTTTTGGCTTATAAATTGCGCAGCAAAAGGCGCTCAGAGTCAATGATCCACCTCCGTCACACACCGTCTAGAAGAAACTCTAGAAGATCTAGAAATTCCTGCCCTTTCATCGTCCGTCGTCTAGAAAATTCGTCCACTTTGATTGAAGTGTGAGCAAAACACGAGCCGACGAGACGAGCAACATCACTCTCATTATCGCACGCCGACTCGCGCGAACGCTCATGAACACGCACCAACTGGTGGTGGGTGTCGTAGCGAGAGCGAAGGAGGTGAAGAGCGTGGGTAGGAACCGCAAGCAGACATCGCGTGCTGTGGCACGCAAGGCATCAGCTGTGCTGCGCGATGGCCGTTCTTCGGTGCGGACCAAGTCCGTTGCCGCCTCGGCGTTGGCGCAGACTAAGCCGTCCAAGCGTGGCAAGTAGCCGTACACAGCCCACTCGGTTTCGACACAGCTCGGGCCGGGTGGGTGGGGACGGTAGCGCTGGTGGCCATCGGCACTGACGTTCTCCAAGCCTGAACGTGATTGTTCGGGAGCTCATCTGGCGGATGAGCGACCTCCACAGCGAGTGCTGGCTGTGGTTGTAGACAAATGAACCACTAGTGAGACCTGCTCTGGGAGCGCTCGGCGGGTCACCTCACCCAAACCTCTTTGCTGAGGGGCGGGTGGGGTGGCTCGCCTTTGTCGTCTTCCTAGCAGTTCTCACCAGTGATCTGAGCCAAACAGATCAGGTCTCCAAATCACCGGGATTCCCGGAGAAATGGAGATCCTTCGATGAAGGTCACCTTCAAGCACGAAGCAGACAACAACAAGAATCAGTCCATCACTGACACTTTCGACATTGACCCTGGCGAGTTCGCTCTCATGATCGCAACCCACCGGCAGCAACGCGCCGCCACAACTGGTGTTCCGCTCAACCAGGTCAAGCCCCGCACACCGCAGAAGATTCTCGACGAGTTGTGGAACGCAGAAGAAGCGGCCACGCATCAGGCGGTTCGCGCCGATCGCGGCAAGGGTAAGAAGACATGCACGTGCGGGGCTGAGTGCGGTCCTCGACGTGGATGCCGCGTCCCGAATAACAAGCCGTTTTCGTATGAGCAGATGCTCGACATCGACCTTGATCCAGCTTCACCGGGTATCAGCGCTGAAGACCAGGTCATCGAACGCGAGGATAGTGTCGAGCGTGCTTGTGAGCTCAAGGTGATGCGTGGCGTCATCGCTGGTTTGGATCCTCAGCATCGTGAGGTGATGACGCGCCTTCTTGCAACCGACAAGCTCAATCAGGCGCAGGTGGCACGCGATATGGGGTTGACCCGTGCTCGGGTATCGCAGCTAGTGGCAGAGGTAAAACCGCTGATTCGACAGGCGGTTGAGGATGCCCGATTTAACACTTTCGGTGGTGTCGGCAGTGGGGTGAAAGGGAGAAGCCAACCGGGCTGCTCCCACAAATGAGGAAGAAAGGTAAGCCCGATGGCTCGACATAGTCTCAAGCTTCATATTGCCCGGCATATCCCTGACGACCCCGGAATCGTCGCAACTAAGAACGTGACGCTGCGTGAACGGCTCATGCGCCTACTGCTTGGTACCCCGCGCAAAGTCATGATCCTTGTCCCTGGTGATTCGGTCAAGCAGATCGACATCACCGAAAACACCGATGACGACCTCATGGCCCTGGCCGATGCTCTCAAGGCGGGTGAATCCAAATGATGATGCCGGAAATTAACGCCTTCATTCGTGATGGAAACCAGACGATGCGATCGCTCGCCGATTTGCTTGCGCGGGCTCAGCAGATCGTTGAGGAGAGCTTCGAAGACCACGCAGGAATGCCTGGTGAACGCCCGGAGCTTGCCCTGCAGATCAAGGAACCCTTCGGAACCATCCCAGCCACGCACGCCCAGCCAGAACTACTTGCGGACGAGCCAGAGGTTGAACCTGAACCGACGGTGACGTTGGAAGAAGTACGTGCTTTTCTTTCCGAGCTCTCAGCGCAAGGTCACACGGCAAAGGTTCGTGAGCTGATCGTCGAGGCTGGTGCGGACAAGCTCTCAGCGGTGGATCCGTCGAAGTACGGGTGGCTGCTGGATCGGGCGAAGGAGATTGCTGATGGCACCGTCTGATCACGCACTCCTCTCAGCTTCTGGTGCTCACCGGTGGCTCAACTGCACCCCCTCCGCCCGCCTCGAATCCGATGAGCCAGAATCCACGTCTGCGGCTGCCGAGCAAGGCACCGCAGCACACGCCCTCGCCGAGCACAAACTCCGCCGCGCTTTGAAGCAGCGCTCGAAGCGGCCAGTCTCGACCTGGATTGATGACGAGATGGAAACCTTGACAGACGACTACGTCGCCTACGTCCAAGAACACATCTCGCTGGCTCGGGAGACCTGTGGGGATCCACAGGTGCTCATCGAGCAGCGCCTGGATTTCAGCCATGTGGTTCCGGGAGGTTTTGGCACCGGGGATTGCGTGATCATCGCCGAACCTACCTTGCAGATTATTGATCTGAAGTACGGGCAAGGTGTGTTGGTTGAGGCTGAGCGTAATCCCCAGTTGATGCTCTACGCTCTCGGAGCCCTTCACACTTTCGGCGACCTGTACGACATCGAGCGCGTAGCGGTGACGATCTACCAGCCACGTCGGGGCAACGTCGACACCTGGGAAATCTCCGTCACTGAACTCGAGCACTGGGCCGAAGCGGAAGTGAAACCGAAGGCTGAGCTGGCAGCAGCTGGCGAGGGTGAGTTTTGTCCGGGCTCGTGGTGTCAGTTCTGCAAGATTGCACCCACGTGTCGGGCGCGAGCTGAAGCCAATCTTGCGCTGGCCAGGTTGGAGTTCGCCCCGCCAGCAGAACTGTCCGACAGCGAGATTGCCGACGTGCTGGCCCGGATTCCGCAGCTCAAAACCTGGGCGGCGGATGTCGAAGCATACGCGCTCTCCCAAGCGGTGAACCAGGGCAAGCGCTGGACTGGTTTCAAGCTCGTCGCCGGCCGGTCGATCCGCAAATACACCTCCGAAACCGATGTCGCTGCAGCGGCTGAGGCGGCTGGCTATAGGGACATCTATGACCGCAAGCTCATCACCCTCACAGCGATGGAACGCCTCATGGGTAAACCCGCCTTCAACGAGATCCTCGGTGATCTCGTGATCAAACCTGCAGGCAAACCCACGTTGGTGCCTGCATCCGATAAACGGCCAGCGCTTGACCTGGTGAGTGCGGCCACCGATTTTCAACCAAACAAGTAACTAGTAGAAAGAAGAATGATTATGTCAACGACTAACACAACTCGTATTGTGACCGGCGAAGTACGCCTATCCTACGCACACGTGTGGGAGCCGAACTCCATCCAGGGAGGCAAGCCCAAGTACTCCGTCTCCCTGATCATCCCGAAGTCCGATACCGCCACGATCACTGCGATCGAGCGCGCGGTGGATGCGGCGATCGAGGCCGGGACGGCCAAGTTTGGTGGAAAGCGCCCCAACAAGGCCGCCCTCAAGTTGCCGCTGCGTGATGGGGATATTGAGCGTGACGACGAAGCCTACAAGGGTGCCTACTTCCTCAACGCGAACTCCCTGACCGCTCCCCAAATCGTCGATCAGAGCGTCGCCCCGATCCTGGACCGCGCCGAAGTGTACTCGGGCTGCTATGCACGCGTATCCCTGTCCTTCTATGCGTTCAACACGAACGGCAACCGTGGTATCGCCTGCGGACTGGGCAATATCCAAAAGACCCGCGACGGAGAAACCCTTGGCGGTGGACGAGTTTCCGCTGAGACCGACTTCGGTGCCTTCGCCGCTGATGACGATTTCCTGAACTAACCATCCCCACACGTGGAGGGAACCAGCACATCTTGTTGGTTCCCTCCACTTTTCCTCTATGTGAAAGGAACCCCGTCATGCGAACACTCTTCTGCGATATCGAATCTTTCAGCCCCGCCCAACTCGCCAAGACAGGCGTTTACCCGTATTGCGAGCACCCAGACTTCGAGCTGCTCCTGTTCGGCTATTCGATTGACGGCGGCCCGATCGAGGTGGTGGATCTCGCCAACGGACAATCTATACCCGACGAGGTTCTGGCGGCTTTAGTTGATCCATCCATCGTGAAGTGGGCGCATAACGCCGCCTTCGAACGTGTCTGCTTGTCCGCTTGGCTACGAGCGCATCATCCCAAGCTCCTCGACGAGGGCTTTCTTGACCCAAGGCAGTGGCGCTGCACCATGATCTGGTCGGCCTACCTTGGCCTGCCGATGAGCCTCGATGCAGTAGCCACAGTTTTGAAGCTTGACGTCCAAAAAGACACAGTAGGCAAGAAGCTGATCAAGCAGTTTTGCACACCCGCCACACCCTCAGTCCTGAACGGAGGCAAACGCAGGAACCCACCATCAGCTGACCCGACCGGGTGGGCGAGGTTTATCGACTACAACCGTCGTGACGTCGAAGTCGAGCTCGCCATCCACAACAGACTGGCTTGTTTTCCGATACCGGAGTCCGAATGGGACACCTACGCTCTTGACCAACGCATTAATGATGCTGGGATTCTTCTCGACCACACGCTGGTTGATAATGCCGTTGCCGTGGACGAGCACCACCGCAACGCGTCGCTTGCGCGTGCGCAGAAGCTCACGGGGCTGGAGAACCCGAACTCACCCATCCAACTCAAACAATGGCTCGCATCGCGTGGCTGCGCGCTGGAGTCGTTGGCGAAGGCCGAAGTCGATGCCGCCCTCGATACTGCCACGGGCGAGGTGAAAGAAGTCCTCGAACTTCGCGGCGATCTAGCTAAATCTTCGGTGAAGAAGTACGTGGCGATGCAAAACGTCGCAGGCAGCGACGGTCGAGCACGTGGGCTCATCCAATTCTACGGCGCAGGACGTACCGGACGTTTCGCCGGACGCCTCGTCCAAGTCCAGAACCTCCCCAGGAACTATCTGCCTGATCTTGACCAAGCCCGATCGCTCGTCAGAACAGGCAACCTCGAGGCACTTGAGCTTCTGTACGAGTCCGTGCCCGACACGCTTTCACAGTTGATTCGCACCGCGTTTATCCCTTCTCCTAGGCACAGGTTTATCGTCGCGGACTTCTCGGCCATCGAAGCGCGCGTCATCGCCTGGCTCGCAGGAGAAACCACCACCCTCCAGGCCTTCCGTGAGGGCAAAGACCTCTACTGCGAAACCGCCTCCCGCATGTTCGGCGTCCCAGTAGAAAAACACGGCATCAACGGCGAGCTACGCCAGAAGGGGAAAATTGCGACCCTCAGCTGTGGTTACCAAGGGTCAGCTGGTGCGCTGAAAGCCATGGGAGCCCTGCGGATGGGCTTAGCTGAGCACGAGCTCAAACCGATCGTTGATGCCTGGCGGCAAGCTAATCCGCACATCGTTCAGCTCTGGTCAAGTGTCGAAGAAGCAGCTATCGCCGCGATCGCGTCTCGTCAGCCGATCCGGCTGCGGAATTTGCGATTCAGCGTCGAAGCCGGAATCTTGTTTATTGAGCTGCCCTCGGGTAGGCGGTTGGCGTATGTGCAGCCGCGTCTGGGTGAGAACAGGTGGGGCGGCACATCCATCACCTACACCGGCACCACCACGGCACGGCGCTGGGGACAGCTCGAAACCTACGGTGGAAAACTTGTCGAGAATATCGTGCAGGCGATCGCTCGTGATCTGCTCGTCACTGGCATGCACGCCGTCGCCAAAGCCGGGCATCAGATTGTGATGCATGTTCACGACGAGATCGTCATCGACGAACCCGAAAATTCCGGCTTCACCGCCACTGGTGCTTGCGAGCTCATGTCCACGCTCCCAGCATGGGCCGAAGGTTTGCCGTTGGATGCGGACGGGTATGAGTGCGCCTATTACCGTAAGGATTAGCTGTTGATTGTCCAGATGGGATCTTGTTTCCAGCTGGGGCTGGCACCTATGTGCGTTAGATCGACGCCAGGAATTTCGGTGGGGAAACTGTCTAGGACGTCGCTGATGGCCTGTATTTCAGCGGTGAAATTTCCTCGTCGCAAGAGGAATGCGGTGAGCACCAACGCGGTGTATATACGTCCTGAAGAATGTGTCACGGCCGATAGCGTTTGGTCGCTGCGGCGGTGTTTGACCAGTGGACGGATAACGAGTTGCCTATTCCATAGTCTGGCGTGGTGAGCGCATATGTTACGAATGAAATTCGCAGTGCGCATCCATGATTCCAACTCGTCGGCACGTGCCAAGTACTTGTCAGCAATGCGACGACGCTGTTCGAAGGGAGCCAACGAAAACAGGGTCACGAGTTGTCCGAATTCGAGGATCTCGGTGGCCACCCACACCGGCAAACGACCATCGTGGGTCTGGTTGTAATGCATGACGAAATCTTCTGTAGAGCGCGACTGCGTTTGGGCTAGCTTCTGCGTGAACAGTACTGCGCGGCGATGCATTGCGCCTGACGGCCAAATCCGTTCGAGGTCGAGGTGAATGAACGGATTGATCTCACCCAGCACGTGCCCCACGTCAACTCGCAGGCACACCTCCAGCTTGCATAGCGCCCGCCACACAGCAAGACGCAGTTGTTCGTCAAACTCGTACAGCTCAATCGCGTGATGCATACGTGTGCCGGGAACGAAACGATCTAAACGCCGCCGAGGTGAGCCTTCGGGAGCTGGCTGGCGCAGCGGGTAGGAGTATCCCGAAAGCCGGTAATAGCCGACAGTAGATAACTCGCGGCGGTAATCACCGGCATCCAATAGGCCACGACGAGTGAGGATATTGATTTGCTCATCGATACTGACCCACGGTTTGTCGACCACCAGCCCACCTGCGGGTTAAGTAGCAAAATGTGTGTCTGATTTTCGCAGTCCTCACTGCTCAGACGGCATAAATCGGCCGTATATAAGGTTTCGCACCTTATATATGCTCGATTCTCGTTCAATCCACCGGAATGGCATCCTCATGTGCTAGTCGGGGATTGGTGTGCTTTCTGGGTGAGTAGAAACAGACCACGTTGCCCAGTATGCGCTGGGGAAATGAAGAAAAATGGCACCACTTCCAAAGGCACAACCAGGTGGCGGTGCAAAAACCCAGATTGCGGCAGCTCGACGACACGCCGCCGCACCGATCACACCCAAACTCGCGACTTTCAAGCGTTCATCTCTTATGCGACTTGCACCGCCTCATTGGCCGAGGTCGCTCGCCTGCGAAACATCAGCCGGTGGACCCTAGATCGCCGATTCGCGCCGTTTTGGCTCATCGATGTGCCCAACGATGGTGAACCTCACCGCGTCTATGACCAGATCTTCATCGACGGTACCTACACCGCCGCTGGCTGCCTCCTCGTCGCGGCCAGCTATGACCACGTCATCGCATGGCACTGGGCGAAAAGCGAAACCGCCCACGCCTACACCCAATTGCTCAAAAAGATCGCCGAGCCACTATGTGTGGTCCTCGACGGCGGACAAGGAGCACTCACCGCCATTAAAGCGTGCTGGCCAAACACGCTCATTCAGCGCTGCCTAGTCCATGCCCAACGCGCGATCCGTCGCTACACGTCGACCCAACCACGCACCGACGCGGGCAAGGCGATCTACGCACTGGCGTTGAAACTGACCCGCATCACCACACTTGACCAGGCACGCGAATGGACACTGCGTCTCCACGACTTCGGACAGGTCTATAAAGCATTCCTCGACGAAAAGACCCCCGTGCCAAAAGAACGGCGCACGCTGAATCACCAGTGGGAATGGACCCACCTGCGAGTTCGCAAGGCATACAACTCCCTGCTGCACCTCTCACGGAAAGGATGGCTGTTTACCTACCTGCAGCCGCCCAAAAACGCACTCGAGCCAAACCGGTGGGTCTCAACAACCAACAGCCTCGAAGGCGGCATCAACGCCCAGCTCAAACGCATCGCCGATGCACACCGCGGCAGGTCAGGAGAACGCCAACGAAAAATGCTCGAGTGGTGCCTGTATGCAAAAACGCAACTGCCTGACGATCCACTCACGATCGCCAGGCAGTGCAATTTCGGACAAGACCAACTCGCCAAAGTCAACGATCTTGCCGAAGAAGACCACAACAAAGCCGACCAAGAAACAGGACGACCAGCCTTCTACGACAACGCTATCCCAACCGAATACAACCACTCGATACGAATCAGAAAAGGCCCCATGAAATAGCACAAAAAGTGTCCGACCGACGACACGCCGACCGGACACACATTTTGCTACTTAACCCCTTTTTGACCCTTAACCCAAAAATAACCCCGCAGGTTTCCCTGCGGGGTGTTGTCATTAGAACGGTACTTCTTCGCCCTCGGACCGCGACGCTGCGGCTGGCGAGGGAGCGGACCAGGGTCAGACCGAGGAGAGCGCCCTTGCCTTGATCTGGTCGAACTCCTGCTGGGTAATCGCTCCCGAGTCGAGAAGGGCCTTCGCCGAGGCGATCTCATCGGTCGGGCTCGATCCGGCGGAGCCGCCGGCGACGGACTTGATGTACTCATCCTGCCGCTGCTGGAGCTCCTGGCGCGCCTCGACCGCGCGGTCGGTCATCCCCCGACCTCGAACAAGCAGGTACGCGAGCATTCCGATGAACGGCAGCCCGAGGATGAACACCACCCACAGCGCCTTCGCGAAGCCGCCGAGGTCCTTGCTGCGGAAGAGATCTCCGAAGATCCACCACAGGGACATGAACCATGCGAAGAAGATGAAGAACTCGAACATGGCGAGTAGGAATGAGCCGTTGTCGTCGAACATTTGCTGACTTCCTCCTGACTGGATGGACGCTGGCCGAGCGGTCCACGCGGACCCTAGCGCACGACGGTTAGGAACAAGGACGTGCCCGGGCCGTCGCCGAACCATGTTAGCAGCTTTTCCTCACCAAGTGAAGCGTCCTGGGTTTAGTTCCGCTTCTTTTACGGCCCTGTGTTGATGGGCTGGGTGAGATAGTACTCGGTTTCTACTTCTTGTGGGGTGGCGTAGTCCAATGCTTCGTGAAGCCGCTTGGTGTTCCACCAATGCGCCCACCGCAAGGTGGCCAGTTCGACTTCTCCGACCGATGTCCACGGGCCTTGGGCATGAATCAGTTCCGCCTTGTAGAGACCATTGACTGTTTCGGCTAGTGCATTGTCATAAGAATCGCCGACTGTTCCCACACTCGGGCGTATTCCTGATTCCGCTAGGGCGGTGGAATACTTCAGCGACACGTACTGGCTGCCCCGATCGCTGTGGTGAATCAGCTGGTTACCATGGATTCGTCCGGCAGTCGTTAATGCATGCTCCAAGGCCTCCATGGGCAGCGCATCGGTGCGCATCGTCGAGCGTGTAGCAACACCAACAATTTTTCGGCTGAAGACATCCACGACAAACGCGGTGTAGGCGAATCCTGACAGGGTACGAACGTATGTAATGTCGGCAACCCACAACCTGCCTGGCGCTTGTGCACGAAAGTTTCGCTGCACTAGGTCCGGGCGATGATCCGGTGTCTTCGGGCTAATCGTTGTCACGGGCGTTCGCCCACGTCTGCGGCCGGAAACACCTGCTAGCTTCATTAATCGGGCGGTCTTGTCGCGGCCGATATGAAAGCCTTCACGGTTCATCGCGTGCCACATTTTGCGGATGCCGTAGACCGAGAAATTCTGCGCATGCACACGCTGTATCTCTGGGATGAGAAGGCTATCGCTTAAGGCCCTTGCGCTGGGAACGCGTGTGGTGGCTTTGCGGTAGCCGCGTGAGGTGATGAATCCACGATCTGCTTGTTTGAGGACTCGGCAGATGGCCTCGACCCCAAACTGATCTTTGTACGCGTCGATGTAGGAGATCATTTGGTCGTGGGTCGGTCGAGTTCCGCTGCGAAAAAAGCCGAAGCAGTCTTAAGAATCCCGTTTGCTCGTTTCAGTTCGCGGTTTTCGCGGCGCAGACGCTTGAGCTCTTCTTCCATTGTTTCGCCACCTGAAGCGTCTGAGTCATCACGTACTGAAGCGCTGTCACGGTACCAAGCCCGCAACGTGTGGTGAGATACTCCAAGGAGCTCGCCGACCTCTGTGTAGGCGCATTGCAGTGAGCAGGACTCCAGGCGGACCATTTCGATGATTTGATGGACCGCCTTTTCCTTGAACTCGACGGAATACTTTCTAGGCATAGTTCAATCCTTCCTTAGCTGAGGTAGGAACTAAACCCAGGACGCTTCAAAGCGTGGTAGCCGGGTTGCGACGCGCTGACCGGGTTGGGCTGGTGAAGACGGGCCTGGGACTCCACGATTCGTAGCGACCAAGCAACGGATCGAGAGGAGTCCCAGGTGAGTGTTGAGGCTACCGTCCTGCCCGCTGCGATGCTCGGCATCTCGGGGTTGGTGGTGCTTGCCGCCGGTGAGTACGGCGGTGAGCTGGAGCTGTTGGTGGAGACCTCCGAGTCGGTGACCGGGTGCCCGCGGTGCGGGGTGGTCGCGGTGGCCCGCGGCCGGCGTGAGCATCTGGTGCGTGACATCCCCTCGGCGGGGCGGCCGGTGCTGCTGGTGTGGCGCAAGCGGCTGTGGCGGTGCGCCGAACCGGCGTGCCCGCAACGTACCCGGTCAGTACACCTAATAAAGCGACGTCAGTACGTTCGCTAATGCTCGAGCTGATCTTTCATCGCTCGTACCTCTCGGCTGCCAGCGTGGTCACTTATTCGCAACCGCCCACCGTGCGTTCTCTACACCCCTCACCGTTGCACCCGCGTGAGACTCTTAGACGGACCTGACGATGCACTCACGATCGCCAGGCAGTGCAATTTCGGACAAGACCAACTCGCCAAAGTCAACGATCTTGCCGAAGAAGACCACAACAAAGCCGACCAAGAAACAGGACGACCAGCCTTCTACGACAACGCTATCCCAACCGAATACAACCACTCGATACGAATCAGAAAAGGCCCCATGAAATAGCACAAAAAGTGTCCGACCGACGACACGCCGACCGGACACACATTTTGCTACTTAACCCCCACCTGCTTCCAAAAACATGAAGACCGGCTCTGACCTGTCTCGGAAACCGATACAAGCGAGCCGGTACTAGTGGTAATCACTATACCGCGAAAACAGCGACAGAATCAAGAACTCGGCGAAGTATCACCATCAGAGAAGAAAGCTTATCCAAGACCGCTAAGAAACGAGAACCGACCCTGTGCTCCCACCGAGGCGGGCAGCGGAACCGGGCATGTTGTCTAAAAGACCACCGTGTCGGCACCGCTGTAGCAAGAGAATGATGGTTCTTCCACACAGAGCACTCGAGAAATTTGTCTATGCCCCGGCGAGAATACCTGCCAGATTGCTCTAACAGATAGCGCTCCACCGGGGCTTCAACACCAATCGTGCCAGAACGAGAAGCGATTGAGTACCCGTGATTTAACACTTTCTGGTTCGTCGGCAGTGGGGTGAGGCCCTTAACCCTTGTGCCGACCGGCACGACTTTTTCTCGACGGGGTCTCGGGAAGGAGCCCCGCCATGGGAAACCAGATTCAAACATTCACCAACGACGTGTTCGGCACCATCCGCACTATCACCAATGATGGTCAGATCCTTTTCTGCGGCAAGGATGTCGCCACCGCGCTCGGCTACCAGGATCCGACGAACGCGGTGAAGCTGCACTGCAAGGGGGTGGCAAATTACCACCCCCTTGAGACCGCTGGCGGAATCCAGCAGGTCCGCTTCATTACCGAGGGCGACCTCTACCGCCTCATCATTTCTTCAAAGCTCCCGGCAGCGCAGAAGTTCGAAGCCTGGGTGTTCGATGAGGTGTTGCCGACGATTCGCCGCCACGGCATGTACGCATACGACGAACTACTCGCTGACGATGAGTTCCTGGAGCATGCCATCGCCACTCTGCGGGCCGAGCGAGCCAAGCGCCTCGCCGCAGAGCAATCCCTGTTGGAGGCGGCACCGAAAGTCTCGTACTACGACGTCGTGCTGCAGTCCGATTCGTTGTTGACGACGACGGCGATTGCGAAGGACTACGGACTCTCCGCGAAGAAGCTCAACCGAATCCTGCGTGATGCTCACGTGCAGTTCCATCAGTCGGGCCGGTGGTTCCTCTACGCGAAGTACGCCGAGCAGGGCTACACCCAGTCCAAGACTCACGAATACGGCGAAGGCCAGACCCGCACCCACATGTACTGGACCCAGAAGGGGCGCTTGTTCATCTACGACCTGCTCAAGAACAAGCTCGGCATCCTCCCGGTGATTGAGCGTGAAGGTCAGGTGCAAGCATGAGCGCCACGACACTCGATATTGGGTTTTCGAAGAAAAACACCGAAGGCTATCTGGACTTAACGAGCTACCACGCGCTCAAGAAGCTCCAGCGCGAACAGTTCGGCTACCGGCCCTTGGTTTATATCTGCTCACCGTATTCGGGCGACGTGCAAGCGAACGTTGAGCTCGCCCGCCAATTCTGCGAGCTCGCAGTAGCGGCAGGCAAGATCCCGTTCGCCCCGCATCTGCACTATCCGCAGTTCATGGATGACGCCGATCCCGATCAGCGCGAGTTGGCGATGTTCTTCAACAGGGTGTTGCTCGCTAAATGCGAAGCCCTGTGGGCATACGTGGGTCACGTTAGCCCTGGTATGCGCCTGGAGATCGGCTGGGCGCGAGACCTCGAGTTGCCGATTAAGTACTTCGATTCTGATTTCAAGGAGGTCACCCCATGACCACGCCTTTCACCTTGTTCGCTGCCGCGGTTACCGGTGTGCAGAACAATAACCACTACCCGAACCCACATCAGATCATTGACGCGGCATCCCTAAGCGTGGTCGCTGGCTTTGATCACGTGGCAGCCACCTACGTGAATGACCGCCGCTCAACTGCAGCGTTCATGTCTTCGGATTGCGTGGTGATGGATATCGATAACGATCACACCGAAACCCACACCGAGTGGATTACGCCTGAGAAGCTCGGCGAGTTGATGTCTGGTGTGGAGTTCATGACCGCCACCTCCCGCAACCACATGAAACCGAAGGGTGTGCTCTCCGCCCGGCCACGTTTCCACGTCTACTTCCCAATCCACACGATCACGAACGCGGACGAATACGCGGGATTGAAGCATCGTCTGGCATCGCGCTTTGGTTTCTTTGATCGCAATGCTCTGGATGCCGGTCGCTTCATCTACGGCACCCCTAACCCACAAGTTACGGTGCATGAGGGCGACCAGTTGCTCGATGCGTGGCTGGACGCGGCTGACGAGATCGACGTGTTCGCCGCCTTCGATCAGAGCACTCTCGTGATCGGTGAAGGGTCACGCAACGCCACGCTCTCTCGCTTCGCTGGGCGGGTCCTCATCCGCTACGGGCAGACCGATCAAGCACGAGACCTCTTCGACCGCAAAGCCAACCTCTGCGAACCACCGCTCAACGAGGGCGAACTGCAGACGATCTGGAACTCGGCATGCAGGTTCGCTTCGAAGGTCGCCTCCGACCCGAGCTATCTGCCACCAGAGGCGTATGAGGCGTTAGCAGGTTTACGTCCGGATGATTTTTCCGATGTCGGTCAGGCAGACACATTGGCTGGCGAGTATGCGAACAAGATCCGCTACTCACTGGCTACCAAGTGGCTTGTCTACGACCATGGCGTGTGGGATGAGAACGACCTGTCCGCACAAGGAGTGGTTCAAGAACTGACTTCTCGTCAACTTGAAGAAGCACAACACCTTATCGCCACAACATGGCAAGACATGGTTTCTACCGGTGCTGACGTGGTGATGGCATCGGCTTCATCGAAAGCCCGCGGCCTAGCAAAACTCAACCCTGCCCAAGTCGCAGCATTCAGGGCGTGGGATGAATCCAAAAACTATCACAAGTTCGTTCTCTCCAGGCGTTTGTCACGCAACATCACGGCCACGTTGAAAGAAGCCGGGCCGATCTTGCAGGTACGTGTCCGCGACCTCGACGTCGACCCCTACCAGCTCAACACCCCGGCAGGTACCTGGGATCTACGCGACAGTAGTAGCCACGAGCACAATCCCGCCGATCTGCTGACCAAACAGACCGCTGTCGGCCCCAACGATGAGGGTGCACAGATCTGGGCCGACGCGCTTGACGTCTTCTTCCAAGGAGATCCTGAGTTGATTGGTTACGTGCAGCGCATTGTGGGGTTGGCGGCGATCGGGCAAGTCTTCGTCGAAGCGCTCGTCATCGCTTACGGGGACGGACGAAACGGCAAATCCACGTTCTGGAACACCATCGCCCGCGTGTTGGGGACGTATTCGGGCACGATCTCAGCCGACGCGCTCACAGTCGGGGTGCGTCGCAACGTCAAACCCGAACTCGCCGAAGCCAGAGGCAAACGTCTCTTGATCGCGGCTGAAACCGAAGAAGGCATGCGCCTATCAACCTCGAACGTTAAACAGCTGGCTTCGACCGATCAAATCTCGGCAGAGAAAAAGTTCAAGGACCCCTTCGCCTTCACCCCCTCCCACACGCTGGTCTTGTACACGAACCATTTGCCGCGTGTGGGAGCTATGGATGCAGGCATCTGGCGGCGTCTGATCGTCATCCCGTTCAACGCCACCATCGAAGGCGACACGGATGTGAAGAACTACGCCGACCACCTCTACGAACACGCTGGCGGAGCAATCCTTTCCTGGATCATGGAAGGAGCGCGCCTCATTCACAGTGAGGGATACAAGCTCACTCCGCCACCTCAGGTGGTTCAAGCCTCGCAAGCATATAAGGAGGATAACGACTGGTTCTCGCAGTTCCTTGAGGACTCGTGCGACGTCGAGGACGGATTATCGGAGAGGGCTGGTGACCTCTATCAGACGTATCGGGCGTGGGCGCAAAACACCTCAGGATGGGCGCGCCCGATGGTCGACTTCAACGCCGCATGCGAACAAGCAGGATTCGAACGCAAGAAAACCAAGTCCGGTATCCGCGTCTACGGGCTGGCCCTGACCAGCGAATTCAACAGCTGAAAGTTATGAGGGTGCAGACCGATGCAACCCGTTTTCCTACCTTACGCATGTGAAATTACATGGTGTTTTTCTCTATGTAAAAGGTTAGGAAATACCCTGCACCACTCTGCACCCCTTGAGAAACCATTCAAGGAGTGACCATGAACGAACGCACCATAGAACACCAACTGAAGAAAGCCGTTGAAGCCTCTGGCGGCTTGTGCTGGAAGCTTGTCTGCCCTGGAACCACGGGTGTACCTGACCGGATATGCCTGATGAGAAACCGCGTAGTTTTCGTTGAGCTCAAAGCACCAGGACAGAAACCCAGGCCAATCCAGGTGCGCCGGATGAATCAACTCCGCTACCAAGGTTTCACCGCTTTGGTCATTGATTCGGTTGACGGCATACAGGAGGTGCTTGATGCACTATCAGCCGCATAACTACCAGCGGCAGGCGACCCAGTTCATCATCGACCATCACGAGGCCGCAATCTTCCTTGGGATGGGTTTGGGCAAATCGGTGATCACGTTGACGGCGATCTGGCAGCTCATGCTCGACTACTTCACCATCCACCGAGTCCTAGTCATCGCACCACTGCGGGTAGCCCGTGATACCTGGCCCGCCGAAATAGCGAAGTGGGATCACCTTGATGGGCTCACCGTCGCGGTCGCTGTTGGCACCAAGCAAGACCGGCTGAACGCTCTCGCGGCGTCTGCGATGGTTACCGTCATCAACCGTGAAAACATCCCATGGCTCATTAGCCAACTCGGGGGGAGCTGGCCGTTCGACATGGTTATCATCGACGAACTCTCCAGCTTCAAAAACCACCGAGCAAAGCGGTTCACGGCGCTGGTGAAAATGCGACCCTTCGTCAAGCGCTGGGTTGGCCTGACCGGAACGCCAGCGTCGAACGGGCTGATGGATGTATGGGCACAATTCCGGCTCCTCGACGGCGGGGATCGTTTGGGCCGTTTCATTATTTGTTATCGCGAGCGCTGGTTCACGCCGGATAAGCGTAATGGGATGCAGGTCTTCACCTATAAGCCACGCGTGGGTGCTGAGGATGAGATCTATGCGGCGATTGGTGACATGACGTTGTCGATGAGAACCACCGACCACCTGCAGCTACCAAAACTGACGGTGACGACAATGCCTGTGGTGCTGTATCCGAAAGAACGACGCGTGTATGAGCAGTTGAAATCTGATCTTGTCCTCGACCTCGGTGAGGCGACAATCGACGCTGCGAATGCTGCTGCATTGTCGGGCAAGTTGCTGCAGTTGGCGTCGGGCGCGATCTACACCGGTGATGGTCAGTGGACGGCGGTTCACGAGCGGAAGCTCGACGTCCTCGAAGACCTCATCGAGGCTGCCAACGGCAGCCCGTTATTGGTGGCCTATTGGTTTACCCATGACCGCGAACGCATCGTCTCCCGCTTCCCGCAGGCTCGCGAACTGAAAACGAGCGCGGATATCGAGGCGTGGAACAGAGGCGAGATTGCGCTTGGGCTGATCCACCCCGCGTCGGCCGGCCACGGGCTGAACCTCCAATCAGGTGGGCATCTGCTGGTGTGGTTCTCGCTCACGTGGAGCTTGGAGCTTTACCAGCAGACCAACGCACGGCTTTATCGGCAAGGACAAACCGAACCTGTGACGATCACGCATCTTGTTACGGAAGGGACGCTCGATGAAACCGTTCTCAAAGCTCTTGATGCGAAAGACGCTACTCAGGCTGCGTTGATTGACGCGGTCACAGCAGAAATTACAACCACTGAAAGAACAAGCTCATGCATGTGATGACCAAATACCTCGACACAAGGAAAGCCGCGATCGCAGCGCTACAGGATTATGCGGTGATGGAACAGATCATCGAGAGTACCGACGAGCAGATCAAGACGGCTTACGCTGACGCGGCAAGCCCAGCATCCCCACGCATGGACGGCACACCACCTTCTGGCGATCTCCGCGCTTCGGAGAATCGGATCGTGGCGAGCATTGAGCGAATCGACGCCTACAAGGCTCGCTACCTACAGGCCCGCCAGTACATGGACTGGTTCTTACCTGCGTGGGAAGTCATCGCTGAAGACGACCGCTTCATCCTCGAAGGCTTCTTCCTCAGCGAGGGGACACAAGATGAGAAGGTGTTGATGATAGCCGATCATTTCTACGTCGAGCGTGACACGGTCTATCGGCGCAAGAACCGGGCCCTCGACAGGTTCGCCACCGCCTTATACGGACAGCTCTAGCGTTAGCGGGTATCCGAAACATGCGATAGAAAACCGCATATCGGTGTGAGAACATGTAAGTGGTTGAAAACTAGGAGAAGCCCCAAGAACCCACACGGGAACTTGGGGCTTCACCACATCCAGGGGGAAGGAGCCAGCGATGCCGGTCAAACCAGCCCGCCCGTGCTCCCACCCCGGCTGCCCTGAGCTCACCCGTGAACGCTACTGCGAGGCCCACGCGAAGGCAGAAGACGCCCGGTATCGGAAGTATCAGCGTGATCCGAAGATCAACCGCCGCTACGGCGCGCGGTGGCGCAAGATCCGCGCCGCCTACATCGCAGCCCACCCGCTCTGCGAAGACTGCCTCGAACAAGGCAAGTACACGCCCGTGCAGGAAGTCCACCACGTGCTCCCGCTCGAACACGGCGGCACCCACAACTTCGACAACCTCCGTTCGCTGTGCAAGCCCTGCCACTCGCGCCAGAGCGCGCTGGATGACGACCGGTGGAGGCAACAACCTCGGGTCTACACCTACTGAATTCTTCGCCACGTTCCGCCCTGTCGCGGTTGTCGTCACGCACTTCAAAGTTGCCTACCCGCCTGGCGTTTGCCGAACACGAGCCACCGTCGAAAGCCTGACGAGGGGTAGGGCCGTCGAATCTCTACAGCCTTGGCACAGGTCAGCGGGCGGGGCCAACCGTGCGCAAAAAGACCGAATCAAACAAGGTATTAACACTTCGGGCTTCGTCGGCAGTACCAGTGAGGGGTGAAATCCCGCTGAGTGTTGCTCGGTTTTCTTGCGCTTTGTCCGTCCGGATTTAGGTTTCCCAGGGACGTACAGGTGAGGGCAAAAAACTCGGAGCTTCTCATCCGGTGTTCTGGATCCCTCCCTTGCAGGTGTTCGCCTGTCTTGAATTAACAAACTGGTTTCTAAAAAGGAGGAATCATGACAGATCAAATGGTGCTAAAAACACAGCAATGGCTCAATCGCACCTATAGGAGCAAGGCTGGATTCGGTTCAGTCGTAGAGGACGGATATACCGGCTGGGGCACGGTCAACGCTTTGATTCGGGCCCTGCAAATCGAGCTGGGTATTACGACAACGGCGAACAATTTCGGACCGGGAACTATCAGTCGCTTCCAGTCTCGGTGGCCTAACGGCATCCACCAGCAGGATGACGGTGCGCAGGAGACTTCTAATGTGTACGGCATTATCCAAGGTGCTTTGTGGTGTAAGGGATATTCTGCTGGTGCCAGCGATATCACTACGCATTTCTATAGCGGAACTGGAAAGGCCATCAAACAGCTTAAGAGCGACATGGGCATTGGTGGAGATTCCACTGTGACGCTCGACGTCATGAAAGCGCTGTTGTCAATGCAGCAATTCGTCCTGCTTCGCTCTTATGGGGGCATTTCAGCGATTCGGCAAGCACAGCAACAAATCAACCAACAGTATCGCGCTTATACCGGAATCATCCCAACCGATGGACTCTACGGTCGGGAAATGAACACTGCTCTGATTCAGGTCTTGCAAGCCATTGAAGGATTTAGCCCTGCGGAAGCCACAGGTAATTTCGGCAATGGCACCAAAGCGCGTCTAACAATAGTTACACCCAGCAATGCGGCAAGTTTACCGAAGTGGGCTTGGCTAGCTCAGGTTGCTCTAGTGTGTAACCGGATTTCTCCCGATATCTATCCTTCTGCACAAACCGCACTGTCAACGTTCGTTCCGCAATTCCAAGCAAAGTATCAGCTCCCACGAAGCGGGGTGGTCGACTCGACTACATGGATGAGCCTGTTGACCTCGAAAGGTGATCCGAATCGCGCCTGCAAAGCATGCGATACACGCTTCGAGATTACGGCTGAGCGACTCAACCTACTTAAGGCGAACGGCTATGAGATTGTGGGGCGTTACCTGACTGAGCCGAATCAGGATTCAAAAGATCCGTCTGACTATTTCAAAGCAATTCGCCCCGGAGAACTTGAACGCATCACCAACGGAGGAATGAAGTTCTTCCCGATTTTCCAGGAGTACTCAACCAAGCTTCGACACTTCACGCGGGAAAACGGCGCTCGGCACGCGACGCTCGCAAGGCAAGCAGCCCAAAGACTTGGCATTCCGGGAACGTATATCTATTTCGCAGTTGATTTCGACGCGACCGACCCCGAGGTCACAAGTCACATTCTTCCGTATTTCCAGGGTGTGCGTGGAAGCCTGGGAGGCGGATACAAAGTAGGCATCTACGCCTCGCGTAACATTTGTAGCCGCATCATTAAAGCCGGCTACGCTGGAAGCGCGTTCGTCTCGGACATGTCTACAGGATTTTCTGGCAACCTTGGCTTCCCTATTCCTGACGATTGGAACTATGACCAGTTCACTGAAATCAGTGACTACAAGGGTGCTGGTTTTGACCTAGACAGGGTCGCCTATTCAGGACAAGCAGCGGCAGTTGATCATGTTGCTCCTTCGAGTGCCGGTGGCGCTGCGCCCGACACCAGCATTGATTACACCAAGCTGGCTCCGATTGATCTGATCTGGCATTTAGAGAAACGCTTCGAAGAACTTCGTGCCAGTGGCAAGGTTGGAAAAGACTACGTTGCGGGTTCTCATGGTGTGGGAACGCGGATTGCCGTTCCGACTTGGCGTTGCATCCTCAACTATTTAGCAAAAGCCTACCTGCGTGACGGTGGTAGTGGATCTGCGGTGAATTGGTCCGTGTCTGCCGAAAGTTTCAGGAGTGCTGACGCGAGCGTACTCGAGAAGGACGCTGTAGGCAAGAAGATCATCGCTGCCTTGAATCGCTATATTGATAACACGTGGCGGCAATCCATGACCGACAAGACCGGAGAATCGGTTGATCTGGCGCATCTGGCGGCAACAACACTTGGATACACCAACTGGAATGTTATCCCTGATGCGTGGACTGGCTGGGCCGGAGACCTAGCTACTGCCATGGAGAATATTCAGAAAACACTTGAGTGGAATCCCAGTGCGAACCTGGATCAGGTGGCCACAGCTCTAATCGGTCAAGGTAACGATTACCGTCAGCATCCTGGCTTGAAGGGGCTAGTACTTGACAAGAAAAACGACAAGGGAAAATGGGAATCGGTAGGAAACAACTGTAACCGTGACGATCTCTGCTGTGACGGAGATGCCATCGTTATCGCTAACACGCTAGAAAACGGCAACGACTCCAACGCTCATCTTCTGTCAGCAACATTGCGAGAGTACTACAACAATTCCAGCAAACTTGCCAACAGATTCAAGCAGATTGGCTGGAGCTTGGGGGCGAATAATTCCACTGAGGCATATCAGAAAATAAGTGAATATGCCGACTTGGATAGCGCCGTTTTAGGATGGTTCCTGGCTGGATACGTCAAGGAAGAGATTCGTTTGACAGCTTGCCGAAAGCTAGCTGAATTCATCTACCGATAATTGATTTGGTCTTTTCCTTGGTGTGGCGCTTGGGTAAAAACGCTAAACCCAAGCGCTACACCACCAGCAACAAGAGCGCCGATGGCGGGAACGGAAAACTGGCTCAGCAGTTGAGAAAAAGAATCACTATGAACTAACGAGCCGACACCATCGAGTGAAAAGAGAAAAGCTGAGAGTCCGATAAAGGCTCCTGCTGAAAGTTGCAACGCGCGGGCAGATTGAATACCGATGAAATGCTTATTAAAAAGCAGAAGAAGAATCGTGAAACACACATACATGAGTGGCATCAATAAGAAGACCACAAAAAATCTCTGATCCTGATCCTTGCACCGTAGAAAGATGGCGGCGAAAAGCCACGCGCCGACAAAATATGCCAGAGCGGATACAAGAAACACAGATATTTTTTTGATGACCAGTCCCTTCAACTTTTCGCTACACATTTTGATACGGCAACGGCATCAGGAGTTGTATGCCCCAATAAGTTCTCATTCTACAAGAAGGGTTTCCCTGCATTGCTAAGGATAGCGCTGATCGGGCGGATGTTGCGTGAATGCAGGCACGAGGCCTGGTGCGTTGAACCCGACAGTCACGAAAAGGCGCACGGGAGCGCCTATACCAGAGGCTCCCGAGTATCTGTCTGTGGTGTACAGCGTGGTAAGAAGCTACTGGGGGGCGGCTTGGTTATGGGGTTGTTCTGGCGGCTTTCTGGTGAATGCACGGAGCTTTTTGATTGCCCATTCGTAGTGGCTTGATGTGGCTGACACGCAGTAGGAGCCGAGCGAGGTTGTGCCCGTCCACGGGAAATGCGCCTTGGTGAATAACTCCTCGTTGGTGAACTCGCCGATGAGAGCCACTACTGCGGTGTGGCTGTCAGCGAGGTTCTCGCGGATAGCCTCAAGCTCAGTGCCCTGATATTGAGTCCAAATCTCTTGGTTGAGCGTTGGCGTGGTTCGCCACGTGTGAGGAAACGGAAGAAACGGTCGAGGCTGACCCTGGCGGTTGGCGTCGACGAAGCCAAGCAACATGCGCTGCCACTCGTGCAGGTGGGCAAGGACGTCGCGCAGGTTTTTGTCCCGCGCCCAGTGGGCTTCTTTACCGATTTGAGTGATGCTGGGATCAAAATTCGTATGCTGATCGTCGGAACTCATGCCCTCAATGAGGCTGTCCAGTTTCGCATACTGCGCCTCGGCGGCATCCAATAGTTCAGTTTTCGTCTTCGGTCTCGGCACGCCACTAATTGTCTCACAGCAGGAAAGCAGATGAAAACCTATGGCGAAAGACGGAACGAACCGGGGTGGCCGCCGTGTGCGGGCAGGTGCGAAACCCGATCCGCTGAATGCGAAGCTCGCAGCTGGCCGCCCAGCCACGCGGCTTGATGATCCGCTGGGTGAGCCGTTTGACTTTGAAGGCTCAGATATCGGGGATGGTGCGGTGCTTGCTGGTGAGGTGATGCCGGAGCCTGCCGAGTATCTGTCGGAGATTCAGCGTGATGGTAAACCCCTCGGCGCTGACCTCGTCTACCGAGAAACATGGCAATGGCTCGATCAACGTGGCTGTTCCCAGTTCGTCGCACCGCGCTTGATCGAATCCTATGCGCAGGCGTTCGCGCGTTATGTGCAGTGTGAACAGGCGATCTCCAAGTTCGGCTTGCTCGGCAAACACCCAACCACAGGGGCTGCGATCGCATCCCCTTTCGTTGCTATGTCCCAGTCTTTCGGGAAGCAAGCGAACGTGTACTGGTACGAGATTTACGAGATAGTGCGCGCCACCTGCACCAGCGACTACTCAGGTTCGGCGCCGGGTGATGACGTGATGGAGCGCCTGCTGCAAGCCCGCTCCTAACACCCCTTTGATTCTCGTGTGCCTGCCCGAGATGGGTGGGCACTTTTCTATGTCCCGATTCTTTGGAAAGTGAGTGTGTATGTCTGTTACGAAGACTGCTGAGGCCGTGTGTATCGGCCATCCCGATAAGCTCTGTGATTTGATCGCTGACACGATCCTTGACGATATCCTCTACGAGGATCCTGCTGCCCGCGTTGCAGTAGAAGTGATGGCATCTGGCCGCAGGATCATTGTGACTGGCGAGATCACTTCGAAGGTTCGTCCGCGTATTCGTGAGTCGGTGCGTTACGCGCTGGTGAAGGCGGGTTATGTGCCGTGGAAGTTCCTCGTTTTCGTCTGGACACGCCGCCAATCCCCAGACATCAACGCAGGAGTTTCCAAGTCCTTGGAGGCTCGCTTCGGAGACACGAGTGAGTTTGCGTTGCAGGGCGCTGGCGATCAAGGCACCGTCTACGGATACGCCACCAACGAAACCCCGCAGCGTTTGCCATTGCCGCTCGTACTCTCGCATGAGATCTGTGGGCGTCTTGATGACGCCCGCAAGGACGGCACGATCAGCGGTATCAAGTCCGATGGTAAGGCGCAGGTGACGGTTCGCTACGACGCCGCCGGACAACCCGTAGCAGTCGAAACCGTGGTGGTGTCGATCCAACACGACGCTACGAAGACTCTGGACGAGCTTGCGGCTGAGGTCAAAACACTGATCGTCGCACCCGCGTGTAAGCCGTATCTGCCAATTAGCGCTGACACCGAGATTCTGGTGAATCCCTCGGGCTTGTTTACGGTGGGTGGTTCAAAGGCAGACACGGGGCTCACTGGTCGCAAGCTGATGGTCGACACTTACGGCGGTCTCGCCCCACATGGTGGTGGGGCGTTCTCGGGTAAGGACGCGTCCAAGGTTGACCGCTCGGGTGCGTATATGGCGCGTCTGATAGCCAAGACTATCGTCGACTCCGGTCTTGCGCAGGAATGCCAGGTCGCGATTTCCTATGCGATTGGGAAGGCTGATCCGGTCGCCTTCACCATCGACACGCTCGGCAGTGGTGAATACTCCGACAAGATCCTGACCGAGGCTGCGCGTGAGGTGTTTCCGCTACGCCCAGGAGCGATCATTGACGCTTTGGGGTTGCGAGCACCCGGCTACACCCGCTACTCGACCTACGGACACTTCAGCCATGCCGGTTTGCACTGGGAGAACTCGTTCGCTCACGTCGACGCATTAAAGAAGGCGGTGACCACACATGCTCATGAAACCAATGCCCATCAGTGAACTCAAGCCCGCTGACTACAATCCGCGTAAAGACCTCCAGCCTGGCGATGCCGAATACGAGAAGCTCAAGCGATCCTTGACCGAGTTCGGCTACGTCGAACCCGTCATCTGGAACTCCACCACTGGCAACATCGTCGGTGGACACCAGCGTTTGAAGGTGCTCGAAGATCTCGGCCACACGGACGTGGACGTGATCGTTGTTGAGCTCGATGAGACCCGCGAGAAAGCACTCAACATCGCGCTCAACAAGATCAGCGGCGAATGGGACAACGACAGACTTGCCCTCCTCATCGCCGACCTCGATGCTTCGGATTTCGATGCTGAACTCACCGGTTTCGACGACGCCGAAATCCAGCAGTTGATCGGCTCCTTGGATGAGAACGAGGTTGAGGACGACGACTTCGACCTTACCGCCGCACTCGAAGCATCCGCGTTCGTGGAGCGTGGGGATATCTGGACGCTTGGCCGTCACCGACTCGTGTGCGGCGACGCCACCAGCGTCGAGGACGTCGAGTTGTTGATGGATGGTAAACGTGCGAATCTTGTGTTGACTGATCCGCCATATAACGTCGCCTTCGAATCAGGATCCGGATTGTCCATCAAGAACGACAAGATGGATGGCGATAAGTTCTACGATTTCCTGCTATCAGCGTTTTCGAACATGGTGGGCGTGTGTGAGAAGGACGCGTCCGCGTATGTGTTCCACGCTGACACTGAAGGCTTGAACTTCCGCCGCGCCTTCGTTGAGGCAGGCTTTTACCTGTCGGGCTGTTGTATTTGGGTTAAAGATTCCCTCGTATTGGGACGTTCCCCGTATCAGTGGCAGCACGAGCCGGTGCTATTCGGGTGGGTGAAGACGGGTAAGCACAAGTGGTACGCCGACCGGAAACAAACCACGATCTGGAACTTCGCCAAGCCCCGCCGTAATGCTGACCACCCGACCAGCAAGCCACTGGATTTGTTGGCGTATCCGATCGGGAACTCCACGCAGGCCAACGCGATCGTGCTCGACACCTTCGCAGGCTCAGGCTCCACACTCATGGCAGCTGAGGCAACCGACCGCATCTGCTATTGCATGGAGCTTGATGAGAAATACGCGAGCGTTATTTTGCGCCGTTATGCCGAACATACAGGGGACGCTGCCGGGATTACTTGCCTGCGAGGCGGCAAGGAATACGCGTATTTGGATTTGGTGCGCGATGTTGAGGGGGTGAACCGTGAGTGAGTTGACGTTGGGTTCCTTGTTTGATGGCTCGGGTGGTTTCCCTCTCGCAGGTATTCAGGCGGGTATTCGTCCTGTGTGGGCGAGTGAAATCGAGCCATTCCCGATTCTCGTTACGACCCGCCGTCTGCCGCAGCTCACTCATGTGGGTGATGTGACCACGGTCAACGGGGCTGATGTTGATGCGGTGGATGTGATCACGTTTGGTTCTCCCTGCCAAGACCTATCCGTTGCAGGTAAACAAGCAGGCCTGGCGGGTGAACGCTCGGGTCTGTTCTTTCATGCTGTACGAATTATTGACCAGATGAGGAAAGCAACCCATGGAATGTTTCCACGCTACGCGATCTGGGAGAATGTCCCTGGCGCGTTCTCCTCACACAAAGGATCCGATTTCGCCACCGTCCTTACCACGCTCACGCGCATCGTCGACCCGAGCACGCCTGATATGCCTGTCCCTGAGGGTGGATGGCCGTACGCGGGATGTGTCATGGGTGAGGGATTCTCACTGGCATGGCGTGTACTCGATGCGCAACATTTCGGCCTCGCCCAACGACGCCGCCGCATCTACCTTGTCGCAGATTTTGCAGGCCGATCCGCACCCGAGATTCTTTTTGAGCCCGCGAGCTTGCCAAGGAATCCTGAATCGTGCGACACGCAAGAACAAGACCATGCCCACACCCCTGAAGCAAGCCTTGGAGGCCGTAGCAGCTCGGTGATGTTGTTGGATCATCATCCGCAGGACTCGAGGTTGACCGTTAACTCCTCGGGGGTGGTGCAGACGCTGACTGCCCGGATGGGCAACTCACCCACCAACGTCCCCATCCTCCTCGACGCCCCAGAAGAACGCAGGGTGTTTGGCCTGAATTCGATCCACCAGTCCCGCAGCGGTGGCGGCCACTACGGCTACGAAGCGGAAGTGTCGAAAACCCTCGACTTGAAAGGCGGGGAGCCGACCTGCAATCAGGGCGGCATGGTCATCTTGGAGCCCGTCTATGCCGCATCCAAGGCCGACTATTTCACCCGCGTCACCAAGGATCAGGCAGGTGCGCTGCTGGCCACGGATTACACCGATCCGCCCATGGTCGCCAGCTCGTCGCTGTGCCCCAGGCGGTTGACGCCGGTCGAGTGTGCCCGGTTGCAGGGGTTTCCTGACGATTGGTGTGACGGTCTTGCTATCGAGGATCCGACAAGCGAGGACATCGAGTATTGGACGGGCATTTGGGCTACCTGGAACTTGGCGCGCGGCGTGAAACCACGAACCGCACGCCAAGTCACTACTTGGTTGGAGAATCCAACCAGTGATAGTGCCCAGTACAAGTTGTGGGGTAACGCGATCGCTTTGCCCGTTGCTCGCCACGTCCTTGAAAGACTGAAGAATTTTGCTCGCGCAGGGACTGGATAAGCACTCGCACCTATGGCTGTATGTACATGACCAAACAAACCCCGACAAGGGGGAAACATGAGATGGAGGATGGTCATGAGTGATCTACATATCGAGATCAGCGAGATGCTGGAGGCAGGCATCAACATCTGGGACATTGAAGAAGCCCTCGACATTGCACGAAAGTGGAACTTCTCCCTGGTTGCCGGTGCGATCGAACACGACCCGCATGGCTATCTGCGACTGGTTGATTCTTGGTTTGAACAGGTGACCCGATGACCACGATCAAGTTTACCCCGAACAAGGCTGGGCGTAAGAAACTCGCCGAAGTCATCGCGGAACATCTTGGCGTGAAAGCCAGGTATGCTGGCATGCCCACCTTTGACTATCTGATTGGTGAGGCGCGGTTGGATCGGGACTGGGTGCTCCACCTCCCAGACAACGCAGACGGCGACGCGATAACCGACGCCGCGAGCGCGGCCGGGTTTGCGCCTGCGGGTGAGGTTTACGGACTCACGCTCACATTCCCCACGACCAGGTGGGACGAGGCCACAGGCGCGAAGCTCGACGCCCTGCTCGCCTCCAAGGGAGCACTCATCGCTAAGGCACTGGTTATTCCTGCTACGCCCATGGCGATCGATGAGGCGGAAGGGACCGTTGAGTTTGCCTGGTTTGACCAGCTCCCAGATGCGGAGGTGATTGAAGCGGTCAGCGTGCTGATTCAGCTCATGATCGAGCACGCGAAAACCGCCACGAGAGTCTCCGCGAAGCCTGCCAAGACAGGTGGAAATGACAAGTATGCGATGCGCTGCTGGTTGCTGCGCCTGGGCATGATCGGCGACAACTACAAGCACGTGCGCCGAGTCCTGCTAGCGAATCTGGAAGGCAACGCAGCATGGAAAACCCTGCCCAAATCCGACCACTGAGTTCCTTGCGGAGAACCGGCGAAAAGCGACTGGATAACCGCGCACACCTATGGCTGTATGTACATGATCGAACAAGAAATAAAGGAGCGAGGTCATGAATACCAGCAAGGTCACGATGGAGCAGCTGCAGATCGCGACCGACAGCTACGGCACGGTTATCGCCTACGGAGACTTCGTCCTCGCCTCGGCATACCGGTACCTGGGCAAAGGCCGGATCGGAAACGACGCCCGCGTCTACAAACTCGCCGAGCAGCCCATCCCTGGCTGGGGATCGGACGCCCGCAGTTTCATTGAATGCGAACTCGCCCTGGTTGCTGAGGCTGAGGAACTGTTCGAAGACGCCGGCCACGCCATCGCCTGGGCGCTTGCCCACACCAACTAACCAGCACAGGAAGGAGCCTGAAGGGCGTGATGCGCACTCTCGACACCTACACGCCGACCCGATTCATGGCCACAGGCTCACGCTACGACAAGCGTAAAGCCGACTTCGCGGTCGCGTTCATCCAAGCCTTAAAGCACACCAAAGGCCGCTGGTCAGGCAAGCCCTTCCAGCTCATCGACTGGCAAGAGCAAATCATCCGCGACCTGTTCGGCACTGTCAAAGAAGACGGCTACCGCCAATTCACCACCGCCTACGTCGAGATACCCAAAAAGATGGGCAAAAGTGAGCTCGCCGCCGCAATTGCGCTACTACTCACCTGCGGGGATGGTGAAGAACGCGCTGAAGTGTATGGGTGCGCGGCTGATCGCCAGCAAGCATCCATTGTGTTTGAGGTCGCAGCGGACATGATTCGCATGAGTCCAGCGCTGTCCAAACGCGTCAAGATTCTTGCCTCGCAGAAGCGGATCATCTACAAGCCCACCAACTCCTTCTACCAGGTGCTGAGCGCGGAGGCGTATTCGAAGCACGGGTTCAACATCTCCGGCGTTGTCTTCGACGAACTCCACACCCAACCGGGCCGTGCCTTGTTCGACGTCATGACGAAAGGATCAGGCGACGCGCGCACCCAACCCCTGTACTTCCTCATCACGACAGCGGGTACCGACACGCATAGCATTTGTTATGAGCAACACCAAAAAGCCCAAGACATCCTAGATGGCAAAAAGCACGACCCCACGTTCTACCCGGTGATCTATGGGGCGGCGCAAGATGATGATTGGACCGACGAGGACGTGTGGCATAAGGCTAACCCGAGCTTAGGGATCACTGTCCCGATCGAGAAAGTCCGCCAAGCCTGCACGAGCGCGAAACAAAACCCAGCCGAAGAAAACACATTCCGCCAACTTCGCCTCAACCAATGGGTCAAACAAAGCGTGCGGTGGATGCCCATGCACATCTGGAACCAAAACTCAGCACCCGTCGACCTGTCAGATTTGGAAGGACGCGTGTGTTACGGCGGCCTCGACTTGGCTTCCACGACGGACATCACTGCTTTCGTTCTCGTATTCCCACCCTACGGGGACGATGACAAATATACGGTCGCGCCATGGTTTTGGATACCCGAAGACAACCTCAAACTAAGGGTTGCCCGTGATCACGTGCCCTACGACCTGTGGCAACAGCAAGGCTTCCTACAAACCACTGAGGGCAACGTCGTCCACTACGGCGCAATTGAAGCCTTCATCGAGCAACTCGGTGAACGCTTCGATATCCGCGAGATCGCATTCGACCGGTGGGGCGCAGTCCAAATGAGCCAAAACCTTGACGAAGCAGGTTTCACGGTTGTTCCGTTTGGGCAAGGCTTCAAAGACATGAGCCCACCATCCAAAGAACTCATGAAACTCGCTTTAGAGGGAAAACTGGCACATGGCGGGCATCCAGTGCTTTCGTGGATGGTAGACAACATTCACGTCCGCACCGACCCAGCAGGAAACATCAAACCCGACAAACAAAAGAGCACCGAGAAGATCGACGGCGTCGTCGCAACAATCATGGCCCTCGACCGCGCCATCCGAAACGGCACCGGGCACGTCAGCGGCAGTGTTTATGACGAACGCGGCCTACTCGTGCTGTGAGCACGCTCATGGATGAACGCGCCGATGCCTGCGCCGATCAGTCCCAAGATCGAGTAGGCGACGCCGTAGATGAGGGCTGAATCGTTGTAGTACACGAACAGTGTGGTCAAGAACCCTGCGAACGGGGCCAGTAGCCACCACCAGCCGAACCCGTGGCGTGCCCCATCGATAACGCTCAAAACGATGGTGAGTAGTGGAAACGCGAGGAAGAGCAACGCGATGAACCACTTGGCGTTGGGATCGCTCAGCCTGCTGATCCACATGGAAATGAGCGGCAACAACCAAAATGCCGCTAGCAGGACACTCATCAGTGCCCACGACTGTTTTGAGGGCGCTTTCATATTCCAATTCTACATGTGAAAGGACACCGCATGAGTTTTCTGAATTGGCTGCGTGGCGACACCACCCGCTCCGCTGACGATCACGCGATCAGCTCTGGCTACAGCTTTTTCTTCGGGGCAACGAGCTCTGGCCGTCCGGTGACAGAACGCAGCGCGATGCAAATGACCGCCGTCTACTCATGCGTGCGGATTTTGGCTGAAGCTATCGCGGGTCTGCCGTTGCATGTTTACCAGCAGAGCAGTGATGGGGCGAAGGTGAAGGCGCTCGACCATCCCTTATACCGGCTGTTGCATGATGAGCCGAACCCTGAAATGACATCCTTTGTCTTTAGGGAAACTCTGATGACGCATTTGCTTCTTTGGGGTAATGCGTTCGCCCAAGTGCTGCGCAACGGTAAAGATGAAGTGATTGGTTTGTATCCGTTGATGCCGAACCGGATGATGGTGGGGCGCGACGAGGCTGGGCGACTCTATTACGAGTATCAGCGCACCTGGGACGAACCAGCTGGACGCTTCGACACGGTGCGACTCTCGGCGCGCGAGGTGCTGCACATTCCAGGGTTGGGCTTTGACGGGCTGGTTGGTTATAGCCCGATTGCGATGGCAAAGAATGCCATCGGCCTCGCCCAAGCAACAGAAGACTACGGCGCATCGTTTTTTGCTAACGGTGCTGCACCTGGTGGTGTGTTGGAGCATCCGGGAACGATCAAAGACCCCGCGCGCGTTAGGGAGTCCTGGCAGTCCACGTTCGGCGGAGCCCGCAACGGGAACAAGATCGCTGTGCTCGAGGAAGGCATGAAATACACGCCCATCTCCGTCAGCCCAGAACAAGCTCAATTCCTTGAAACGAGGAAGTTTCAGATCAACGAAATTGCTCGAATCTTCCGCATACCCCCGCACATGATCGGCGACCTCGAAAAATCCTCGTTTTCCAATATTGAGCAGCAGTCGTTGGAGTTTGTGAAGTACACGTTGGACCCGTGGGTGATCCGGTGGGAACAGGCCATCACCAAAACACTCCTCAGCTCGCGTGAAAAACCTGGCGTGTATGTGAAGTTCAACCTCGAAGGCTTGCTACGTGGGGATTACGAATCCCGAATGAATGGTTATGCGGTGGCAAGGCAAAACGGCTGGATGAGCGCCAACGATATCCGCGAACTAGAAAACCTCGATCGCATCAGTCCCGAGGCTGGCGGCGACCTCTACCTCGTCAACGGGAACATGCTCCCGCTCAGTCTCGCAGGTGCATACGCGCAGACAACCGGGTCTGAATCGGAGCCTGAACCGGCTGAGGAACCTATGAGTGAATCTTCTGTAAGGAGGAGGATATGAGACGTTTTTGGAACTGGCTCACACCAGAGCCATCAACTGACCCGGACGCAGATGCAGTCCGGGTTTTGCGCATTAGCGGCACGATCGCTGAAGAATCCTGGTTCGATGACGACATCACACCCAGCATCTTCGCCAGCGAGTTGAACGCTGGGTCGGGGCCGGTGACGATCTGGCTCAACAGCCCGGGTGGTGATGTGGTGGCTGCGGCGCAGATCTACAACATGCTCATCGACTACCCAGGCGAGGTGACCGTCAATATCGACGGTATCGCCGCATCGGCCGCGTCTGTGATCGCGATGGCCGCCACGAAGGTTGCCATGAGCCCGGTGTCGATGTTGATGATTCATAACCCGGCCACCATGGCGGTTGGCGATAAGGACGAACTCGCACGTGCGATGAGCATGCTTGATTCGGTCAAAGAATCGATTCTGAATGCATATCAGGAGAAGACGAACCTGAGTCGGGCGAAGCTGTCCAAGCTCATGGACGCTGAGACGTGGATGGATGCGCGGGCTGCGATCGACATGGGTTTCGCCGACGAACTCCTCACCAACCAACGCGACCCAATGTTTGCGATTGAGCCGGACAACGAGCCGGATGACGATGAGGACGAGGCCGAGTCACCAGACGAACCCGACGAAGACGACGAGGATGAAGATCCGAAGCGCCTGCCGTTTCCACCCAAGAACGCGGGACAAGGCACGGTGTTTTCCCGCCGCGCCTCCGAACAAAAGCTCGTCGCACACCTGACCGCCACATCACCGCCACCTCCGTCGAAGCGAGTGCGTCCACCACTCCCAACCATTCAACCCGCCGTGCCTGTTGGTCGGCGGGTTCTCGATTTGTACGCCGAACTAGCGAACCAACCCCACTGAAAGGACCAACACCCATGACAACCCCTATGACTGTTTCTGACCTTCGCACCAAGCGCGCAGATGCTTGGGAGAAGGCGAAGGCATTCCTTGACGAGCGCCGCGACACCACAACCGGTTGCCTGTCTGCTGAAGATGATCAGGCTTACGCGAAGATGGAAGCCGAAATCGATCGTCTCACCAACGAGATTGCCCGTTCTGAACGTGCCCTGCGCCGCGACGCCGACCTCGCTAAGGCAACCAACACACCGCTCACCTCAATGCCAGGCATCAACCCCGACAATGACGAGGTCAAGCACACAACCCCACGCGCTACATCCTCCTATAAGCGAGCCTTCTGGGATGCCATGCGGCTCAACGCTTCTCCGATGGAAGTACGCAACGCCCTCTCCGAAGGCGTCGATACTGAGGGCGGCTACCTCGTCCCGGACGAGTTCGAACACACCCTCGTGGCGGCACTGGCGGATCAGAACATCATGCGCGGCCTGGCCAAGGTCATTCAAACCACCAGCGGGGATCGGAAGATCCCAGTCGTCTCTACCCATGGCACTGCCGGGTGGCTCGATGAAGGCAAGCCGTACACCGAATCCGATGAAGCCTTCACGCAGGTCACATTGAGTGCGTTTAAGCTCGGCACCTTCCTCAAAATCAGCGAAGAGCTACTCAATGACAGCGCGTTTAATGTCGAGCAGTACCTAGCAGCTGAGTTTGCTCGCCGTATCGGCGCGGCTGAAGAAGAAGCCTTCCTCACCGGAGACGGAAAGGGCAAACCCACCGGCATCTTCGCAGCCTCCGGCGGTGGCGAGAAGGCGGTGACCACGGGCAAGGCCACCGACATTACCGCTGATGAGCTCATCGACCTGCACTACGCCCTGCGCGGCCCGTACCGCAAGAACGCAGTGTGGCTCATGAACGACTCCACCGTGAAAACAATCCGCAAGCTCAAGGACGGCAACGGTCAATATCTGTGGCAACCTGCCCTGACCGCAGGAACACCAGACCTGGTTCTCGGCCGCCCCGTCCACACGAGCACGTTCGTTCCGGAGATCAAGGCAGGTGCATCAACGGTGGCCTTCGGTGATGTGTCGTACTACTGGATCGCCGACCGGCAGGGCCGCTCCTTTAAGCGGCTCAACGAACTGTTCGCCACCACCGGACAGGTCGGATTCCTCGCATCCCAGCGACTGGACGGCAAGCTCGTCCTGCCTGAAGCAGTCAAGCTGCTCACCCAAAAGGCATCCGCATAACCAGCGGTTCTACACACTGAGAGGAGGTGGCCGCAATGACCACAACAGAGCTTACCTCGCAGGTGAAGGCGAACCTGCTCATCACCTTCGACGATGACGACAAGCTGCTTGTCGCATTGGTGAATGCGGCCACCTCCTACGCCTGCTCCTTCCAGCACCTGCCCGAAAACCACTACGAAAAGAATGAAATGAGCGGGGCAACCAGGCAGGGCATTGTCATGCTCGCCTCCCATCTTTATGAGTCGCGTGATGGTTCGACGGCAGGCTTTTGGGCCGATAAACCGGATGCGGCTCGGGCGGTATGGAACGCGGTGAACAATCTGCTGCGCCTGGACCGGGATTGGAAGGTGTAGACCAATGGCTTCTTTGGGATCCATGCGCACCACCATCGACCTCATCCAGCCGACGGTTGTTCGGGATAAGGCGGGGTTCACCACCACGCGCGATGAAGTGAAGGCGACGGTGCGGGCGCAGATCGAGGTGCGGCACGCATCGAGCGCGTGGGTGAACCGGGCAGCGTACTCAAAGGCTGACGTCCTCTTCCGCATCAGATCTTTTCCCGGACTGTCCGTGACCACTGATATGGAGATCAGTGGCCCGGATGGGCGGTATGTGATTGACGCAGTTGAGGTGATCGGCAGGTATGTCGAGATTCTCGCCCACCAGATAACCCCTGAAGGGAGATAGTCATGGCTCGAGTGCAGATTCGCTTGCCGAACGCGTTTATTGATTCTCTTGATGCTGCCAGCCGTGTGCTCGAAACCTCTGCTGATGAGGTGCTGGAGGCGGGAGCCGCGGTGGTTGAGCCGCGAATGCGAGCCAACCTCACGGGCGCGATCGGACGTGCCACCAAGCAGCCCTCGCGTTCAACAGGGCAACTACTCAGCGCGCTTGGTACGACCTCGGTGAAAGTAAACAACAAAGGTGATCACAACATTAAGGTCGGCTTCGCCGAGAACCGCCGCGACGACAGAGCGAATGCGTTGATCGCCAACGTCCTCGAACACGGCCGTAGTGATCAGCCTGCACGCCCGTTCCTTGCACCCACACGGTCGCAAACGCGGCGTGGTGCGATCGAAGCCATGAAAACAGCGCTCACAGCGCGCATTGAGCAGGTGGGGCCATGACCGCATTATTGGAACAACTCACGCAGATTGCTGACAAGCTCGGCCTGCCGTTCGAGGTCGGTCTCTACACGGCAACGCCTGCGCCGCAGACGTATCTGGTGGCAACCCCGCTGACGGATGTGCTGGACGTGTTCGCCGATAACCAACCCAGCGTTGAGGTTGAGGAAGTCCGCCTCGCACTCTTCACTCGCGGAAACTACCTCGACCTACGTAACCGCATTACCCGCGCCCTACTCGACACTGGACTGACGATCACTGCCCGTACCTATGTCGGCTTCGAAAATGACACTGGATTTCACCATTACGCGATAGACGTCGCAACCCACCACACCTACAGATAAGGAGAATTTCTCATGGCGACTATTGGTTTAGACAAGCTCTACTACGCCACCATCACTGAAAACCCCGACACGGGCGAGGAAACCTACGCCACACCCAAACCCCTCGCCAAAGCCATCAGCGCAGAACTCAGTGTTGAGGTCGCCGAGGCAATCCTGTATGCCGATGACGGTCCATCCGAGATTGTCAAGGAATTCAAATCCGGCACCCTGACTTTGGGTATCGACGACCTGGGTGGTGAAGCAGCCGCAGCCCTCACTGGGGCGAGCGTGGATGCAAACGGCGTACTCATCTCCGCCTCAGAAGATGGCGGGGCTCCCGTGGCGATCGGTTTCCGAGCCGCACGCTCTACGGGGAAGTATCAGTATTTCTGGCTGTACCGGGTCAACTTCGCCCTCCCAACAGAAACGTTGGCCACTAAGGCAGACTCGATTACGTTCTCGACACCCTCGATTGAGGGCACGATTTTGCGGCGTAACAAACCCGATAGTAAGGGGCGTCATCCGTGGAAGGCCGAAGTGCTAGAGGGCGGCACCGGCGTCAAGCCCGAGACGATCACGAACTGGTATGCGCAAGTTTATGAACCCGCCAGCACCACATCTGAAGCCTAAGGAGCATGAGCCATGACAACCAAGAAGAAGACTGAATCAGTTGTCGAACCTGGACGCTCCGCCACTGTCAGCATCGGCGGTACCGACTGCGAGCTTGTCTTGACGACGAAAGCCACACGTCTAATTGCTGAGCGTTACGGCGGGCTCGAACACCTGGGTAACGCCCTGGAAATCTCCGACGATCTGGGCAAGACGCTCGGTGAGGTGATTTGGTTGATCACGCTGCTGGCTAACCAGTCCATCCAGATCCACAACCTGCGCCACCCAGACGACAAGCGCCCAGAGTTGACCGAGGACGAGGTTGAACTACTCACTGTGCCTGCTGATCTGGCGGATTATCGCGGCGCGATTACTGAAGCCCTCCAACGAGGCACACGCCGAGACATCCTGACCGGGTCAGCCCCAAAAGCACCAGCAGCGGACGCGTAGTCGACAACGATCAGGCTGTGTTCATGCGGCTGACATATATCGGCATGGCTCACCTTCACCTCAGCCAAGTGGAGGTGGGCTTAACCGTGTTCGGGGAACTCTTGGATCTGGTCGACTGCTGGCGGTTAGAGACCGGCAGAGCCCAACCGCTACGTCAATGGTTCATCGACGACGTCATCCCCGCTGGGATTTAGATGTTGTTCCAGTGGGTTTTTAGTTCGTGAGCGAATTCTGTGGGCATTGATTGATGCCATTGATGACCCGCGTCTGGCACAACGATGAGGCGGGCTGGCGGGATCTGTTGGCTGATGGTGCGGGCGGCAGGAAGATTCGCACGGTCTTTCGAGCCGCACGCAATCGTTGTTGGAACCGTGATATTTCCAAGCTCTGGCTCGAAATCAATGGCTGATATTTGACGCAGGATTTCCAGCAACTGTTGCTTGGAAATCTGTGGTGGGCACACGAGACGCTCAGGCAAGACTCGCATTAGAACGCTTTGAATGCGCATCAATACTTTAGGCGGGCGTGCTTGAGGAGCTGAAAGAAACAGGGAGCGAACCATGTGCGGGTGCCATATAGCCAGATCAAGACCCATCACCGCGCCAAGAGATAGCCCAACCACGTCGACTGGATCATTCAGTGATGCGGCGAGTTCGTCCGTGCGCTCATGTAACGACCATGGCGTTCCTGATGGCTGATCGACAACAGTGGGCGTGAGCGCGTCAATGCTCTCGAACTCGTTGATGACACCATTCCAGGCTTGCGGGGTCTCACCGAGTCCGTGAAGGAAAAGTACCGGAGTGCTCATCGCTGCAAACCACGAGTGGCAAGGTGCCACGCTGCAAGCCCGATCGCACATATTGCGAAACCTGCTGCATTAGCGATGCCCGTGACGGGATGCACGACACCGCTCATCCACAAAACAGCGAAAACGACCGTACCGATGACGAGTAAAGCAAACAACGGCCATACCCACCGGCGATTAGTTACAACATTGGCCCACACGATTCCTCCTCATCCTCTAGCCAATTTTAAGCCCCAGCAACGCGAAGGAATACAGACCTATGGCTGACAGTTCGTTTGGTTTGAAGATCGGGCTTGAGGGTGAGCGTGAGTTCAAGCGCGCGATTACGGATATTAACCGTGAGATGCGTGTTCTCGGCAGTGAGATGAAACTGGTCGCCTCGTCTTTTGATAAGAACGACAAGTCCGCCGAAGCCCTCACCGCCCGCAACCAAGTACTCGGCAAAGAAATCGAAGCTCAAAAAGCCAAGATTGAGACCCTACGCGCCGCACTCGAAAACTCTGCCTCGTCGTTTGGTGAGAATGATTCGCGGACGAAGAATTGGCAGATCCAGCTCAACAACGCAGGCGCGGAGCTCAACCGCCTCGAAAGCGAACTCAAAGCCAACAACGACGCCCTCTCTGATTTCGGGAACGAGGCGGACGGTGCGGGCGATGATGCCAAGGGCGCGGCAAAGGACGCAGGACGTCTTGAGGGCGCGGTGGATGATCTCGGTGACGAGATGGACACCACCAGCTCCAAGACCCGCATTTTCGGCGACGTGTTGAAAGCCAACCTTGCCTCCGAAGCGATCCTCGCCGGGGTGAAGGGTATCGGGCATGCGATCGCCAGTATTGGTCGCGGCATGGCTGGAGCCTTGAAGGAGGGCGTGGAGTACAACGCGCGTATGGAGCAATACTCCACAAGCTTCACGACGATGCTTGGTGATCAAGCCAAGGCTCAGCAGCTTGTGAATGATTTGAAGGTTGAGGCGGCGAAGACTCCGTTTGGTATGGAGGATCTTGCGGGCAACATGCAAACCCTCCTGAGCTTTGGCATGAGCTTGGAGGATGCGAAAAAGCACCTGAACGAAATCGGCGACATTAGCCAAGGTGACGCGGTGAAGATGGAGTCCTTGACACTCGCCTTCGCTCAAATGTCTTCGACCGGCAAGCTCACGGGTCAGGACTTGCTGCAGATGATCAACGCCGGATTCAACCCCCTGGAGGAAATCTCGCGTAAGACCGGCAAGAGTATTGGTGAACTCAAAGAAGATATGGCGAAGGGTGCTATTTCGGCTGATATGGTCGCTGACGCCTTTGCGTCTGCCACTAGCGAGGGCGGGCGTTTCTACGGGGCTATGGACGCCCAATCCAAGACCTTCTCTGGTCAGCTCGCGACAATGCAGGACGGGATCGAAAACCTCAAAGGCTTGCTGGCTGGCGGATTAAGCGAGGCGTTGGCTGGGTCAGTCCTTCCCATGGTGAACGGCTGGATCGACGAACTCACGACAGCTTTTGAAGAAGGCGGCACGCCAGCGTTGATCGACGCCCTCGGTAGCGTATTGCAAGAAGCACTTGGTTTTATTGCTGAGCAACTACCTATGGTGGTCGAGACCGGCATGAGCATTTTGACCGCGCTCCTTGAAGGCATTATCAAGGTGTTGCCACAAGTGGCCGAGACGGCGGTGACGTTGATTATCGCTCTGGTCGAGGCAATCATCGAAGCGTTGCCGTCCCTGTTGGAGGCGGCGATACAGATCATCGCCACACTGGTCTCTGGTATCGGCGAAGCACTACCGGAACTGGTTCCTGCGGCGGTGGAGATGCTCATGGCTTTGGTACAGGGTCTGGTCGACAACCTCCCGTTGCTTCTTGATGCGGCGTTGCAGCTCATCACCGGACTTACCGAAGGCTTGATCGCTGCCATTCCCGTGATCATCGAAGCCCTCCCACAGATCATCACCGGGATTGTCACGTTCCTTGTGGGGGCGATCCCGCAGATCATCGAAGCAGGAATCCAACTACTCACCGCCTTGATCGGGGCGCTGCCTCAGATCATCACAGCGATTGTCGCAGCACTCCCACAGATTATTACCGCGATCGTCAGCGGCGTGGTCGGCGCAATCCCGCAACTCATCGACGCAGGGATCCAGCTACTGACGGCTTTGATTGGGGCGTTGCCGCAGATCATTACGACTATCGTGGCCGCGCTCCCGCAGATTATCGGAGCTATTGTGTCGGCGATTGGTGGGGCGATCCCGCAACTCGTCCAAGCAGGCATCCAACTCTTGACCGCGTTGGTACGAAACCTGCCGCAGATTATTTCCACAATCGTCGCAGCAATCCCATCGATTATTTCTGGGATTGTGTCTGCTGTTGGTCAGGGCGTCTCAGCGATGGCCCAGGCGGGCAAAAACCTCGTCTACGGCCTGTGGAACGGTATCCAATCCTTAGCGGGGTGGCTGTGGAATTCGGTCTCGAACTGGGCATCAGGTATTTGGGACTCCATCACTGGCTTCTTCGGCATCCACTCACCGTCACGCAAGATGGCCTGGGCAGGACGGATGCTTGTCGAAGGCCTCGCAGGCTCCATCCGCACGGACGGCAACAAGGCTGTCACCGCAGCTTCAGGGCTCGCGCGCGACACGATAGACGCCTTCGCCGACCTTGAGGACGGGCTGGCCGTGCCGATCGAGGCGGTGGCAGACCTGCAAGTGCCGAGCGTTGACCTCACCCCACAACCCGTGACTGTATCTCAGCGAAGTACTGATGAAGCGGCAGAGCGTGTGGATGTCGCTGGGATCGTGGACGCAACGGCGAAACGCATCCTGTCCTCGCTGGACATTAGCGTGAAGCTCTCGGATGGGACGCTGGTTGGCAAACTCGCACCTGCTCTTGACAAACAACTCGCACGCCTCGATCGGCGGCAGACCGTGATGGCAGGAGGCTACTGATCATGTTTGGTTTCACGCTGAACAGCGCGGAGACTTCGGCGTCGCTCGGTCTGCGACTCACGGCGCCGGTGGCGATTCCCGCAGCCGTCCGTGCGGTGGATGATATTGAGGTCGAAGGCAGAGCAGGAACCCTCACGCGCTTCACGGGCTGGGAGGATACCGAGATCGAGCTTGAGCTCGCCGTTCCTGTTCGTGACGGGCTCCACCAGTATCGGCAGGCTGCTCACGAGCTGACGGGCTCTTCGACGATTGCGTTGACTGCCGAGCCTGGTGTTTACCGCAAGGTTAAGCACTGCGAAGTGAGCGAACTGCGCCGGGAGCTATCGGGGTGGGGGTTCTTCACCGCGCGGCTCACCTGCCAGCCCTTCACTTACCTGACCGAGGGATTGAATCCAGTAACGCTCACTGCATCTGGGACGATCACGAACCCCGGCCTACTCGATGCGGATCCGATCATCACCGTTACTGGCACCGGAACGTTGTCTTTGACGATCAATGCGCGCGTCTATCACGTGAATTCGCCAGCAGGTTCCGTCACGCTCGACAGCGAACGCCTCGTCGCACACGCCCACGGGAAAATCCAGACCGATGCGCTCACCGAAACCTTCCCGACCTTCAAGCCTGGGATCAATCGCCTCACGCTCGGCGCGGGTATTTCGAAGATCGTGATCACGCCGAACTGGCGCAACCCCTAACACCCAACTCACGCAAGTTCCGATGGCCATCCCTTCGTGGGGTGGTCGTTGTGTTTTATCTGGAAGGCCTCTCATGATTACGGTTCACGACCGCACCGCCACCACATTCACCACCACCGGGCTAGGAGTCTTGGATCGGGAGATCATCAACCCGATCGTGACGGAAGAACTAGGTGGCGAATTCTCACTGACCTTCACCTACCCAGCAGACGACCCTTCAGCCACGCACCTCGTAGTGGAAAACATTGTGGCAGCGCCCGTGCCAGGACTGGAGCAACATCAGGGGTTCCGTATTAGCGAGGTTGTCACCACCCTTGACGGCATGCTCGAAGTGAGCGCGTTTCATGTCTTCTATGATCTGGCTGCGAACCTCATCGCCGACACCTACGTGGTCAACAAAACCGCGAAAGGCGCACTGACCCAGATCCTTGGGGCGGCAAACACTAAGCACGGGTTTACTGCTACCTCCTCGGATACGGTGACCAGGGCATCGGCGCGGATAGTGCGCATGCCCATCGCCGCCGCTCTCATGGATGCGGGCGAGGACAACACGTTCGCTGCGCGTTGGGGCGGCGAGATTACGCGTAATAATTGGCTGATCCATCACACGCCCATGCGCGGAGCCAACCACGGGGTGGTCATCCGTGATCGGAAGAACCTCACCGGCTTTGAATCATCCATTGACTTCTCAACAGTGGCGACGCGGATTCTGCCAGTCGGATACGACGGCCTACTCCTACCCGAACTGTATGTCGATAGTCCGAAGTTGGGTGATTATGTGGTGCCGCGTATCCGCGTCATCCGCTACGGACAAGTCAAAGCCATCACCGACAAAGACAACCCGCGTGAGGGTGAACTCCCACTCGACCAAGCCCACTCTGAGCTGCGCCGACTAGCTGCAGCAGAATTCAGCGCAAGACATGTCGATGAGCCGTCGGGCTCGTATAAGGTGCGGTTCGTCGATCTCGCCACCACCCGTGAATACGCCGACCTCGCACGGCTCGAAACCGTCGAGATTGGCGATACCGTGACCGTCCGCCACACTGATCTTGGGATTGCGCTCACGGCACGGGTGGTCGCTTACGAATACAACCCGCTCACGCTCCAGTACATCTCCGTTGAGCTGGGTTCTACTGCTCGGAAGTTCACGTCTGTCACCCGGCAGGTCAAAACCGCCATCAATACGGCGGTGGCTGCGTCGGATGCGGCAGGATTCGCACTCGCTTCAGCGGATGGGAAGAACACCAACCACTACGGCAGCATCCAGCCCGCCAAGGCCAAGCTGGGTGACACGTGGTTCCGGCAAAATGGCGAACAGGTCGAGATCTGGATCTACCGGCCCACTGATACCGGGCAGCCCGGCTGGATAGCACTCGCCACCGATCTGAATCATGCCCAGCTCGGTGCGGAACTCGATGCCGCCCGCACACAAGTCGGCCACGCCCTGCTTGCGGCCCAGAATGCACAAAACGCCGCCGATGCTGTCGCCACTCAGATGGCGTCGGCGCAGGTGGAGATTGACCAGGCCAAGACCGCAGCCGCTGGTGCTACCCAGCTGGCGCAGGACGCCCACGACATCGCGGTAACCTCGGATGGGCGGATCACGGTTGCCGTTGTTGACCCGAGCGTAGCGGACGCGGCTGGCCGACCGGAGGGTGCGCTGTGGCAAGTGCGCGTCGACGGAGTGATCGCCCGCCAATACATCCTCACCAACAACCAATGGGAACAAACACCGGTCGGTGCCGCGATGATCGGGCCGAAAGCGATCAGCCAAGCACACATCGCAGACGCCGCCATCGGCACCGCACACATCGCTGATGCCGCGATCACCGACGCGAAAATCAGTTCACTGTCGGCAACCAAGATCACCAGCGGCTATCTCGCTGCTGGACGGATTGCTGCCGGCTCGATCACCTCCGACAAGCTGACGATCGCGAGTGGGTTCATCACCACCGCAATGATTGCCAACGCCGCGATCACGGACGCGAAGGTTGGCAGTCTATCGGCGTCGAAGATTACGACCGGTACCTTGTCGGCGGCACGGATCGCTGCCGGTTCGATTACCTCGGACAAGTTGACGATCGCTAACGGTTTTATCCAGTCCGTGATGATCAAGGACGCTGCGGTCACATCGGCCAAGATTGCTTCGCTGGATGCTGGGAAGATCACCACCGGGACGTTGTCGGCGGCTCGGATTGGGGCGCGCTCGATTACGGCAGACAAGCTCGCAGCCAACGCGATCCAAGTAGGTCTTGCCGGGTGGACGCAATCTATCCGCATCACCCCGTATCAGATCGCTTGGTATAACGGCTCGACATTGGAAGGGACAATCTCCAGTTCCGGGATGAAATTCTGGTACGGCACCCGCTACATCGGGGAAATGGCACGCCGTGCCCACAAGGACAAGCCCGACGTGCAAGGCGTCGTCAACCAGGTCGCCTATCAAGGCGACTATGTGGCCTGGACATACCAGACGGTTTCCGGCGGCACCTACTACACCTGCCTCACCCTGGATCCGAAGGGACGCTTCTACGGCAAGGCCGGCATTCATCTCGGTGCTGACTTGCGCACCAACGGCTACAAGTTCTACACCACCGGCTCGCGCTACGTGACCTTGCAAGACTGCACGCTCACCGGGAAAGGCACCTACGCCGGGTGGGCGTCGAGCAATGGGCTGGCGAAGATCGTCTTCCACACCTACGACGTCATGGTCGTCACCAATGGGTCGTATTACAACATGACCCGCCTATTCGACCGCACCAAAGATTTGATGTCGCGGATGAACGCGATCCTCAGCCTGCTCAATCAGGGGTGGATCACATCCATCTCCGGAACCGGATCGAACATCACGTGGCGGTACTTCTCCAACACTGGATTATCGGCCATGTCCACCAACCTCGCATAAGTAAAAGGAAACACTGATGAAGATCAAGATCGCCAACCAGCACCTCCAACCCGTCGCCGAGCTACTCGCTGGGATGCCGCTCAAAGCCGCTCAATCTAGGGCGCGCTCCAAACTCCTCACGCTAGTGAAGGAAGCGATTGCTCGGTTCGGGGAGGACGAATACGACCTCGTCACCCAATTCGCAACACTTGACGATCAGGGTCGCCCAGTCTTTGGTAACGACGGCACCTTTGCTCTCGCTGACCCAGATAAAGCGAGTGAATTCCTCGAAGCTCGCCAAGCCCTGCTCGCGTCGATCGCTGAAGTATCTGGCCCGACCTACGACGGCCACGACAATGACGTGAAAACACTTCTTGATGGCTATGACGGTGAGCTGTCTGGCGAAACGGCCGAGGCCTACGACGTTCTCTACGACGCGATCACCAAGGACAACACATGAGCGCCGAAGAAGAAAAGAGCAAAGAACTCACCGAAGTCTCCGCTGATGAGTCAACGCCTGACGATGAGGTGCAGTTGCCGATCGTCCCAATTGAATCCGATACAACGCCTGCACCACCAGCAGAGGCCATCGAAACCCACGAACTCCCAGCACCCAAGGCGGCGTCCTTCGACTTGAGCCTGCCGATCTTGGAGGTCTTGACTGACCCGACTATGTAAATCGCTGCGCTACACCAATTTTTGATGCCTTCACCCCAGATGGGTGGGGGTATTTTTCATTTGCCCACCCACCCTGGAAGGAACACGCTTTATGTCTATTCACGCTATCTGGCACACCACCCAAGCAGGCCTCGCAGGCCTCGGCGCATGGCTCGCCGCCTACCTCGGAGGCCTCGACGGCCTCGTCTATGCCCTGATCGTCTTCGCTATCGCCGACTACATCACCGGGGTGCTCGCCGCCATCTCAGAGCGCCGCCTCTCCAGCGCAGTTGGTTTCAGGGGTATCAGCCGCAAGATCCTTATCTTCACCCTCGTCGGGCTCGCCCATTTGATCGACGTCCATATTCTCGGAGCGCCCGGCGTGCTGCGTGCGGCGGTCATTTTCTTCTACCTGTCCAACGAAGGCATCTCCCTGATTGAGAACGCCACCCGCTTGGGTCTGCCTGTGCCTGCCCAGATGCGTGGAGCTTTGGATGCGATCGCGAACCGCGCCGACACCAGACCCTCACTCACCGAAACGACCACTGAAAACACAAAGGAGATTCACTGATGAAGAATTGGCTCGCGCTTGAGGCTGACATCGACCTCATCATGAACAAGCACTACACACCCGGCAGGAACGGTAGACGGATCGATAAGGTCATCATCCACCACAACGCCGGAAACCTTACCATCAAGGGATGTTACGACGTCTGGCAAACCCGCCCAGCTTCCGCCCACTACCAAGTCCAATCCGACGGACGCATAGGTCAGTTGGTGTGGGACCGCGACACCGCCTGGCACGCAGGAAACTGGGTAGCCAACACCACCAGTATTGGCATCGAACACGCCGACATGACCAGTGATCCATGGACTGTATCCGAGGCGTGCCTTGATAACGGAGCACACCTCGTGGCCGCAATCTGTAAATTCTACGGTCTCGGCCGACCGGTCTGGGGGAAGAACGTGTTCGGTCACAAGAACTTCTCCTCGACCGAATGCCCAGCCTCGCTGGCAGGCAGTCAGCATGCCGCCTATATGGCTCGCGCACAGTCTTGGTATGACCAGATGACCGGCAACACCCCAGCACCAGCACCAGCCACACCGGACATCGACGCTCTCGCCGATGCCGTGATCCGTGGCGACTACGGCAACGGTGAAGAACGTAAGCGTCGCCTCGGAGCCAACTACGCCGCCATCCAACAGCGAGTCAACGAAAAGCTCTCCGGCAACACGCCTGCCACGAAGCCCGCCGCACCCAACATCGATGCGCTGGCTGACGCCGTGATCCGTGGCGAGTACGGCAATGGTGAGGAACGTAAACGACGTCTCGGAAACCTCTACAGCGCGGTGCAAGCGCGCGTGAACGCCAAGCTCGGCTACTAACCACACGCGCCACTGTGCAACTTAGCCCCGCTGCTACCCGTCATGGGTGGTGGCGGGGCTTTTCGTCATTTTACGGGCGGATTTAACACATACGGGTTTGTCGGCAGTGGGGTGAAGGGAGTGACCCCACTGTGAAGAACATTGAAGAAGAACGTATCCGTAACCTGCGCACAGCGGGCTGGGGGTATAAAGCGATTGCCGAGTTTTGCGCCTTGACCCGTGACCAGGTCCGTTCATACTGCACCAGCCGAAATCTCGAGGCCGGTTCAGTGGTGGTCCAGCGGGTGTGCCGCTGGTGTGCCAGCCCTATTCGGGGAGGTGCTCGTGCTCGGTTTTGCTCGCCCGCCTGCAGGCATAAAGCGTGGCGGCATCGGCAGAAAACCGAGCCCGTGCGCAAGCAGACCTGTGCGCACTGCGGGCACCGCTTCGTGATCGTGGATAAGCCAGGTCAAAAGTATTGCTGTCACGCCTGTTATGTGCGTGCTCGCTTTGGCACCCGAGGTGGGCGCTCATGAACACGCTCGCCACCACGGTCGATCAGATGACAAGGCCCGAGGTATTCGCCCGAGAACTCGCCTTCATTACTGACGCTCACACGTTGAGCATGCTGGCAGGTCGAGGAGTGCTAACCCCCGCAGAGTATCGGCGTGTCTATCGGTTGTTGTTCCAGGCGTGGAGCCCGATCTATCAGTCACAGATTGTGGGCGAAACGACTGGATAAACACCGCCTTTAGAGCGTGTATAGACCTAACACGAAAGGAGAAAACGTGGCACAGGTTAGTGTGGTTACACCAGTTCGGCCGCCGACCCCGAAACTGGTCAACGTGGCAGCATATACGCGGGTCTCAACCAACGCCGTCGAGCAGTTAGCATCCCTATCGGCGCAAGTGTCGTATTATTCGCGCCTGATCCAGTCCACGCCCGGATGGGCCTATGCGGGCGTGTTCACCGATGAGGGTATTACTGGCACTTCGATGAAATCCCGGCAAGGCCTGGCCGACCTGATGAACGCTGCCAGAGCAGGAAAGATCGATCTTGTGTTGTGTAAATCGATCTCGCGCCTTGCCCGCAACACTGTCGACCTGCTCGCTACGGTTCGTGAGCTGAAAGACCTTGGTGTGGCCGTGCGCTTCGAACGCGAACGCATCGACACCCTCAGCGCTGACGGAGAACTCCTGCTGACCTTGTTGGCGTCGTTTGCTCAAGAAGAATCACATTCCCTGTCCCAGAACGTCAAATGGGCGATCCGTAACCGGTACAAGAACGGTGGAACAAACTCCTTCGTCGTCTACGGCTATAGCTGGGCAGACGGCGAGTTCACCATCATTGACGATGAAGCCAAGATTGTGCGCCTACTGTTTGCCAATTATCTCGATGGGATCAGCCCGGAAAAGACAGCCGCGATCCTCAATGGTCAAGGTGTACGTTCGCGCGGTGGAGGACGCTTCTACGGGTCAGTGTTTCGTCGCATGCTCGAAAATGAGCGCTACAAGGGCTGCCAGATGCTGCAGAAAATGTACCGCCCTGCGATCCAAGCACCCACACGTGCCCTCAATGACGGGGAGCTGCCGCGATACTGGGTTGAGCAAGCCCTCCCACCCATCATCGATAAGTCTGTGTTTGACGCGGTGCAAGCAGAAATCGCCTATCGGCGTGAGATTGGTCCGGCTGCGACCCCGTCAAAGAACACGGGCGTGTTCACCGGGCGGATCTGCTGTGGCGCGTGTGGGAAGAACTATCAACGCAAAACCCGCACCTACAAGTCTGGAACCTCGTATAAGTTTTGGCGGTGCTGGAGTGCCTGCACCGGGAACGGCAACCCCTGTAGGGGGCACAACTTGCGCGAAACACTCCTCGAACACGCCTGCGCAGACATGCTCGGCACCCAAAGTTTCGACCCCGTCCAGGTTGGCGAGCAGATCGTGATGATTGAAGCCTTCCCGCACCAGCTCACATTCCACCTCGCGGATGGAACTATGACGCCGGTGGGCTTAACCAGTGAGGGGAGGTTGGCATGAGTCGCACGGTCACTGCGATACCCGCGACAAAGAAGGTTCGATCTGCCGCAGCCTCATCTGGGGTACCGGCGCGCAGAAGGGTCGCCGCCTACGCGCGAGTTTCTACCGAGATGGAAGAACAAACCTCCTCCTACGAGGCTCAAATCGACTACTACACCACCTACATTCATTCCCGTAATGATTGGCAGTTCGCGGGCATGTACGCCGACGAAGGTATCTCTGGCACTTCTATGAAGCGCCGTGAGGGATTCCAAACCATGATCGATGACGCCCTGGCAGGCAAAATCGACCTGATCCTCACCAAGAGTGTGTCCCGGTTTGCTCGCAACACCGTCGACTCCTTGACCACCGTGCGCAAGCTCAAAGACGCAGGCGTGGAGGTCTACTTCGAAAAGGAAAACATTTACACCTTTGACGCCAAAGGCGAATTACTCATCACGATCATGTCCAGCCTGGCCCAGGAAGAATCCCGATCTATCTCCGAAAACGTCACCTGGGGACACAGGAAACGTTTTGCCGATGGAAAAGTCATGGTGCCCTACAAGTCGCTGCTCGGATATAAGAAAGGCGAGGATGGCAGTCTCGTCATCGATGAAACCCAGGCACCGACTGTCCGGTTGATCTACCAGCTTTTCCTTGACGGGATGGCTATTAGTGAGATCAAAACCGAACTTGCTGCCCGCAAGATCCTCACCCCGCGTGGGAAAGAAGTGTGGTCAACGTCGACAGTGCGCTCGATCTTGTCGAATGAAAAATATAAGGGCGATGCCCTGCTTCAAAAGACATTCACCACCGATTTTCTTACTAAGAAGATGAAGGTCAACGAAGGCGAAGTACCCCAATACTACGTAACAGGCAATCACGAGCCGATTATTGCTCCGCGTATCTGGGATCAGGTGCAATACGAACTCGCCACCAGGCATGCCAACATATCCTCAGCGAAGGTCGGCTTGTTCTCCACCCGGCTCAAGTGTGCGCAGTGTGGGTCGTGGTATGGGCGTAAAACGTGGGCGTCGAACACGAAATATAAGTACACAGTCTGGCAATGCAACCATAAATACGCAGGCGAACACCCTTGCAGCAGCGCGACTATGAAAGACGAAGATATCAAGAACGCTTTCGTCCAAGCACTCAACCAACTGATCGCCCGCCAGCCACGGCAAAGCCACCTACTGCAAATCTTTGACTCCATGTTTGATACGAGCCGTATGGAAGAACAAGCCGCCGCTTGCCAAACAAAAATCGTGGAACTCACTGAGCAGATCGAAGCACTGATAGCCGAAAATCAGCAACGCGCGCTCGACCAAGACGCCTACCAAAACAAGTACACAGAGCTCGATACTGCCTACCGTAAGACACTCGCACGCAAAACAAGCCTAGAGGCAGATATTGCAGCGAACACCGCCAAGCATGCCGCCGTCACCACAGCCCTAGGCGATCTGGCAGGCGAACCTGTGAGCGAGTTCCGCCCCGCCCAGTGGAGCGCACTCATCGACCACGCCATCGTAGACGAGGATACGATCCGGTTCGTGTTCCGAGTTGGTGAGGTAGTGAGGGTTCAGCTGTAG